TAGCACCTGTTGGTCCAGTTACACCTGTTACACCTGTAGCACCTGTTACACCTGTAGCACCTGTTACACCTGTAGCACCTGTTACACCTGTAGCACCTGTTGGTCCAGTTGGTCCCGTATAACCAGTGTAACCAGTTGGTCCTGTTACACCTGTAGCACCTGTTGGTCCTGTAGCACCTGTAGCACCTGTTGCACCTGTTGGTCCTGTTACACCTGTAGCACCTGTTGGTCCAGTTGGTCCTGTTACACCTGTAGCACCTGTTACACCTGTTGCACCTGTTGGTCCTGTAGCACCTGTTGGTCCTGTAGCACCTGTTGGTCCCGTATAACCAGTGTAACCAGTTGGTCCTGTAGCACCTGTTGGTCCAGTTGGTCCCGTATAACCTGTTGGTCCAGTTGGTCCCGTTGCACCTGTTGCACCTGTTGGTCCTGTAGCACCTGTAGCACCTGTAGCACCAGTGTAGCCTGTGTATCCAGTTGGTCCAGTGTAACCTGTGTAACCAGTTGGTCCAGTGTATCCAGTTGGTCCAGTGTAACCTGTTGGTCCCGTGTAACCAGTATAACCTGTAGCACCTGTAGCACCTGTAGCACCAGTTGGTCCTGTAGAACCTGTTACACCTGTTGCACCTGTTACACCTGTAGAACCTGTTGGTCCAGTTGGTCCCGTTGCACCTGTAGCACCTGTAGCACCTGTAGCACCAGTGTAGCCTGTTGGTCCAGTGTAACCAGTTGGTCCTGTATCACCAGTTGCACCAGTGTATCCAGTTGCACCAGTGTATCCTGTGTAACCAGTTGGTCCAGTGTATCCTGTGTCACCTGTGTAACCGGTTGGCCCAGTGTCACCTGTGTATCCAGTGTAACCGGTTGGTCCAGTTGCACCAGTGTATCCTGTGTAACCAGTTGGTCCAGTGTATCCTGTGTAACCAGTTGGTCCAGTGTATCCTGTGTAACCAGTTGGTCCAGTGTATCCAGTATATCCAGTTGGTCCAGTGTCACCTGTGTATCCTGTGTAACCGGTTGGCCCAGTTGGTCCCGTTTCTCCAGTTGCACCAGTATATCCAGTTGGTCCCGTATCACCAGTTGGTCCAGTGTCACCTGTGTATCCAGTATATCCAGTTGGTCCCGTATCACCAGTTGGTCCAGTGTCACCTGTGTATCCCGTGTAACCAGTTGGTCCAGTGTCACCCGTGTATCCAGTTGGTCCCGTATAACCGGTTGGTCCCGTATCACCTGTGTATCCAGTATATCCAGTTGGTCCTGTGTCACCTGTGTGTCCAGTATATCCAGTTGGTCCCGTATCACCAGTTGGTCCAGTGTCACCTGTGTATCCCGTGTAACCAGTTGGTCCAGTGTCACCTGTGTATCCAGTTGGTCCCGTATAACCGGTTGGTCCCGTATCACCTGTGTATCCAGTATATCCAGTTGGTCCTGTGTATCCAGTGTATCCAGTTGGTCCAGTGTATCCAGTTGGGCCAGTGTATCCGGTATATCCAGTTGGTCCTGTATCACCTGTTGGTCCAGTGTATCCAGTGTATCCAGTATATCCAGTTGGTCCAGTGTATCCAGTTGGTCCAGTGTATCCAGTATATCCTGTGTCACCTGTGTGTCCAGTATATCCAGTGTATCCAGTGTATCCAGTTGGTCCTGTGTCACCTGTGTATCCAGTGTAGCCAGTGTAACCAGTTGGTCCTGTATCACCTGTGTAACCAGTTACACCAGTTGGTCCAGTGTATCCAGTATATCCAGTTGGTCCTGTATCACCTGTGTAACCAGTTACACCAGTTGGTCCAGTGTATCCAGTATATCCAGTTGGTCCTGTATCACCTGTGTATCCAGTTGCACCAGTTGGTCCAGTGTAACCAGTATAACCAGTATAACCAGTGTAACCTGTGTATCCAGTTGCACCAGTTGGTCCAGTATCACCAGTGTAACCAGTATAACCAGTGTAACCTGTGTATCCAGTTGCACCAGTTGGTCCTGTATCACCAGTATAACCAGTATATCCAGTGTAACCGGTGTATCCGGTTGGTCCAGTATCACCAGTATAACCAGTTGGTCCTGTATCACCTGTGTAACCAGTTGGTCCCGTGTAACCAGTGTATCCAGTATGTCCGGTGTATCCAGTATGTCCCGTGTATCCAGTATGTCCGGTGTAACCAGTTGGTCCTGTATCACCACTTGGTCCTGTGTAACCAGTGTATCCAGTATGTCCGGTGTATCCAGTATGTCCGGTGTATCCAGTTGGTCCCGTGTAACCAGTGTATCCAGTATGTCCGGTGTATCCAGTTGGTCCCGTGTAACCAGTGTATCCAGTATGTCCGGTGTATCCAGTATGTCCAGTGTATCCAGTATGTCCGGTGTATCCAGTTGGTCCCGTGTAACCAGTTGGTCCTGTTGGTCCTGTGTAACCTGTATAACCAGTTGGTCCCGTGTATCCAGTGTAACCAGTTACACCAGTTGGTCCCGTGTAACCAGTATATCCAGTGTAACCTGTATCACCAGTGTAACCAGTTACACCAGTTGGTCCCGTGTAACCAGTTGGTCCAGTGTATCCAGTGTAACCAGTTACACCAGTTGGTCCCGTGTAACCAGTATATCCAGTGTAACCTGTATCACCAGTGTAACCAGTTACACCAGTTGGTCCCGTGTAACCAGTTGGTCCAGTGTAACCTGTATCACCCGTGTAACCAGTTACGCCAGTTGGTCCAGTGTAACCAGTATATCCAGTTGGTCCAGTGTAACCAGTTGGTCCTGTATCACCTGTTCCTCCACCTCCTCCTCCTCCTGAAGGCCCAGTTGGTCCTGTGGGTCCAATGCAACTAGATGGCAAGTTAAGACATTGAGGGCAACCACCATCATCACAATCGTAACAATTCTCTGGTTGACTGCATGGATTCGCACCACATCCAGAAATAGAACCAAAAGATGAAACTGGTTGCCCATTTATATATTCCACATTCAAATTGGTCACTATTATATTCTCGGCATTAATGCTACTCATTTATTATAAATATATAATTTAAAATAAATTATTACTAAAATCTATTATAATTATTGCAAATTGATATTCTATTGTGGAACGGGAAACGGACGTTGACCCTTAGGAATAACTAAAGGCACCGGCATAATATTATCTCGCGTTTTAAATAAATTTGCACTCTTTAAGCATTTCAATTCTGGTCTCAAAGGTGGTGCAGGATTAACCAAATTGGTCGAATTAATACCAAATAAAAATGATTCAATGTCTGCTGGATTAGAGGATAATGTTGACCAAGGCAATTGCCCAGGATTTAATCCAGTTCCTGCCAATCTAGTGTCATATGCAAAACCATTGGCGCCATTTATATACAATTGCCATGATTCGGATTCCACATTTTGTCGGTGGTCTAAACAAAAATTTCCAGGTGTGTTTTTATTTCGTGTAGAAGCCATTATTATATACCTTATATAAATAAAATATAAATATTAAATTTAATACTTTTAATTACTAATTTGAATTACTAATTTGAAAAATCTTTAGTGAGCGTTGCTTTAATTGTTCCATCATATCTGCCTCTACGTGACCAAGTGTAAGCATTTGACACAAACATTTATGGGTTAAATAAAACGATTGCTGGCTAAATAATGTTATAAATATTAAATAGTCTGTATTCCTTTTTAAATTAGCCAATTCGGTTTCAGTTTTTGCCGTGCTAGGGTCTAACAACAAAGCATTCATTTCTGATAAGAATTGTTTGAATTCTTCATTATTAATAAGTGCTTCAAATATTGTTTTAATTCCTGTATCCATTGCCGGGTCATCGATAGACTCAGCACCAAATGCAGATAACAATTCATCCCTATATAACTTTTCGCAAATATAGGTAACATCTTTTCGATTGTATTTATAATCTTCTTCTTCATCTTCTTCTTCTGCATCTTTATCCTTATCATCATCTTTAATTAAATCAGAATTGGTGTTAGCATTAGCATTAGCATTAGCATTAGCAGTAGCAGCATTTTTTGTTCTATTACTATTAACAATTTCAATGCGCTGACGTCCTTCATTATCATTATCATCATTGCTATTGCCTCCGACTTCAACATTAATAACAATATTCTCATTTGAATATTCCCCAGTATTTCTAAATACTGATTCAATGGCGGCAGTTATTTCAGCTGCCGCTTCAGTCGCTAAACGTATTTCAAGCCGTCTTATTAATTCATTTTCAATATCATGATATCTTACTATAAAATCTGTGTTGTACATTTTATAGTATATAATATAAAAACCTTTATATCTTTTATTATTTATTAATTAAATTTATTGTTTTGTGTACATATCTCTATCTCTTGTTAGTTCACGAGAAGGCACACCACCTCTTATCCATCCCTGTGAAGCACTTGACTCAATCAAATTATTAGGGTTTTGAATGTTATCCTTAATTTCAGGAATCATAGGAGTGGTTCTATATTTCAAGTGACTCTTCTCAGTCAATTGGGTTACAGTGCGTTTGTTAGTGATGGTCTCGCCTTGTTGGATTTGTGATTCCAAAATAGGGTCGACTGCACCTCTTCCTAAAAACGGAACAGTAGCAAATGGGCGCTGAAACAAATCTATTCTAGCCTTAGGTGCTGTCTGAATTGAACCTATCAACAATTTGGAGCTATCATCTATATTGGAGCCGCACATATCTGAACCCATACTTCCTGAATAGATAATACCAGGCTGAGTGGTTGCCAATTGCTTTGCCTTTGACATATTGCAATCAGAAGTAAAATAATTTTGGAGCAAATAAGAGCAAGCTTGTGCATTTCCAATTGAGTGTATATCTTGTGAGCAACTATCGCTGCCTATTCTTCCCATCGTATTAAATGTAAAATCTGAAACGTGTGCCATTTTTATATATTACTACAATAAAAATAAATTATTTAAATTAAATTATATTTATTTATCTTTATTTCTAAATAAGTTGCAAACCCAATTATAAGACTTAAATAAGTATGTATCGAGCATTGTCTTGAACTCTAGCGAAGGCTCCATCTGGTCCTGAATCTTTACCAGACGGCATGTTTCCGTATAAAAATTGGCCATAGGCGCCTTGGTCTGAAGCAACCCTCGTGTTAGCTGTACTATAGAAATTCTGCATCATATCGGTATCTAATTGGAAATTATCATACAAGTCGCCATACAATTGCTTATTTGTGTTCTTAATGTCTGGATAAAGCATTTGTGTTTGACTCTTAACGGCCTTGGTAATATCATCATAAACATCCGGGTTAAAACTAGGAGCCGCTGCTTTCCTGTCAGGATTATCCATAATATCCGTTAGCAAAACGTTACCAAAAGGATTCTTTTTGGTTGTTGGGTGAAATTCACTCCTTAATACATTCTCTAGTGTAACCGGATTGCTTATTATTGGCGCAGGCGCAGATGATTCCTTCTTCTTTCTTTGTGCAAAATTCTCTTTCAAACCTGCAACAATGGTTTGCTTTCTGTAACGATAAATGGAGAAAATGATTGCTAATGTTATTGCACCAATTACAAGAAAATTAAACTTCATGGTAAATATAAATCCTAAAGTAGATAATATAATAACTATTCGACTAATAGCATTCATTTTAGCTTCAAAAGACATTGATGCTGAAGGCCATACTTGAAAAATGGCATCTTTGTTAAATAGTATTGTCGGATCATTTGACCAAAATGGAGTTGTCATTATAATATATATATACTTTTATACTTTATATATTATATCTTTTTTTACACTTTTAATGAATGTTTGTTAAGTTGAAAGATTTTATTAAGTTCAGCGTTCAATTGACTTGAAACTATATTCACTTGACCTAGACCTTGACTTTGATTTCGGACTTAATAATGACTTTGAACTAGATCTAGACCTTGATTTCGGACTTAATAATGACCTTGAACTTGACCTAGACCTTGATTTCGGACTTGGACTTGCAACATTACCTAAATATTCTTCATTCAATTCCCTTGTTAAAATATTAAAACGATTTTGTATATTTGCACTTAATGAACTAACATATTTATTATAAATATCCAATTTGGTATAAGTATGAATAAATTCTCGACATTTTTTCACATCCAATGAATGACCGCATAAATTTCCCCAATTGTAAAATGGGTCCCTTTTCATCATATTGTTCAATTGTTCGCACATTTTATCGTCACTACATTGTTTAAGGCACATTGTTTTACAATCAGCCTTACGGGTTTTCAGTTTATCTATATTCTCTAAAAAATTGGATTCAAAATCTTTCAATTTAATGTTACCCACTTTTGCATGCAAATCTTTTAAAATTTCTGTTGTGTCTTTTTTCCTAGAAAACCCAAATACTGAACCTCCTTTACAAGTTTTTGATTTCCTTTTTTTAATTTGTTTCCTTGTTTGTTTCATTGTTTGTTTCCTTGTCATATAATAAATTGATAATTTAATTAATTTATTATATTGGTTAAGAGATGTAAATTTATTTCTTTCCCTTCTTCTTCTTGTTTGACTGACCTTGGCTTGTCGGCGGCTTGGCTCCTCTTGGCGTCTTTTCCGCTTTCTCTCCAGTACTAAAAATCTTTATTATTTCTTCCTCTGATAATTGTGGTTTTACATCTGGAGTAGGCGCACTTGTTGTTGCATTCTTTTGTTCAAACTTTGCACGCATTCGCTCCTTCATTTTTGCCGTCTTCATATTCTTATTCATCTGTGACTCCATAGCACCCATATTAACCTTTGTATTCTTGCCTAATCCAGGAATACCCATTTGACTAAATATCTTTGACATATCACCCATACCAGGCATGCTCTTCATCTTATTCAGTAGCTCCATGCCTTCACTCATTAGCTCACTTTCTTTAATTTCACCCGACTTAATCTTGCTCTCGATTTTACCTCCAATATTCTGCACCATATTCATTAGTTTACCAGGATTCTTAAACAATTTCTGGAATATATCCTTTGGGTCTGAATCACTATTTGCATTTATATCCAATTCTGACGCAGTCTCCTCTGCCAATTCCATCGCCAATTTACCCAATTTGCCTCCCATAAGATTATTAATGTGGCCGTGCAATTCTTCCACATTTGGCATATTTTCCGGTGTAAAAGCGCCTTCACCAGATGCCTCTTTATCAGACCCCTCTTTGCCATCTTTACCTACATCCTCAAAAAGACCAGACATATTCTCCAATGTTTCAGCCAATTTGGCCTTCAACTCGTCTTCATTAATGGCTTCAAATAGCTTTGCAGTATCACCCAACTCATTGCTATCATGAACAGACCCAATAACTGAGAAAAGGATTAATTGTAAATATTTCCAAATAGTATCTCTAGTGCTCTCACTGATATCACACTTCCATAATTGCTTGAATACAATCCCGGGTAAAAATTCAGTATTCACTTCAGAATCATCTGAAAAAATATCGACATTTTTATATAAAATATCAAAGAATCTTTCAGGAATAGCCTTTACACAATGTCTAAATACAAATGTTATTTCATTCTTCTTTCTTGCACTAACTTCAGTATTTTCCTTTATGTCCTCATTGGACCACCAACGATTAATAAGACCGGCATATTCGGGAAATGTGGTTACAATATCGGCAATGAAATCATTAATAATTTTGTGGAATTCTGTTGGCACAACCAATTCTTCAAATGTTTTGGATGGCTTACTGGGCGTTTCTTTTTCTGTTTGAGACATATATATTTTTATAAAAAGATATATATTTAAATTAAACTAACAATAAAGATATTATTTATCAATAATAACTGATTTTGTTATATTTTTCACTATTTTTTCAATGTTGGCACATTGTTCTTCATTTGACCCTCCTGACATGGAATTCATAACTATATTTAAATATTGATTATTCTTTTTGGAATCTGCTTGTTTGCAATCCGGATTTAAATTTGCCCATTCAGTTATTTGTCTAATATTCTTATTAGCGACATCCTTTATTGCCTTTTTAATCATGTGCTTATCATCATTTTCTTTCATCCATTTATCATCATCCTTTATGTATATCACTTCTCTTTTTAAGTCGCTACAATGTATTGGTCTTTTATATGCATCCAATTCATTCAAATTCTTTATAAGTATTTTAGAAACACCTTCTACATAACCTAGTCGGCCAGTGTTTTCAAGGTCAGTCAATTGCACTTTAATAGAATCAATAAATTCACCAATATTTAATGCGTCTTTGCATTGTTCATTCAGAAAGAACTGCAAATTAAATGTATTGTTATTTGAATTTATAGTATTATTTGATACATTATTTGATACATTATTTGAGATATTATCCTTCTTTATTAATTCCATGATTAGCCCCTTAAATTCTGAATTCTCCTTAATGAGATATTCTATAAGATTATCTTTATTTGTTTTATCATCTTTTACATTTTCGTCCATGACATCATTTTTGTATTGGATGCATGTGTTTTTATGTTTCCAAAGTCCACTCATAGACTTGTATTCTTTGCCACATTTACATGCAAAACTCGTTTTTTTTATTTCCTTCAAATTTCCATTGAGACTGACTGAATGTTTACGGGTGGCCAAATGACGACTATAATCTGATTGGAAAGAGCATTTAAAGTCACAATACTTGCATTCATATATTCTCTCGTTTTTTTGTGTAAAATTTATTTCCTCGTTTTCCATTCTCGCCTTAATATACCAAAACACAAAAAAATAGGCCAAAAAAACGCAAAAATTAGCATCACAAATTTTTCACACAAAAAAAATAATTGTGACTGGTATCGTCAAAAATGCAAAAAAAGTGCCATTTTCAAAACTATTTTTGGGTTTTCGTTTTTGGACATTTTTAAAAATGTCCAAAATCGATTTCCCTTTTTACTTTTCAACTTTTCTTTGTTACTGAGAAAAATAGAAGAAATATACATGGTATTTTTATGATGATATATGGTCACAACATTGAAAAGACCAATTTGCAGCATATTTTTGAATTTTAATTACACCATCACAGAAATCTTGCATAAATTCTGAATATATTTCATTGTTTTTTCTTTATTGCCGGCACTCATTTCTTTAATTGGCTCACGAATGATATTAATATATTCTAATATATTGTTGACATGACCATGATTTTCAAATTCCTTGGCATAATCTTTATCAATAAAGAAACTTAAATCCCCTTTTTCAATTTGCGTTTTATACGGAGTTGCAACATATTTAATCCATATTTTTACAAGAACCTTTGGATTGGCTTTTCTAATGGCGACTAATGCATTTTTTGCAGTAAGAATTTTGACATTATCGGGAAATACATTGCAAATATCTGTGACAAATTCAATGAAATGGTTATTAAAAATTGTTAGTATTGTTTGCGGCTGTGATGACATTTTATATATTAAATTATTGCATTTCTTTAAATCTTTTTATTAATTGGAAAGCAAACAATTAATAAAATTGAAATAAAATTATAATAAATAGAATTAGATAATAGAAATTTATTACAATGGATTTTAAAACTTTACACAACGGACAACGATATTTGTTTCATATTAAGCCTGAACATGGTTATAAACAATTTCGAGCTAATTTAATTGACGTCCTTTACAGCCATCAGGGAACTATCCGGTTTACTAAGGTACGCTTTGCAAATATAGAAGATGACAAGGTAAATATTACAAATTCAATGATGGTGACAATGCCTTTGGCTTGGATTGAAAAGATAGAAACATTAGAGGAAATTTTAGAAGAAAATGTTAATAATAATCAATTGTTGTTAGTTCCTTCTGAGATATTATTAGAAGTTGATGGATATCTTTAGTTATTTAAAAAACAATATAAAAATACTTAGCAAGTATAATTAATAACTTAAAATGCCAAGAGTACCCAAATATATTTTTTGTCAATGTATGAAGCCTTGGAAAATGTGTGTTAATAAGCCAAATAGTTACAAATTAGATGTACGAGATTTGTTAGATTTATGGTCAATTAATTTATACATTAATAAAACAAATATTATTCCATTTAATCTGAACTATGACTTTATCAATTTGAAACCATCAGATAAGCCGTTTGTCTGTCGGTTTTCAAATCCCAATAAATCTATAAAATAAAAGCATAATATATTATTTATTATCCAATAACAAACTTATTCCATTTATTATTTTTAAAATACAATATATCACAAATTTCATCATTTTTATCTAAAAATTTTATAAATTTATCAAATATTTCTTTGGTAATATAATCGCCAATGGTTTCTGAAGGGTTGCATGCAAAGCAAAATAATGAACTATTTGATTTTGCTATAAATTTTTTGGATGTTACAATACACTCACATTCAGAACATGTTAATTCTTTATCTTGTTCTTCTTCTTCATCTGATTCTTCATCTGATTCTTCATCTGAATTATCAAAAAAACAATGATATTCCATACAATAGTGCAATTCTTTTAACAAAGTTGATTTTATTTTTTCTTCTGGAGCAGAACTATAATCAATATATTTTTCATCTTTATCATTGTAACCTTTGCGTTCATCAATAATTATGTAAGGTATCATGGGAATTATAATATATTTATATATAATGAAGTGTTTAAATAATATTTCTTATAGAGGTAAAGGTAGTATAAATCGTACATTTAATCATTGCAAACAAACAAATGAAAATTTAGATGATATTATCAAATGCGTTTGCAATAAAAATGATAATAGCAATGTTAATAATAACAATGATAACAATGATAACAATGATAATATTTTAACCAATAATAATGACGTTGTTATTCCTTTAAATAATCCAAACGCAAAATTATTTCACAATTTAAAATTAATGAATACCGGAGCAATACCATTAACAGAACCAATACCATTTATTGATAATTTAAATGCTAATCCATTTGCAACAATAAGACCTCCGTATAATCCACAACAAGTAAAAAAAGCATATAATGTTCCTACTATTAGACCTTCTGCAAATAAAAGAAAGGTTATAATTACAATTGTAACAGCATTTTACAATCCAAATGTAAAAAAAAACGTAGACGCATTTTCTGCTCGTTTTGGGTTACCAAAATGCGACCTAAGTGTGTATAATTTTGCCGGAAATAATTTTAACTTGGATTGGGCGATAGAAACTACATTAGATGTGGAATGGGCATTTGCAATAAATCCTAATGCTAAAATACGTGTAATATTTGCCAAATCAGATAAATTTACTGATTTATTTGATGCTATAAAGTTTGCCAATAATAGGTTTAATTTTAGCCCTGCCATCGACACAGATTTATTAAGCATGTCCTGGGGTACTAATGATAATATTGGCTTCAAAAATATAACACATCATTTTACTAATCCAAATGTATGTTATTTTGCTGCAAGTGGAGATTCAAATAACACTTCATATCCATCAGTTGCATCTAATGTAATATCAGTTGGAGGAACAAGATTGGCATTAAAATCAAATGGAACACGTAACACAGAAATACCTTGGACAAAAGCAGGGTCTGGATATGCATTATCATCTGCAAAACCAAATTATCAACCAATATTGGCAATTAATAGAAATAATGCAAGACGAATGATACCAGATGTATCTGGAGTTGCTGACCCAGACACAGGAGTAATAGTTATAGCCAGTGGTTCGACATTTAGCGTTGGTGGCACATCTCTATCATGTCCTATAATAGTTGGAATTGTATCGCTGGCTATACAACAAAGAATTAATAATAATAAATCAAACTTAACAAGCGTTACCAATGTTTTGTCTAATTCAATAAAATTGCAACCACTTTTGTATAATATTTCGAACAAAAAAATATTCCATGATATTGTTAAAGGAAAAGACGGCATTTATTCAGCAACACCGGGTTTTGATTTGGCTTCTGGTTTAGGTGTAATTAATGGTCAAAATTTAATTAATATTATTGGAAATGTTTAATTAATAATTAGATTTTAGATTATTTATTACTATTATATGAAATATTATTCATCTCGGCGTCTCTCTTTCTCTGTAGCGCTTCTACACTAGTCTCACCTTCTTTCATCTTGTCTGTCTTATATTCAGTATCATCTGTGGGTAATTGCATTGTTAAATTCATTGAATCATTCAATGATACATAATTGTGCATTTGTCTAACCCCTCCATTTCCTTTTACACTTAATTCATCATCATTTTGGTCAAGAAAACTATAATTATCAGAAACAATTCCACTTCCAAATGCAGAACCATAACCACCAAACCCAAAAGCACTAGGTTCCATATTATTTTGTGTCGCTTGTTTTACTTGCGCTTGTTGAGTCGGTTTAAAATGTTTGTAAATATCATCGCCATAAATGACTTTATAGTTCTGATTTAATAGAAGAAGAGCCGGCACTTTGGTTACATTTTCAGGCATAATAATTTTTTGTCCATTCTGTAGAACAATAAATATTTTACCAGTGGCATCTTTCACTCTATTATCAATGCAAATAAAATGAATATCTTTAGACATTTGAGTTTTAGATATTGTTTGCAGTATTTTTTTAGATGGCTCGCAGAAATTGCTATAATATAGTATGCTACTCATTAAATTATAATAAGTTTATTTCAGCGCTAAAATAAACTAATTATAATTTAATTAAAATTTAATAAGTGCATTAATTTTTTAAATAAAATTGAATTAAATATTATTTAAAAATAACCACAATATAATATAAATACAATGAGCGCTAAACTTGCTAATTTAAAAGAGGAGGACGATATTATGACATTTACCATTTCAGGGCTAGATGTCAGTTATATAAATGCTATACGCCGAACCATTCTATCTGATGTTCCGGTTGTTTGCTTCAAAACAAGTCCTTATGAGGAAAATAAGGCAAATATCCAAATAAATACAAGTCGTCTAAATAATGAGATTATCAAACAACGATTGAGTTGTATTCCAATTTGTATTAAAGATTTGGCAATTCCTTTTAAAAATTATTTGCTAGAAATTGATGTTGAGAATAAAACCGATACATCAATTTATATTACTACTAAAGATTTCAAAATAAGGAATGTAACATCTGATACATATTTAGAGGAGGCCGATTTGCGCAAAATCTTCCCGCCTTATATTCCTCCAACTGGGAAGGGTGAATACTTTATTGATTTTGTAAAGTTGCGTCCTAGAATATCAGATGAGCTACCCGGTGAGCGAATTAAGTTGACTTGTGAATTATCTGTCTCTACTGCTAGAGATGATAGTATGTTTAATATAACTGCTACATGTGCTTACGGATGCACTCCAGATGATGTAAAAATTAATAGTGAATTGGGCATTCGCAAACATAAATGGTCTGAAGAGGGTAAGAGCGAGGCAGAGGTTAATTTCGAGGCGGCTAATTGGAAACTGCTAGAAGGTATGCGTTACGTCAAGAGAAAAAGTTTTGACTTTGTGTTACAGACAATTGGAATTTATGATAATGCTGATATAATTATAAAGTCATGTGATATATTACATGACAAATTTGTTGAGCAAATGCGATTATTAGAATCGGATGAAATAGAAATAAAGCCATCTGCCACAACCATGGAGAATTGTTATGATGTTATTTTAGTGAATGAAGATTATACAATTGGAAATATTCTGAATGCTGAAATTTATGAAATTTACTTCACGGATTTAAAGAAGGTGTCATATGTTGGCTTTAAGAAAATGCATCCTCATGATAGTAATAGTATTTTAAGACTCTCTTTGACGGAAGAGAATGTAGGAAAGGAATACATAAAGCAAATCCTAAAATACACAATTAAGGAAATAATGTCTAATATAACTCAAATTAAGGGTCTATTTGATGGCACTCGTGTCAAAGCATCGTCAATGAAGGCCTCATCGGCTGCAGATGGAGGTCCTTAAAAATATAAAAATATAAAAATATAAAATAGAAAAACAATAATTAATTAAACATATTAATTATTTCAATATCAAAATCACTCAAAAAATTGGCACCATATTCGTCCTTTGATAAACTCTTGTAATGCTCAATATATTCAGTTGCAGAGAAGTTTTCAGTTTCCAAATATAGAGTCATATTAATCTTCTTTTTTCTATTGTTACCATTGTCGTTGTTATGAGGATGTAACCGATATTGTTTGACAATTTTGGATATATTGTCATACAAATCATCAACTGCGTCTTCTAATTCTTTTTTTGTTAGTGTATCTGATTCGCTGCCGTCTTTAAAGTCAATTAAATATACATAAGATTTGATTTGCGCCATTAATTCTGAATAATATAATAATTAATAACAAATTTTTATATTATTTTTTACCTTTAAACATTTTCATAACTAACTTGCGAAACGTTGATTTTTATTAAAGTTATTAATATAATAAAATATTAATTTCATTTAAATATTTGATTTGTCAATAGTAAAAACAATATCATCATAACGATTTTTATTTGGTCTTAAATCATATACTTTGATAAATTGTTTCAAATGTTCTGGAACTTCGTTTTTAAGTATATCAATCCAATCCCACGATTGAACATCTTCAATGATTAGTATTCCATCGTCTGTCATTATTTGCGAATATAATTTTATAAATTGTTTCATACTTTCTAAACTATGAGGGCCATCGTCCAACATAAAATCACACTTTATATTTTTATATAAGAAATTAGCAATAAAAAAGTCTTCATTGTATGCGTCTTTTGATGTATGCAATATAATTCTATCATTATTTCTAATTCCATCCCATACTCTTTGCAAAGGACAAATATCTAAAGCATAAACATTTGCATTTGTAAAAAAATCATGCCATAGTTTTATACTTCCTCCATTGGTAACTCCTTGATAATAATCTCCTATTCCTACTTCTAATACATTTTTAGCAGTTTCCTTTTTAGATATCAATAATTTTTGATAGAGTGGTAAATAAGAGTGAATCGTATTTTTGTCGGTTCTTGAATTGTCTACTATTTCTTCTAAACTCATAATTATATAAATAATAATATCATAATAATATCATGAAAACGCAAACTTGGCATTTTCACAAGTGTTATTAAATATTAAAATGTTTAATAGTTATAGAATAATATCATTTACAAATTATTTAAAAGATGTTTTGTAATGATAATATATAAATACTCTATATGATTTTGTTTAATTCTTTTAATTCTTTTAAAGAAGAAGTCAAACAACTTTCTCAAAAATATATATTTGCAGACCAAATTAATAATTGGATTAATACTTTTAGTTTTGAAACTAATCATTTAAACGTAAAAAATCAGACCTTGAATTCAATTGAACTAACAAATGAAATAGTTTGGTTGCTAAATAATGAAAAATATAATGATTTAAAAGTAATATTAAATAAAACACCTGAATTTACCAATTGCTGTGATATAGGCGATTTATATAGTTTATGGCATATAATCTATATAAAATGTTCTAGTCCAGTTATTATAATTGGAGCTGGTGTGTCGGGATTAACAATTGCATCAAAAATGGGCGATAATCCATTGTTAATTTTAGAAGCTAGAGATAGAATTGGTGGCCGAGTATTTACTAGTGACACCAATATGGATATGGGTGCAGCGTGGTTACATGGTTCAATTGATAACCCATTAAACTCATTTTTAGACTTTAACAAATTAATTCCAGTTTCAAAATGTAACCCATGGATGCATTCAGAGAATGTGTCAATTGAATATATGTCGTCAAAACATTTAATTTCGGAAGACAAACGGCAACAACTGGCTATAAAATGGAATGAAATGGCGACTAAAATAGGTAATATGCCTAACAAAACTATTATAGAAGCATTTGAGGAACTAACAAAAAAGCCAGGTTTTAGTGAATGCAAAGACATAGAAACAGAATTAGACGATGAATTAGACGAAGAATTAGACGATGATTTGTCAAGTTTTTTGTATATGATAGAAGTATGGTGTGGTGGTAGTGTTAAAAATATATCAAGCTCATTTTTGAATGAAATCAATTATAATACTGCTTTATTTGGTGACTATGGAGGGTCACATTATTTATTTAAAAATGGAGCAAAAACACTGATTGATGCAATTGTAAATAGCAATGAATCAACCAATTTACTTGATAAAATCAAGTACAATCAAATTGTAACTAACATAAACTATAATAGTTATTATGTAGAAGTTTTCACAAGTTCTGGTCAAGTATATCATTGCGACAAATTATGTATAACTATTCCACCTGGTCCTTTAAAAAATATAATATTTAATCCACCGCTTGGCACCGATAAAATAAATGCCTTATCTAAAATAAAACTAGGTTCGTATAAAAAAATTCAATTGGAATTTTTTGAAGAGGATGTATTTTGGAAACATGATGTGCCAATGTTTTTAACATATAATCCAAAGACATGTGGAACAAATTATTATTTAAACACAGCCTTAAAAAAAGATGAAAAAGATGATATATGTCCCTACATATTATGGAATAATTATAAGTATTCCAAAAATAAGTCAATTTTAGAAGCAATATGTCCTGCAAATATAGGATGGAAATTGGTTGGAAAAAATGATGAAGAGATTGTAGAGATAATGATGTCTCAATTAAGGAACTATTATCCAGTTGTACCCGAGCCAAAAGCTTGACACATAACACGTTGGGAAGAGGATGTGTTCAGTCAAGGCGCATATTCTTATCATGATGTCAATGTTACAGACAATGATGTTTCCAATGTGTATCAAAATATTAATAATGTTATATTTTTTGCAGGAGAGCATACGGACCCGATATATTACGGGTCGTTACATGCTGCTTATAATAGTGGAATAAGAGTTCTGAGTGAAATGGGAATAAGTGAATCATAAGAATAAATATTATATGTAAAATCCTTACAAATAATATAAAATTAATAAATATAATGAATAACTATAAATATTCACAAACTTGGTTTTTGAATTCTGAAATCAAAAATAATTTAGCACATGTTTTAGATAAATCAAAAGAAAATAAGATATTAGAGATTGGTTGTTTTGAAGGGTTGTCTAGCGTATTTTTTGCTGATAATTTTCTTGATAATCAAAATTCAAGTTTAACTTGTATAGACCCATTTTTATCTATTAATAATAACGACCATAGTCAATTTTTAGAGAATAATGAAGAAATGAATTTTGATTTTAATATGTCAGTTTGTAAAAATGTGGATAAAATAAAAATACATAAAATTACATCAGATGATTTTTTTGAAAACAATAATCAAACATATAATTTTATATACATTGATGGTTGTCATGAATCTGATTTTATAAAAAGAGATATGGAAAACTCATTTATTTTTTTAGAAAAAAATGGTATAATGTGGATGGATGATTATGGTGGTGGAGATGGTATTCAAATAAAAATACTATGAACGCATTTTTGGAAAAATATATTGGTCAATATGAGTTAATTCATAAGGGTTATCAATTAGCTTTAAAAAAATGTTAATTGTCATATTTTGCAGGAGAGCACACGGATCCTATTTATTATGACTCGTTGCGTTAAGCATATAATAATTGGTTAAGAGTTCTGAGCGAAATGATTATAAATCAAAAGAATAAATATTATATGTAAGAAAACTTACAAATAATATAATAAATATTTTTTATTGTTTAACGACGGCGCCTGTATGTGCGTCTTTGTTTATTCATTTTTGTATTCTGTTTTATTCGCATCATCTTGTTAGTTTTTTTTTTTTTTTGTTTCCTGCGTTTAGTTCGTCGACCACCAACTGCACTATTAGGAGATTGCTTGAATTTTAGTGCATTTTCACGTCTATAAGCACTTTCCTCCAACGCTTTTGAATAATTATCGTCTAACATTCCAACACATTCTTCACAAATCCTATCTCCATGTTCTCCTTTAAGTCCATATACTAATGGTACAGGGGCGTATTTAAGTTCAATTGGAAACAAATACATTATAACTAAATTAAATAAATAATCTGATTTTGATGCCTTCGGTGGGAGAAAAAACAAAATTTCGCTTTTTAACAAACTAGAAAACTTGTCATCAGTTTGTTCACTTTCATCATATTGGGCTACAGCCATATTTTCTTTAAATCTTTGTTTCCATAATTCAAGAAATTTATCAGAAACAGATTTATAAATACCTTCATTAGCATTTATTTCATTTATTCTTCCTTGTAATATATCTCTTGTACTTGCGTGGAGGGCTACGCTTGATGATTTTGAAAATATGTTGTTAGGTCGATCATTTTGCTTTTTATATAAATCCCCAGTATTGTTTAAAATTGAAGAATATGTTATAAATTCTGATGTATAGTCTTGCCTACTTTTTGCGGTCAACGTATCATAGTAATAATCCCATGTATCGGTCCCATAACGACCTGCAAATATAATTCCCTTATTGCCACCTTTAGTGTCTGGTAATATAAATGTAAAATTTTTTACTAGTATTTGTAAAGCACTCTTTAATGATTGGTCTTGTTTAAGTTCATTTAATGCTTCAATTTGACTTTTAGCAAAAATATTGTTTATATTTCTCTTTTTTTTATTTTCATCATCTTCAACTTTTTGTCTGTTAGCAGCATTCAGCGCATCTCTTTCTATTTCTTCTGGAGTTTTTCTTTCCTCTGCCTCTTTCTCTCTGAATAAATCCATATGCGCACTAGGAGAGAGATAACTCATTCTATAAAATATATTAATATTTTAATTTTTATTTTTCTAAATAAAAATTATAACACGCTTTAAACTAAATCTGCCGTCACAATATCCACATTGCGCTTTCTTAGATTATGGTTCAAGCAGAACATTAATAAACTTGGTGGCAACGCGTTCACATAATTAATAACATATGTAGTCGTAATTCCTTCTTTCTTCTCTCGCAAATTTGCCAAATAATGCTCGTGAATCTTAAACATATGCGTCTTGTATTGAGGTAAAAACTCATTTAGCGGCTTCTCCTTCTTAACATAGCATGAAATATAGTTTTTATGCAATGTATTTGTAAACATGTGCAATTGGTCTCGGTAGCCAGACAGCTCATTCTTGGTCTCCGGGTAAAACTTTAAGAACTCAGGAATCTTACCTGCTTGTCTTAAACACAAATACTGATACTGCATCTTGGGTTGATTGCCTCGTAAGTGACGCACCTCCTCGTAAATGGGATTGCGAAACTTGGTGCGTTCATTTGTCAATTTGTTTCGGACTACAATTCCCAAAATATTATAAGGCGTATTAGGACTGGCAAACTTCTCAATTAGTTCGCTATACGTAGAAAACTCATATGTCTCTGGGAAGCGAATTCCGGTTAAACTCCAAAAGCCGTATTGCTTCACATCGGACATATTTTGACAGAAAACTTTGACATCGTCGCCGTTTTGTACAATTTGAAATACATCAACAAGATATAATTGAGGTCTTGAAAATGGCACAACAATGCGATTGTCTTGGTGTTGTAAAACAAAACTATAGCAAAAATGCGGGTTAAGAGTATTAATGAATAGATTGTTTGCTATGCATGCCTCCACAAACATTTCATTGAAGGTTTTAGTGGCGCCCTTGAAAAAAGTCACATTAGCACCAATTGTGCTACGAGTTGCAATTTGCCAACAACCAGTTAGTCCAACTGCTGGGTCGAAAAATACATTAATCATGGTGCCTTCAATAAAGTCCTGAGCAATTATGATTTTGTCATTGGTTGACTCGGAATTATTTAAAGGATACATTTCCATAAATTTATCAGCGGCGAATGATTTAGGTGGAGAAAAACATACAACCCTGTTGGCTGAATTGATAATAACGGAGCGAAATAGACCATGTTTTGAAATTTGGTCTTTAGACAACATTTTCTTGTCATATCTAACAATTCTATATTTTTCATTTGATTTAGTAGAATAATTAGTTGCATTGATGCAAATATTGTCTTTTGCATCGGTAGAGTCTTTTGTATCGGTTTTCAAAATTCTAGCAAACTCTTCATTTTCGGATAAATTGTAAACGCTCATTAGTGACATGATTTATATTATTTAATCAAAATGTCTTTAAACTAATTATTTATAAATATAGAACTAACAATAAATTGTATTTAGATTTCCGTATAGATAAAAAATTTCTATTATAAATATAAGATAATGTCACAATCATCTGACTCAAATATTAAAGACATTAGTGAGGAAAGTGTTGCAAAACCTATAGGAGACATATTAGAAGAAACAAAATTAGAACAACCAGTGGCAGAAGAAGAAGGTATTTTAAGTAAAATATCATCTGCTGTTGACCCATTGGTTGCCAAGGTAAAAGATACATTTGGAGAGGCAAAAGAAGCAATTACGGGTGAATCTGAAGCTGAAGCTGAGGAAAAGTTGGATACTTCAAAAGAAGAGCCGAGTGTTCAAATAGAAAAAGAAGTTATACTGAAATTAGGTGATATTATTTATATTGTAGACCCCACAAATGAAATATTGAATGATAATACATTTATTATTAATTATATTGACCCTACAAAAATTAAATTAATAAATGTGAAAACATTTGATGCAACTCAGTTGAATGTTAAGGAAAATGGTGTTATAGGAACTGGTAGTATTACAGAAATAAAAATAATAAGTCGAAATCCAAATGAAGGCTTTGCTAGGCAGAATGATTTGGTCCCCGGTAAATGGATTAATATTTATTTTGGTGGTGATTATCCAACAGTAATTACCGGAGAAATAACTAATCTAGAAGAGGATATGATTGAAATAAGAACGACCGATAATGATACATTATATATTAACTTTGCTTATCAAGGCATACCTGAAAAGTTGCCTATTGAGACATTTGAAATTAGACCTGCTCCGGATTCAAAAAAAAGAGAAGAATCTAATGAAGGAGTATCAGAACAATTTGTAGAAGGAGAAATGATGGATTTTGGTGATGCAAATTTAGATGAAGGGCTTGATGATGCAAATTTAGATGAAGGATTTGATGAAGGACTTGATGAAGGAAGAGAGAAAACAATGGTTCCAAAACGAGATGTGCGCGAGAAAATTAAACGATTTCTAATTGAAGGTGACCAAATTGTGTTTGGTGACGTCGTAAATATTAAGGAATTTGTGAATATAGATAAGGATAAATATAGATTTAATATAGAAACCCAAACAAATGATTTATTAGAAGAAATAACATCAAGTATACCAAATGCAAAGCGAACGCCGAATGTGTTAAATAGTATACATATCATGATTACTCGATTTTTGCAATTGCGCGACTTATCCTCTAATTTTGATGATAATAAAAATATTAATGGTATTGTTAAAAAAACTGCAGATGACAGACCATTGGCAGAGTATTTGTCAAAATTTCAAAACACTCTTTATTGGATTATGTTAGTTGCAAAAAATGTAAAGAAGGTTTATACCAATGAACAAAGAGAAAATGAGAATGATGTTGAGTATATAAATGAAGACAAAGATTTATTAGAAATAAACACTTTATTTAAAAATTACAGAGCCAATATTGGTGGTGATGGTCAGAATAAATATTCCGAATTATATAGTTCACTCAATCCATATATGACGCCATTTGATAGTTTATTGCCGGATTCTTATACAAGTGTATTTGAAGAATCAAATTCGGTAATTGTAAATGGCTCAGTAACATCAAATATTAACGTAATTATAGATAATTTAGAAGACCTTTATTCATCAGTCGTTTCAAAAAATGACACAAATATAAGAAAATTTGTTATAGAAAAATACAATCTAGGTCTGGATAGATTAGAAGCAATAAATTTAAAAGGTAGTCGAATGGTTGCACATCGCGTCAAACTAACACCAAATGATAATATATCAATTAATTCAATTTTAACACTACCAGAGCCAACTATTCGGTTTTCACAAATTAACCTTCCTGGGTCAAATATGTTAGTTAAGGCAAATTTAAATTTAAATTTTTTGAATTATTGGCAATTGCTGAAACAAAAAACAGATTATTCTAAAGTTGAAATCACTGAACTTAACACTGAACTTGAATATGAGAATGATAATTTTGTTGATAATATAAAGAATTATGTGTTAGACCTTTCCGCATTTGAAAGACCGGAAGGAGTAACAAATCTGGAAATTTATGAAAATTTTTTAAAAATTATTATACCAAAAATCCGAATTCTGTTTAATTTGGTTAAGAAGTACATAAAGGGTAGCCTTTCGATGGTTAATTTGGTAAATTATTTAGAGCCATTTTTGATTTATTCAAATGACTTAACATATAAGCAATATGTTGATTTTAATAAGTTTATAGATGCAAAAATTGCAGAATATAACAAAACATATTTAGAATATGGTAGAGCATTTTCGTCTTTAAAAAATATGAATATAAAGACAAAATATGTAAATCCTTTTTTTGAAATTTTTAATGATAATCCAGAAATTAGAGGAATTGTATTTGATGCTTATGGTTTGCAAGACCAAGAAAAATTATATAAAATGTCTAGTTCTGAGTTTTTAAGGAAAATTACTTTGGAGGATTATGGAAATGTATTTAATGCAGGTGTTGCGTTTGATAATTTGGCACTCATGTATCCAAATGAGTTGAAGACTATTTTTGAGGCAGATAAAGATGTATTAAAAGCTCAACTAGAAAAGTCAAGAGCTGATGATAATTGCACATCTTATGTATTAGCAAAAAAATATTATTCAAAAGAGAGACTAAATGCTGATAATAATCAAATAATATATTTTGATAATGATTTCGATAATACAAATTATGATCTTATTGATGTAACTTATAAAAAAGAAAGAGACACATTAAGTCCTGAAGAAATGGTTATTTTTTTGACTGACCAACTAACAAATAAATATAAAAAGGATGAAAAAACGGCTGCATATATGGCAGACACATTGGTAAATCGAACAAAAAGAGTGGATAATGGACAATATGCAATGTTGGTAAATAGCAATAATGTGGAGGCAAGCAATATGGAATATTATATTAGAAAGGATGATGAATGGGTGTTAGCTACTGAAGTAGACCCTCAATGGTTTATTAGTGAAGAGGATATATTGTGTAATATTCAAACAGATTGTTTATTTAAACCTAACAAGACAGATGATGGTTGCGAGTCTATTGAAGTCACGCGAGATACAATGGTTTCAAATGCGTTAAAAGATATTATGGGTCAATTTGACAAGAATTATCAAATGACACAGGAAGAATTTAATAAGAGAATATTTGCTAAAGCAGGATATTATGAAGAAATTTATAATAGAATCCAAAAAATACGAGAAGATTCATTTTTAAAATACAATCTACAACAATACAATCTAGGGTTAAAAGTGTTAGAAGAAGTTGAGTCGCGAGTGGTATCTCCTTATGCTAAGTTGTTGGATTTAATTATAGGGCAACAAGACTTTGTAAAAAAACAAAGTGATATATTGCGATTTTCTGAAATGTATTGTAGACCTGGAAATCCAACTAAGCCTAATATTCATGATGGTGAAATGGAAAATGAATGGTGGTTATATTGTGTACAAACTGATACCAAATTGATGCCGGCATTTAGAAGTATATTAGCCAAAACTTTTGTGATAAATAAAGCAAATTATGATAATGTGTTAGATAAACTTAAAAAGGATATAGGTAGATTAAGTGCAAATGGTGATGCCTGGACTGATGTTAATAGTGGAGAAGTAATATGTTATATTGATTTTGATGTTGATGAAGGATATAGTGAGGGATTTAAGGTAAAAAGCCGCGATGTGTTGGAACAAGATGCTGAAAATGTTGTCTTGAGTCAACAACAAACTAACAAATCCAAGAAATTGTCTCCAGAGGGTCAACTAGTATCGAATATTATTCATGCATTATCAGTTAATATGGGAATTAATATTGACCAATCAAGTGATTTTATTATAAAGGTAGTAACTGAACTTATAAATGATTCAAAAGTAATTGAAAAGGAAGCGGCGTATAAGATTCGCGAAAAACAAGCTGCTGTAAAAAACAAGAAATTGCCTGAATATGGATTAGTTTATAGTTCAACCTTGTTATTACTATCATTGGGTATGTTTTTAATTGGTGTTCAAACAAGTATGCCATCTATTAAAACTCGAAAGACATTTCCTGGATGTGTTAGGTCATTTAGCGGATTTCCATTTGAAGGCGAAGGTGATGATACTGGTTTGAATTATCTAGCATGTGTAGCATTTAAGCTGAAAAGTAAGACAATGCCATGGGATTCATTAGCAAGAATAAAAGAAGAAGAATTGGTAAATAAAATAAAACTATTTATTGTGCGTTTTTTGTTACCATATCCAGAGGTAGAACAGAAAATTAGAGAAAAAGTTGAGTATTTGTTATCAAATCCTGAAAAGGATATTCCAGATGAACATAATGTTGCAAAATGGGTAAATTTCTTACCACCACTTAAAAGGTTTCATGTAAAGGGGTTGCAAAATGTTACAGATGGATTTAATGATGAACTGAGTCATGAGATTAAAATTGGCAGTCCAAAACAATTAGAAAAGTTGTTAGTTATTGAGTCTAAAATAATCTCTTATTCGATGGCAATCCAGGAAGAAATACAAAAAATAGTAGAGAAAAAGGATTTACTATTAAAATCGTCAATACATCCTTTTATGGAAAATGCGTGTTGTAATGAGAAGGATAATGTGACAATGACTGCATTACAATATTTTGCCAAAGAAAATGGAAATATTGAAGTGAATAATAATGTAGTCCGGGAATTATCAAATGTTATGAAGGACCTTAAAATCTTAACACAAGGTGGAATCATGTTAAGTAAAGTTGATACAAAGCGTTTATTTCCAACCATTTCAGAATCATTCAGTGAAGAAACAATTTATATGGCGTTTATTGATTTGTGTAAGTTTCAATCATCAGTACCAATTGATGCAGAATTAGCAAGCATTTGTGTAAGCAAACCAGACTATTTATCAAAGAATGATTCATTGCAAGATAAGATTGCAAAGCTGAAACGAGATGGTCGAAATTATTCCAAAGAAGCATTTTTACGTTTGTTTCAAATAGTAAGTCGAGCCAATATAATACCTATTTCAATGGCATTTAACAAGCCATCTTATTCCGATAATATTAGCAAACTGCTTTTAAGAATAGATGAAACCGACGACCAAGTAATTAATAGAAATTTTAGAGATAAAATGGAGCCTTTATTAGATGCGTATGACGTCATGATTCAAGAGGATACAGAAGATATGAGAGCTATGAAGAATTTCTTAGATAGTTCCAATGCAATAATGCGAAGAGAAATTGTAGATTTTATTAAGAGGAAGGCAAAGCTTACAAGAAATGACCAAAAAAAGATTGTTACATTTTTTAGCGAACTAACAAAATGGGATTCAGATATTAATAATAAAAGGGGTAATAATAATATATCAGATGATTCGATGTATAATTATATAAATTTTTTCAAGACATTTATTTCGTTGTTTTCAGTTGTTTTACCAACAATGATTATAAATAAACAGGTTCAATCAATTGAGTCGCCCGCTTATTGGGGTATTTCGCAAAATCATGCAATGGATTTGAAACGAATTGTAGAAAGTTATTATGAGCCCTTGAAGAAATTTTACGATAATGCTATTATTAAAAATGTGTTATATGAAATACAAGGTAAATGTGAAAACACTTTATTATTGTCAAATGAAACGCCTGCACTAACAAAAATACAAATAGGAGATGCTGAAATATATTCAATTTTTGATAAAAGAATGTCAACTTTATTATTTGAGCATTATATTTTGTTAGTATTTACGGAATATATTAATCTAACAAAGGACCCAACAATGCTTGCTAAAATGTTAGTTGTTCCGGAAAGTGATAAGGATAATATATATAGTTCGGATTTTATGGTAGAGCAACAATTGCGTTTTACGGAAACAGAACAGCAATATATGGAAGGAGATGTGGTTAATTTGCAAGAAAATGTGGCATCTTTGTTAGTTGCATATGTTACAATGATGATGAATTCAAAGGATACAATTGATATGTCATATGATACAATTATGGACCGCGTTTTTAAATTGAAGGAAACAGAGAAATATACATTTACAGATAGATTAAAGAATTTATCAGAAGAAGAAAGAGCGGTTGATACTATTTTGAAGATTAATAAATTGGGTGTTTGGTCAAAAGGATTAACAAAGGGTATCAGAGAATATGACCCAGAGAATTATGACCAAGAGAAGGCAATGACAGAGAAAATAGCTCAAATAGAAAAAAATGTTAGAAAAAATGTCAATGTGACTGACCAAAATGTTGATATGTATCTTGAGGATGCGTTGGCAGATGCTGAAACGGATGAAGCCATCGATGACGAAAATAATATGATGGGTAGATTAAATGAAGATTTTTTTGATGGTGACCCATATGGAGACGAATATGGTGAGTTTGATAATCGAGAAGATGATTAAATTGTTTCAATCTTAGTTATTAGAAAAATATAGATATATTATTTTATATAATATATTTATTATATAAATGCAAAAGTCAAAAGGATTTAAGGGGTTAATTAATGAATATAAAGAAAAAGAAACATTGGTTAGTCAATCGAAACCTCCACCAACACCAACACCACCTCCTACACTTATGCAGGCACCACCTACACCTCCACCACCAAAAACAATAACAACATTAAAAACAACAATGGAAACAACAGCAGTAAAACCTAAAGAAAGATATGCATTTGCAATAATTCATTTTGGAAGCAATCCAGTTTATTTAGAATTAGAGATGTATTTTTTCAAAATGTTGCGTCAATATACAACCAATGATATAATATATTTATATTCTGTAAACGATACTCCGCCTGCGTTTGTAAACGCAGTTAGACCATTAGTAACCGATGTTGTTCCATTTGACGACAAACATATAACATATGATGTATCATTTAAAAGTGATTATACAAATTTTAATACATTAAGGACATGTAATTTTATTTTTGCTTATACATTAAAGAAATATAATAAAGTATGTATTATTGAATCTGACATGGTTGTAATGAAAAACATGGATGATATTTTTGGGTTGCAAACGCCTGCAGTACTAACATATTATATTGGTGATAAAAATCTTAAAGGAAATGAAAAAATTCGAAATAATCCGAGCGAAGTAATTGCAAAATGTAGGGAAATGGGACGAATAAATGGCGGTGTTATGCTTATATATCCAAGTATGACATTATTTAATAAATATAAGGAAAAAATACAAGATGTTGTTCAACATCAATGTAAGTATCCAAACGAGACATTATTTGAATATGTAAATAATTCATATTACAATTTACCAATCCAATACAACTTATCACATTATCTTGCAAAAATGCATAAATTACAAAAATATGGTTTAACACCAAGAGATATTTATATTTTTCATTTTAATGAAACAAAATATAAGCATCTTGATATTATTAAAAATCCAATTGATGAAAATGGTGATAATTGGATTGATATTATTCAGCGCGACTCAAAGTATGAGGTTAAAAAGTTTCCAATATTACATTATAGAGACACAATTTATGACAGATATAGACGAGAAATAGAGCCGATTATGGAGTCGTTAAAACCTGCAAAACCCAAACCGATTTCTCCTCCTCTTTCTTCTCTTTTTCCTCCTGCTCCTCCTCCTCTTTCTCCTTCTTCTTTTAAAAAAGACGAAATTAGGCCAATATCTTCCCTTTCACCACCCAAGGACGAAATACGTGCAATATCACCACTGCCCAAAAAGTCAAAGAGTTCATCATCATCTTCTAAAAAGTCAAAGAGTTCATCATCATCTTCATCATCATCCAAAAAATCAAAGTCGAAATCTAAAAAACCTAGATGTCCAAAAGGCACTAGACGTAATAAGAAAACCGGTAATTGTGAACCTATACCTATTAAACCCTAACCTAAAACCAAATATGTAAATAAATTATAATATAATTTGTAAAAAGTTAATAATCAATAGTTTTTTAAATATTTATATATTAGAGATGTTACGAACATTTATTGCAGAAAATATAACATTAGCAGCAATAATATTATTTATTATAGTATTTGGCTTTATTCATATATCAAGGCCAGCATTTTTATATAAAGATGACGGAAGTATACGTGAATTTGGTGTAGGTTATAAAAACAAGACTATTTTACCAATTTGGTTATTATCAATAATCTTGGGAATTATGTCATATTTATTTGTTTTGTATTATTTAGCATATCCAAAAATTATATAAGAATCATAATATTTAATTAAATAGAAATTATATTTAATTAAATAATATTCAAATTATCCTCAAATCAATTTGTTTATAATACCGCAGTATTTGCAGCAGCAGCAGCCGCTTCTTTATTTGTTGCCTCTTGGTTCTTCAAGTATTCATCATAACCAGCCTTTATTTGTTCAACACTCTTAACGCAGCCACGATTAGCCAAATTATAGTAAACAATTGATGAAATTAGTATAGCGGTGTAAACGTACCAAAATGCTTCCCCAATATTATCTTTTAATACAACCATGGCCAACAATTGGGCTTTATTCGTTGTTTCTAATTCTTCATTTTCAGTAATATCCTCCTTCATAAGTGGCCTTAATAATCCCCAAAACTTCATAAAATTATCCGGTGTTATTTGATTGATTAATATAGACTTATTACCAAGCATTTTAGTAATTGCTTCAGCCGCCGACATTAATTGCGCCTTTTTTTCTGAATTAGTTTCTAATGCTAAACTCTCACTAACATCAGTATTTACTAGAATATTAGCAAATAATGCTTTAGCTCCACCAGCAATAGCAAAGTAGCCAATGACATCAGAAAATGCACTTTTGAATCCAGGAAAAATGATTAGAACCGCAATCATGATGCCAAATATTATAAGCCATGGGAAAAATGTGTAAAGAGCAGCGGCGCCAATATTATTTTTCACTTCACCACCACATTTGGTAGTTAAATAAGCGGTGTTTAATAAGAACTGAACAAGACATACAATTAAGAGATATAATGCAAGTTTAGGAAAAATAGAATTTTTAAAATCTGGATAACAATCAGGAGCTAATTGCTCTAGAGTTAATTTGGGTTTTAATGCAAGAAAATAAGCAATAGTAATAAGAATAAAATATAATAAAGATTGCAAAGATACGTCCATATAGATAATTGGTATAATTTTTTTTTGTTTTTTAAAGGTATTTAATATGAGTTTTTACGAAGAACATTCTAAACCTATGTTAACCGAACCGGGGGTAAAGTATTTCTTAAATGAGACTTTAAAACAATGTCACAATTTTAAAGAAAAACATAATAATACTTTATTTAACATTGGGTTATTATTTGGTTTTCTAATAATTTTAGGAATTTTGTTATTATATAAATACAAAGGTAAACTAACAAGAGAAGAGATTAGAGAAAAAGAAGAGGAAAAGAAGCGATATATATTGTCTAAAATAAGAAATTATCAACAATCAAAGTTACGTGCTCAACAAGAATTAATTACGGGACTGCCGCATTGGGAGAGTGAATTAGAAGCAGTAAATAAGACAATTATAAACCAAATAAATCACAATATTTAATGTAAATGATAATAATGAATAATTGGGATAATAGGATAAATGAATAAACAAATTATAAATTATATAATTATAAATTATAATGACCGAAAAAATAAGCGTAGATGATGCAATAAATGAATATTACAGACTAAAGAATGTTTATGAAACGTCTTATTATGAGAAATATATTAAACCAATTATTAAGGCAACTAAAAAAAGTAAGCGTGAAAAACGTGTAGAGTATTCTAAATTGCCTAAAGCTGAATGTGTTAATTGTAAGCGTAATGTTGGAACTATTTTTGCAATAAATTATAAAGATATTTGGACGCGACAATTTGCTGTTAAATGCGGTGACCTAACTGAACCATGTCCTCTAAATATTAGCATATTATGTGGCAAATATCAACAATATGAAGATGATATAAAAACTTATGAAGGAGACATTGATAAATTAAAAACCGACATTATCAAGGAGAAATATAATATTATGTTTGGATATACTCCTGAAGAAACAGGTATTGATAATTTTGCAACCTTATCAAATGAACTTAAAGACACAACTATGTTGGCTGGACATGTAATTGAAAAAAATATACTAGTAAATGATAATCCAGAAAAGAATGAATTGTTAAAAAAGTCTATTGATATTTTTGGTAATGAATATTTATTGCAGTTCAAACAAATGGTTAGACAATATAATGAATCGGGTGATAACCAGGTTATCAATGAAGCAGTTAAGTTTTATGTAAATGAAATGACTCCGCGTCTGAAAGAAATACAAGAACTTAAATATGAGGTGAATTATGTTGATTATGACCAAGAAGAATTAAAATATACACTTGTTCAAAGAAAGAATAGTTTACTAAATTTGGAAACTTTTTTTGGAGATGAATCCAAAGTAGAATCTTTTGTTAAAGGTCTAAAGGCTTCAACTGCAGCACCTCCTAGTGGACCTCCAGATAAAAGTGGTAAATCATCAACGCTTAAGGTTGGTAAAATTAGTAGTAAAACAAAGACAAAGACAAAGAAGAAGAAGTTGGAGTTTTTTATAGAAGGAGAAGAAGGTGGAGAAGAAGAAGAAGGGGCGTATCCACAAATTGCATTAGATAATCCAAATTCACCGGCATATGTGCCAAATTCACCGGAATATAATCCAAGTTCGCCGGCATATGTGCCAAATTCACCGGAATATAATCCAAGTTCGCCACCGCAAGTGCCAACACCGCAAGCACCAGCTCCGTTTACAATTCATGGCGAAGAAGTTATATGGACTGACCCTGACCCTGATTATAATCGAATTTGGAGTAGTTTATCTAAGAAATATAAATCAATATTGGTTAAGGACCCAGCATGGTTAAAGAAAACGATGGATGTATATGTTGAAAATTTTCAACAAAATCCTACTATGTCTAAAGATTTTGTTTTGCCAGATGATATTATACTGCCACCGAAAAATGCAGAAGGTAGAACTCTTAATTTTGGAAATATTGTATTAAATGATTTAGTAGCACGTTTGGATGAAACACAAAGAAAGATAATAATTCAATCGTTGCCAAAGAAGGAAAATCCTACAGAAGCAGATTTTAATGGAATGATGGGTATATTAAAACCCATGTTAATGGCATTAGTTAACTCTTAAATATGAGGTTTTATGCTTGTTTTATGCTTGTTTTATGCTTGTAATTATTTATTTCTATTATAAAAAAATATTTATATAATATAAATGCTAACAAAATATATAAACATTCAAGTATTTACAATCAGTTTTGTAATAGGGTTATTTTTTGTATATATTTTAGGACCAGAGACAAAAATAATTTACATGTACCCAACCCCTTCAAACTACAAAAATACACAATATAAAGATAATACAGACCAATGTTTTAGTTTTAAGCCAACAGAAGAACATTGTCCTATAAATCCATTTGATGTAAAAACTATACCAGTGCAGGCTAGTTAAGATTACTACATTAATCTTAATAAGCTCATAACTTTCTTAGTCATAAATTTCTTGAAATAAATAATAATAAATATATAATATAATATAATTTATGTATTTATTAAAATTTGTTCATAGTGAAATAGGTAGAAACATAATGTCAATATTATTAGGTTTAGGATTGGCAACACTTTTTAGACAAATGTGTAGTGGAAAGAATTGTATAGTTATAAAAGCACCACCACTTGAAGAAATTGATAACAAAATATATGAATTTGACGACAAATGCTACAAATTAGAGAAAAATGCTGAAACATGCAATGCAAAAAAGAAAATTGTTAGTTTTGCGTAAATTTTTACTTACTGCAATCTTTAGATAATATATTATGTCTGAATTAAACACAACTAGTATAAATGATTTACCAACGGACCCAACTGGCGGAGGAAGTATTGGTGGAAATATATCTCTTGTTGTCAATGAGACAAATAGTTACAAAAATCAGGTAATTATGCCACAACAACAAGGACAACAACAACAACAACAACAACATGGTATGTCTTTAGACCAATCGACTATTAGTCAAATCGTAAATGGTCTGCAACAAGCTAGCATTGCTGGCGCAACCTCGCTTCCTAGTAGAGACATTCCGCAAAATACGGAACAAATTACTCATGACCCAGCGGTTCAAGTAAATTACATTCCTAGCGCGGCTCCTAATCAAACTGATTATATAAATGATGAACATAATGTGTATGATTATCCTGAAGAGCGAGTTAAGAATTCATTGGATTCTATTTACGATGAATTGCAAGCGCCTTTATTATTAGCAGTATTATATTTTATATTCCAGTTGCCAATAATGCGAAAAACAATATTTAAATATATACCAATTTTATGCAATAATGATGGAAATTTTAACTTTAACGGACTAATATTTACAAGCGTAATGTTTGGATTCATTTATTTTTCATTAACAAAATCAATGGCACAATTTAACAAGTTTTAACAAGTTTTAACAAGTTTTAATCTTTTTATATTATCATAATATAGTAATATAAATGATAAATCTTGGTCAAATTTCATTATATCAAACAGAGTTATTAAAGTCCGTTGCAATATTTTACCTATTAATATTAGGTAATTTTATTACTGGGTTATTTACATGCCAACAAAAGAATTTTATACAAAATAATAAATCTGTCCAAACAATTGTTGCATTTGGATTATTCTATTTCTTAGTTACATTAGTATCTGAAACTGGTGATTTAGAATTTATTCCTCCTATTCAAAAATTAATTTATACATTTTTCTATTTTTTTATTTTTCTATTATCAATACGCTTGGATTTTAGAATAATGGTGGCAATCATTGTTCTAGTTATATTAATATATTTTATTGAATTAAATAAAGATTATTTTTTAACATTTGGTAAAACTATAACTAACAAAGATGATAAGGATGTTTATGATGACCATCAATATTGGATAACTATGGATTACCCATTTAAAATTCGATTATTTCCAATAAGGCGCGACCAATTTCCAATTATTAACAAAATAGAGCGTGTATTTTACTATGTAATAATTGTTCTAATTGTATTAGGTATAATTGCTTATCGAGGCGAAATAACTGACACTTTGCATAAAAGGAAAGATTTGACTTGGTTTGAAGTATTTAATGACACACATGAATGTAAAATATCACAACGTCTACCATTTATTCACTATTTAAGAGTTGGGATAGGTATAAAGCCGTAGTAATAAAGTTATTTAATAAAACTAATACTTAAATATTATGCACGCTATAATATTTATATAAAAATAATATGGAAATAAATACAGGAGCAACAAGAAGCGCTACAAATATGATATTACTTGATAACATACAAACTGGTAACCGAATTGTCGACACATTATTATTAACGCTTTTACTTACTAGTATAAATTATTTGTTCAAATGGATAAATAACAATGTATTAGACAGCGTAGAAGTAAGTAAAATATTTAACTACGAATATATTATTCATTATTTTACTAAGAAAAATGTTGTTGAATATGAAGGCAAAATATCGTGCAATACAAATCATTATGATCATCAAATACACCAGACTACTTCATTTAGTGATTGTTTCAAGGCTCTTTGGAATCACATTATTGAAAATGTGAAGGATAATAAAACAATTCATTCTATAAAAGAACATACTATGACCACTAAAATGTACTCTAGCAAGGAAGATAAAGGCATTTATATGGTAAACCAAGCAGATAAATTTCTTATTTCGGAAAAACTTCAAATTTACGCTTATACATTTATTGATAGTGAAAATTCAGAAAAAGGTGACAAAACCAACTCTAAGAATACAAATATACACAAAACTGACCGCATTATTATACAATTATATTCCTATATAAGTGATATTGAAACTATTAAACAATTTGTTGATAATATAACATTACAATACATTTCATCAATTGAAAAAATGCGCGAAGATAAAAAATTTATATATACACTAACAAATATAAAATATGAAGATTCTCCTTGTGAACGATGGTCAGAAGTCGTCTTTGCAAGTACTCGTTCGTTTAGTAATTTATTTTTTGATAGAAAACAGATTACAATGGAAAAGGTCAATCACTTCTTAAAAAATAAAGATTGGTATTATAATAAAGGCATTCCTTATTCGCTTGGTATTGGTATACATGGACCTCCTGGTACAGGTAAAACATCATTTGTTAAAGCGTTGGCAAATTACACCGAACGCAACATAATTTGCATATCTTTGAAATTAATTAAGACAAAAAAACAATTAGATAATATATTTTTTGAGGATAGATATAATGGAGATAATAAGAAAAACAGCATCACATTTGATAAAAAAATAATTGTATTTGAAGATATTGACTGCATTGGTGATATTGTTTTGGATAGAGAAAAGAAGAAAAATAAACAGAAATCTGAAGCCAGTCTTGGAATAGGAAGAAAATTGAATTTGGATGAAATGACTATGACATCCAAAGTCAATATGGGTGACTTACTTGAGACCATTGCGGAAATGGATGATTTGTCGAAGAAGGTAATAACAACAACTGGTGTCAAGGCACTAAGTGATGATGAACCTATCACATTAGATGATATATTAAATTTATGGGATGGAATTCGCGAGACACCAGGACGTATTATGATTATATCTTCGAATCATTATAACGATTTGGATTCGGCATTAAAACGCCCGGGGCGCATTGATATCACATTAGAACTATCTCCTGCAAGTAGGCAAGTAATATCGGAAATATATAAACATTTATTTGAAGCGAATATTGACTTTTCCATATTAGAAACTATTAATGACAAGTTTTATTCACCAGCAGAAATAATTAATATGTATATGAATGAGGAGCAAAATGCTGAGAGATTTATCAAACGTTTGCAACTAAACGAGCATGTGTAATTTTTCTGCGTTTCTTTGTTTTCTTTCTATATTTCTTTGTTTTCTTTGATTTTTTTCCTCCTGCTGTCAATCTATTTTTATTTGTTTTAAACAATGATTCGTTATAACTTAAAATCCTTTTGTATCCTATAATTTTATCAAAAAACGCTGCCAACCATATGTATTTAATTTTAGTTTCCTCACTGCAATCAACCTTATCCTTGTCACTCAAAATAATTGCATTGATTTTTGTAAAATACTCCTTTGTGCTGTCTGTTAAATTAGTTCCAGGAAACCAGGTTGAACCATTAGTTTCAATGTCAGTTTTAAGTTTTTCAAATTCAGCAATTTCTGCAGCAGTATGTTCTTCGTTGTATTTTTGTAAACAATCTGTTAAAAATTGATGAAATGGTTTTGCTATAATTTCGGCATTTGCTTCCTTGTCCAAATCGGAATTTTCAGAGTAATATCCAAGCAAATTATACCAAGATTCACCTTTACTCAAAATTTTCAAACAAGAAAGTTTAATACTCTCTCCACAAACTGATATAGTTGAAGCATCTGTTAAATTTATTTTTTTTATACTTGGTATTTGTTTTAATGCTTCTTCCACCCTTTTGATTGATTCGGAACCTTGGATTCCACATTTGTCCAATTTGTCTATTTCAACATTGTTGTCTCTTCTAAATCGCAATTTCAAACATTGCCCCGATGGATTTATTGTTGCAATGGAATATGTTTCATTGTTTCTTGTGATTGTGAATTTATCAGAAGTAAACACTCTTGTCAATTCAACCCCTATCTGAGCCATTATTTTTTCCCTTATTTCTTCCCTGGACATTTCTTATAATAATAAAATATTTAATTTTAAAAACTAAAGAATCCCTTGCGCTTCTTAGTTTTCTTTGTCCTCTTTCTTTTTGATTTAGTTTTTGGTTTACTAGATGATGAATCTTCTTCTTTATCACCTTTAGCACCTTCTTTTTCTTCCTTTTCTTTCTTAGTATCAGTGGGTCTGTAACGCAAAAACCATGAATCATATTCTGCAGTCCCCTTTTTATCCTTTAGTTCCTTGAACTTCTCCGCCTTTTCAGCACGCATCTCTTCAATTGTCTCCTGGTGTCCCATGCAATTAATTGAAAAACGTTTTAATACACCCTTTTGCGCCAACCTATTCTTTGATTGTACCTCAAATAAATATTTTGACATACATAAAATTCGGTCCTTATCATAATAAGGTCGGTCTGCGTATAAAAATGCCAAATAGAAACTCAACATGGTGTCAATTGTTGCCACTTTTACATCATAACCACCTTCTTTCACAATATTGTAACTATGGCACGCTAGTGGTTCATAAATAAATGCAATAGTATCCTTACCAACACAAATCTCATAATGCGGTGCAATAATTTCACCAACAGACGGACGTTTTATAATCTTAACATTCTTAACATTAATATCACTCAATCGTTCTCTTACAATTTGCGCAGTAACTAGTGGTTCTTCAGATAAAACATCAAAATCGGGTATTTTTTTCAATATTCTTTGCAAATGTTTTGGCATATAATGAGCATAAATAGATAAAGCATAACCACCAAAAAATACAACACCTTGGTCAACTAATGTTTTTTGAACAATATCATAAATTTCATCGGTTTTTTTATCATCTGCCATTTGCCTTTGAAAATCAACATGAGCGCATTGATTTGCAGTTAACGGATAATGTTTATTTAAAAGAGTTAGACGTTTCATCACCTTCTCCCACCGAGACACATCACCAGCAGGTCGAGATAGTTCTAAATACATGCCCATACGAAGCAAATTAGGTGGAGCGTATAAAATGCCAGATATTTTTATTGCTTCCTTCTTAATTGCATTAAATAACTCTTTTGGTAACATTGTAATATCTGCTACAGGAATGAAATTTACAAATACTTTAAATGTGCCAAAATGTTGTCCCGATTTGGCTTCAACCTCAATAAACCCTTCCTTCACATAAATATCTGTTAATTCTTTGGCATCGTTAAGTGCATTCGCACTATAAAAATCATAATCAGGTATTTCGATATCTTTATTATAAAATTGGTCTTGTTTGGGTAATATATTATTAATGGCAGTGCCACCATAACAAATAACCTTTTTGCTTCTAATAAAATTCTCTACAACGCTTATAATTCGTTTAATATCAGGTGAATTGGCATCTTTTCTGCCTTGCCGTTCTTCTGCTTTATCCACCGCGGAACGGAGAATTGCTAATTCACAATCTTCAAAACTCATTTTAGAATCACATATTTTTTTTTCCATAATAGTTATAATATAATGATAAAATAATATTTTATTTATTAAATAATAAATATTATTTGTTTAAACTTTCAACTCGTATATATCACTCTTTAAAATTCTATCATTGTAAAATAATGCAGGGTTTTGCTCTATTGGTGGTGCAACTATTGTAATTTGTGCTCTTAACTCTGGCGGTTTTAATACAAACGCATGTCCCGATGTATTAAAGAATAAGTCATTTTCTTCTACATTGGCATCTACACTTTGATATCTCATAGCAAGCATTTGACACCCAAGTGACCGCATTACAACTGAACTAGGGTTAGCCGGATTTGGTCCTTTATTTGGTATTCCGATTGTCATAGCAGCCCTATTTTGATTTATTAAATCATCTGGTGTTTGTGTAAATTCAATATCGTTATATCTTAATACTTGCATAAAAGTGGAATTGCTTGTCATATTAACAAACTCATAAAAATTATTACAATCAGCGCAATCTTCACTTTCACATAAACAAGTTGGATTACTTCTATCAACAATAATAACAATTCGACCCATCATATCACTTAATGGGACTGCTCCAAAATTAGTAATATGACCATCTTGTTTATTTTCATAACTATATTTGGAGTCCATAATACGATTAGTAGGAATACTTTGCAGCAACTGAGCAAATTTTGCATACATTGCTTTGTTTTCACTCTTGATACGTAAATGAAAAATAATTGGGTCATTTGGGTTTGGTGCATTTGATGTAAATGCATTATTTAATACATTGGTTAGCACATCACTAAAATTAATATAATTAAATGTTTCTTTTACACAATAATTATCTATAGTAGACGTGGCTACAACAGGTTCATCATTGATGGAATATATTTCAAAATCCAGACCTCTTACGCCTTGTTTTAATAAGTCATTTAATGAACACATTGATACATAATCATTTCTATAATCACCCCCTGAACAGCAATTATATGCAGTTTTAACATAATAATCATAAAACGGATTTGTTATTTCTCTTGTGTTTGATATTGCTACATTTTTTTCACCATAAACTCCATCCATTACACTGCAATTTCGGTTAATCTTGCTATTTGACATTTTTACAAATATAGTCATACCAATTAAAGCACCAATAATTCCTCCCGCCATTGCTCCAGCTGTGCCCATAACTGCTTGTCCAACTATACTTGTCATTATAGTTACTATTAATATAATTGATATGCCGCCAATAGTTCCAGTGCCATTGTAATAAAAATAATATATAAATGAAAGTATAATAATAAAAAATGTTAAGAATGTTAGTAGTGTAATAGCTGTATTATCATTCATCTCTAATAATTCATTTGCGCCTTTATTTATTAGATCTCTTGTTTTATCTACTCCTCCTGTAATATTTGGTGATGACATTATTCTTTATAATATATTAAATGTATAAAATAATAATAAATATTCTTCCAAATATATTTTTACAAAATAAATATAATCCTGATTATAATTAGTTAAAAAAATAATATGTTAGTATTATAATTACAAATAAATGCCAGGAGGACTTATGAATCTTGTATCTATTGGACAACAAAATATTATTTTAAATGGAAACCCTTCTAAAACGTTTTTTAAAACTACATATGCGCATTATACTAATTTTGGTCTGCAAAAGTTTCGTGTTGACTTTGAAGGTTCTAAAACGTTGCGTCTTTCCGAAGAATCCACATTCACTTTCAAAATACCTAGATATGCTGATTTGCTTATGGATTGTTATTTATCTGTGGCATTACCTAGTATTTGGAGTCCAATTATACCACCACAAGCAGACTCTGACGTTCAAGAATGGGCTCCATATGAATTCAAATGGATTGAGAATTTAGGAGCAAAAATGATTTCAAAAATAAGTATTACATGTGGTAATTACACGCTCCAAGAATATTCAGGCGATTACTTATTAGCCGCCGTCCAGCGTGATTTTTCTACTGACAAAAAAGAACTATTTGATATAATGTCTGGCAACACACCAGAATTAAATGACCCTGCCAATGCTGGTTCACGTGTCAATTCATATCCAAATGCTTATTATACTGATGCATTAGCTGGCCCTGAACCATCTATACGTGGACGTATTTTATACATTCCGCTAAACAATTGGTTTGGTCTTAAATCTCAAATGGCGTTTCCTTTGACATCGTTACAATACAATGAGTTGCACATTGTTGTCACATTAAGACCAATCAATGAGATATTTCAAATCCGTGATGTGTTTGATTATGTATATAATTATCCTTATGTGGCGCCAAATTTTAACACATGGTATATGCAATTTTATCGTTTTTTGAACCCACCGCCTGATATTGAGTTAGGCATCACTTCTTATACAGATACAAGAACATTATGGAATGCAGATGTGCATTTAAATTGCACATATGGTTTCTTATCAAATGACGAGGAGCGTTTATTTGCTTTAGAGGAGCAAAAGTATTTAATAAAACAAGTTCATGAGCAGCGTTTTTACAATGTGACTGGACCTAACAAGGTACAATTGGATTCACTCGGAATGATATCTAATTGGATGTTTTATTTCCAAAGAAGTGATGCTAATTTAAGGAATGAATGGTCAAATTATACAAATTGGCCTTATGGTTATATGCCTTTAGATGTTATTCAAGCGCCAACATCTGGTAATTATTTAATTTATAGAAATGATGCTAGCCATCAACTTCAACCATTTTATATCGGACCAGGTGTAAACACAAATGGTAATTTAACTGGTCTTTTAATTACATCAACTTATTCACCAGAAAATGAGAAACAAATATTAATTCAATTAGGTATTTTGTTAGATGGTTCTTATCGAGAGAATATTCAACCAGCGGGTGTTTATAATTATATAGAAAAATACACTAGAACTTCAGGCAATGCGCCATCTGGGCTCTATTGTTATAATTTTAGTATTCATTCAAATAATTCAAATTTGCAGCCATCGGGTGCAATAAATATGAATCGCTTTACGCAAATAGAGTTGGAATTTACTACCATTTTACCACCTCTTGACCCATTGGCTCAAAGTCTTACTATTTGTGACCCCCAAACGGGCAATATAATTGGTGTAAATAAACCTACATGGCGCATTTATGATTATAATTTTAATTTAGTTCTATTTGAAGAGCGCATCAATGTTGTTCACTTTGTTGGCGGCAATGTGGGACTTACATATGCGACTTAAATTTCGTCTTTAAGTTCAAATATTATATATATTATTTTTAACTTAAAATAGCATTCGATGGAGTCGGTCCAATATCATAGAATAATCCGGTGATTGTTGTTGATACAGGATAAAATGGTGTGGTCTTATATTTTTCCGGTTCAGCAGAGTATTTATATGCCAATTCGTCGTCAATCATTTGCGCTTGTTTATCGTAAGTGTCTTCCCAAACAGGGATGCCTGCATATGGTCTATCAAGTTCAGCATTTTGATTTATAATACTTGCATTTGTGCCTATATCTGTTGTCAAAGATGAATATTGGGGCGTCTGATTGTATGTTAGTATGCCTGCATCATTATCAGGCTTAGGTTCATCTTCTAAATTTTCCACTTCTGTTTTTGTTGGAGGCTTTAGCAATGATTGACAACCAAATTGCCAACAATCTACATCAGTCGAACATTGAATACCAGGAGTCTTTGAACATGTTTGATTTGGACCACAGAAATTAGCACATGTATAGTTTGTATTCAGCGGCAAATCGACACTATGTGTTGTTAAAGGAGTATTTGGATTATCAAAGGTTATTGAAGACTCAATATTTGGTTTAAAACCTTCTTTTTGATTTATATTATTTGTGCCTTTTAAAATAAAATAATTATGATTTAAGTAACGAAACCAATTAATTATTAACCATGCTAATAAAACACATAAGGCAGCCAATAGAATATTAATTTTATTTCTATTAAAAAATAATAATATGGATGATAAATTCATTATACAATATAAAAATAAATTATATTTAAGAAATGGATACAAACAATCGTTATTATTATTATATTATTTTATCTATAAAATTTAATATATATTTATTATAGATAATGTCAACAGAAGCAATAAATAATCTACAAAATGAAAACAATCCAAAAGATGACCCTAATTTTGTCAAATTCATTACTAATTTTGGTGTAATGACCGGTGTTGTTATTGGCTTTGTTGTTTTGGGTGCAATTGGTCTTTATATGGCTAAAGTTGCTGAATCCGGGATTTTACCAACTGATGCAAATTTTAAACCATATACTTGTGAGTTACCTAATCCACCACTGCCTGCACCAGATTTTATTAAAATGAATATTGTTCGAGAATTTGGAATGAAAGGAATGGCTGTTCTTCTTGGATATAAAGCAATAAATGCATATTCACAATTAGCTAAATTTGACGCAAAGGCAATGGAAAAGGGATTCAAGAGCAGTTTAATTAAAAGTTTATATGAAGCTACACAGAATCCGGACCCTAATAATAAAGAATGGAAGCCCACTAATTTTGCATTATGGCGTTCCGACGTTCTAAATCAAATGGTTGCTTCTAGTTTTGGGTTCATTCAAGCAACATTTAAAGGTTTGTCACAAATGCCTGAATGGCTTACTATGTTAATATTTGGATTAATTGGCCTAATATTTATACCTTTTTTTATAATTTACAATATTGGTGTCAGTTTTTGGTGTCATTTTAAATCACTAGCTAATGTTGGGTTTTCGTTAACTAAAGGTTTTGAATTTTTGAAAGCAAAGACTCGCGAGGAAAATGGTGAAAAGAACTTTGATAAGCCAAATTATATTATGAGAATGATAGGAATCGAAAAGGAAAGAACACCTGAAGAAATTGAACATATTAAAAAGGAAGTCACAATTGGTTCCAGAATTATATCCTGGATTTTATGGATATTTGCAACATTGGGTTTGTCTATTTATTTCTTAGGATCTATGTTAGTTTTCTCACCAATGTACTTAACTTTTTATACTATGTTTAAAACAATATTAGCAAGGTATAAATTAAAAATAGAAGATGACCTTTCACCTCAAGGGGGCGGTGTTTCCGGATTAAAGAGTATAATTACATTTATTAAGGATACATTTTCGTACAAAAGAACATATATTATATTTTTATCCATTGTTAATTTGTTTATGACTACTAATACATACTTAGGCGCCAATTACTTTGTTGGTGTTATTATTGCAGTTATATTAGCAATTGTTTATTGTAATATATTAGTGTCTAAAAAACCAGATGGTGATAACACTTTAATCAAAATAGTTAGAAAAAATGGCGTTGGTGGTGGTGACGAAGAAGACGATTCTGAACCAGAAGAAGAAGAAGAAGATGATTGTGAAAATGAGGGCGACCAAATTCAAGTATATAAAGACAAAATTGGCGAATATTCAACAAAGGTTTATAAATCTCAAACTGAAGCAATTAAAACAATAAAAATATCTTATGATTTTGTGAATAATGTTAAAAATAAATTAGGCGGTACAGCTCCTGTTAATAATGATGCGACTAGTGCAACTGCGACTGCTAAAGGTATTACCCAAGATAATGATTTAATGGCTTCTTTTGAGAAACCAACAGGTCCGGTTGACGTCCTTACTCCAGAACAAAGGGCTAATAAAACCCTAGAAAATGAAGTAAAGAAAGACGATGCTATAATTTTGGGCAGTAAATTTAAAACAGATTCAGAGCCTAAACGTGGTGGTACAAAACAAAGTGGCATAAAACAAAGAGGTGGGGCGCCCGGAGATATTAATGAACTTAAACAACTCCCTGGATTTGAATTGTTAAACACTGATTTAAATACTCTTATAAAGCAATATTTCAAAGGTAGTGATTTTGGCAGACAAAGTCTTATATTAAGTGCAGCCGATGACACTAATGTTACAATGCAAAAACTTAGGTCACAACTAAAATATTTATTGTCTTATTCTACAGAGTTAGATACAAATGTAAAGAAAGCTATTGAAAGTCTAACAAAATTCAAAACCTTTTTGGATACTCAAACATCTAAAACAAATTTAAATGGGATTGCAATTCCAAAAATACCAAGTCAGGCTGATGCATCAATCCCATTTATTAAATTAATGGTTTCTATTAGACAATCAGAGAGACTTATTTACAATATTAGACCAAATATTGTTGAAATTATAAAAGGAACTAACAATGTTGATTCTTTGTCTGCAGATGCTGCTACACAACAAAAAACGTCCATGTTTTCCATGAGTTCATCCACAAATAAAAAATATAATCTTAAATATTTTGAAGTTGTAATACCATTGGAAAATACAATTAAACAAATAGATTCGGTTATTTTTGAAGACGCTAATAATATATTTATTGATTTAATAGTTGACCGCAATGACCCAAATAATGAAAAATACAAACCAACTATTGAGTTATTTACTAATAAAATTAATGAGCAATATCAAAATGCATTTAATGATGTTGTCTTTAGTAAATTTATAAAATCTAGAATAGTTGAACCACCAGTAGAAATAGCATCTACTTCTAGTAATACTGCTGGGTCTTTAACCACTTCTTCTACTACTAATTCTGCTTCCACTTCTCCTTCCATTTCTCCTCCTTCTTCTATTGTTCCTCTTGTTGGACCGCCAAATGCAACATTAACACAAAATTTAACTAGTGGATTGGCTGACCAACAAGCGGAATTAACTTCTGGTTTAACTAGTGGTTTAACTAATAAACAAGCGGAATTAACTAGTGGTTTAACTAATAAACAAGCGGAATTAACTTCTGGTTTAACTAATAAACAAGCGGAATTAACTTCTGGTTTAACTAATAAACAAGCGGAATTAACAGGTACAGCAACACAAAAATTAGCTGAACAACAAGCGGAATTAAATAGTGCAGCAAATGTAACTAACGCATTAACAAAAGTAAATGCATTGAATAAACCAGCTGTAGGTGGTGGAAAGACCAGACGTAAGCAATCTCATGACAATAAAAAACAGGAATATAATATAAGATTGGTATAATAAAAATAATAAAATAAGAAGGAAACAATATAAATAATAAATAAATTGTAATTATTTAAATTACAATTTAAATAATAAATAAGTATATAATTTATTATAAATGCCAAAATCTAATAAAAATAAAAAGAAGAATAAAAATAAGATTACAGCTAAAAGCATTCCAGTGGAACCATTGTTACCATTTGTTAGTATATGCACTCCAACATTTAATAGAAGGCCTTTCATTCCATTTATGATAAAATGCTTTGAACATCAAACTTATCCAAAAGACCGCATTGAATGGATAATTATTGATGATGGAACAGACCCAATTGAAGACCTTGTAAAAGATATTGACCAAGTAAAATACTTTTATTATGAAGAAAAGATGTTATTAGGTAAAAAGCGAAATCTAATGCATAGTAAATGTTCTGGAGATATTATCATTTACATGGATGACGATGACTATTATCCACCAGAACGTATTTCTCATGCTGTAGAAACCTTACAAGCCAACCCCACATTTCTTATTGCAGGAAGCAGTGAAATGCATTTTTATTTTGATTCGAGAAACAAAGTGTATCAATGTGGACCATATAAAGAATATCATGCAACGGCGGCAACATTTGCTTTCAAAAAGGAATTATTATTGGAAACGAGCTATAATGAGGAAAATGCGCTAGCTGAAGAACGACATTTTTTAAAAAATTATACTATTCCTTTAAAACAACTGAATACATTAAAGTCGATAATGGTCTTTTCGCATAAGCATAATTCATTAAATAAGGAAAAAATGTTGGAAAATATGGAGGCTACAAAGACAATTTTATCACGATATTCAGTAGATGATTTTATTACTGACTCTGAATTAAAACAATTTTATATGGTTGATATGAATAACTTACTAACAAATTATGAACCAGGTAAGCCAGAAAATAAACCTAAATTGTTAGAACAAATTAAAAAAATGGAAGAAGAACGCAATCGAAGATTAGAAGACCATAATAAAATGTTAGTACATCAACAGCGTATTTGTTCAAATAATAATCAAGGTATTCAATCTATTGAAGATGTTAAAAAATATTATTCAAAGCAGCTAGAAGATAAGGTTTACTTAATTAATGAGCTTTTAAAGAAAATAAAAGATTTGACTGCAGAATTAAACCATTACAAGGCAAAATAAATATTATAATAAATAATTTAAAGACAATTCTATTATATATTATATAATACAAAGCAAAGAATGCCTTACTACGACAATAATTATGATGATAGTTCATTAAATACCGAGGATAGACTAATGGAAGCTAAGAAACAATTGCAGCGGGCTGATAAGAATTTTCATAGACTTAAGAGGACTAAGGTGGATGAAAGGACGACATTGAAAAATGATGATGGCAAAACGTATTATATGAAGGTTAATGTAGATGTTTATGGAAATGGTCAAGTTGGAACTAGAATTCGCAATGCTGTCACTGGTATCAGATATCCATATGTAGTTGGAAGTAAGGACCAGGATTTATTATATTCTGTTGCCATTTGCACTGGAGAGAATGGATTAAGGGAGGCTATTCATCTATTTTATGATTCTCCGGAGCAATACGAGAATCATTTGTTTCAAAATGTTAATATGGATATTAAGACAAATTGGCACAACAACATGAATGCATCTTATTAAATTGATTATTTGGTTTGGTTATTCATTTTATTTATAAAATTAAAGCCTTAGTCTAAAAAATAAATATTTATTATTGATTCTTTTCAATAATAAATTGTTTAATAATAAATATTAAATTCAAATACTTATTATAATTATTCTTCATGTTCATCTTCTGATACGACAATATCCTCAGTGTCTTCTGCATCTTCTTTAGTATATTTATCTAAATATCTATAAATGCGATTAATATCCAATTTGGATATTTCATAATTTTCGAATAGTGATAATATCTCATTATCATTTGCTGGATATTTGTTCTTAATATCTAAAAAGAATGCAAACATATCCTTCTTATCCATTGCTAATTGTTGACACAAATTCTGAATAAATATAGAATTGTTATATTCAGTTGAATATTTTGTTAGTACCTTAGTGAAACGAACCTCTGCTGGATTGAACTTTTGTTTGTTCTTTTTTTTTGCATTGATTTGTTGGAATAATTCATGATATGTACAATTATTCTTAAAAGTTTTAATTAAAGAACTCATCTCATTGAATTGCCAAATTTGTTTCTGAAATGTGATTCTATCAATATAATCTGCAAAACACATATTATCCAATATTTTCAAATAAAAAGGAATGGCTTCATCCTTATCTAGCTTTCCTATTACATCAATTATATTCTCATGCCATAAAAGCCCTACAATTGTTCTATCTGTTTCATTCATAATTGTTAGATGTTCTTCAATTGGATAATGATTATTTATAAGTTTCTTTGTAATTTGCCTAGTATCGTCATTATATGACTTCATAAGAAAAATATTCTGTATTATATTGTTATTCAATATATCTTGCTTGTTCTTGTATAATTCATAAATAGTTGTCATTTTTCTTAAATCACCTTGAATAAATGTAATTATGTTAGTTCGCATCTTTTCATCAATGGTTGGAATCATCAAATTCAAAATATTATTCATCTGAATCTTAGTTGGTGGCTTTAATTCTATAACGTTGCAAACCTTCATTAATTCCTTTATTTTCTTATCAATATGATAATTACCAATACAAATAATTGGATTTAATGTCATTTCCTCTAGACGTTGTTTTTTGGTCTTCTTTGGTCTTATAATTTTAATGAGTGAATTTATACCTCCTTTATCACCATTATTCATGCCATCAATTTCATCCATTACAATTGCAATTCGCTTGACCTTCTTATGAAATAAACTCATAATATTCTTATCTGACATATTATGTTTTGTAATTGTGTCTATAATAGACTTGTTTCGAATATCGCCTGCATCATATTTGACGACATCATAATCCAATTCTTTTAGAATATTTGTAACAAATGCTGTCTTACCTGAACCTGGGTCGCCATAAATATAAATCCCCTTTTTGGTTGCTAAATTATGCTTATTTAGTTCAAAATCTTTAAGAATTGCCTTCATTTTGTTAACCTCATCTTGTCTAACTAACAAATTATTAATGTCAATTTCATTCATTTAAAACTAATATATATAAATTAATATCTTCTTTTTATGTTGATTTTTACTCAATCCAAGTTTAACTCTTAAAAATCATCTAAAATATCCATTAAAATATAAATGAACTAACAAATTTTGCAATATTTTGTTAGTTCATTTATATTTTAGATGCAAAAATAAAATAGAAATAATAAATCAAATCAAACAATAAGTCTTTTAGGTTGATGGTGGTTCATCAGAAGTTGTATCGCAAGGATTACTAACTCCATATGTTATGCCATCCCATGTTACTCCACAAGTATTAGCCCAAGTATATTTAGAACAAGTGCCAGTATCACCATTATAAGGCGCCTCATTGAAATTCTGTGTATTCTTCTCATTTGTTCCAGGTATATTACAAACTCCTAAACTTTTTACATTATAACATTGTTCTCCATTACCTTTCAAGTCTAGCCAATAGTCCGGACAAGAACCAACAACCGGTGGCCAAACAACTCCAGAACCACTTGATTTTGCAAGTGCCGTGCCTATAACAACTAACATTACAATTAAACCAACGGCAGCAATTATTAGTATAATTTTCTGAAAATTCATTTCCATTATATAAAATAAATATATATATTTTTTTTATGAATGTATTATATTATGAATAGTAAAATGGAAAAAAATTCTAATAATGGTCAAAACAAAAATAGCATAAACAAAAATAGCATAAACAAAAATAGCATGAACAATAATGGAAGAATTGATTTATTATCCCCACCCGATATATCCAAATTATTTGCAATATATGATAAAATTCCCACAAATCAATGTACAACTTTTAGGAACGCAACTTTAGGCCAATGGGTTGATACACCTTTATCCTTAGCATATTTTTCCAAAGAAAATATACAAATCATTCAAAATGGAATACGAGCTGGCGTCTATCACAAGTCCAATGGACAATATGTGATTGGTTCTCAAGATTACGACGCGCTGAAGATTATTATGCGCAGTATATTCCTTCAATATTCTTCCAATTTACCAACTAACATACCTGGTCAAATTAAAGAACTTAATAAGATGGTATTAGATTTTGCAATCCCTAGTGTTTTTGGCGAGACGCAAGGTTATATTAAGTATTTATATGATGCAAGCACATTGGTTGTACCATTGGCTCAACCCATTTTTGATAGTAATAATGACCGCAAAAATTACAAAATGCCTAATTGGTTTTAAATATCTAAGACCATTTTACAAGAGAAAAAATAATACTATTATTTTATAGTATTATTATTAAATATTTTTATTTTTATTTTTAAAATTTTATTAAATCTATGCAATCTTTATTTTATTCAATTATACAATTTCTAATTGGATCTTTTTATTAACAACTTTTTTTACACCCTTAACAACCACCTTTGACTTCTTTACAACTAGTCCATTCATCGACTCTTCTCGCTCCTCTCTGTAATTATTATATTCCTGTTCTAATGCAACCAATTCTCTTAACCACATCTGCTGGCAAGTCGTCGCCTTAATTTCGGCCAATTCTTCTTGCTTTCTGTCATGTTCTGCATTCAACTTATCAACATTCTCTGTAGACACTGAATCCATCGGCATTCTAACTAAATATTTAAACTCTTCGTCTAAAACATTATTTTCACTTACAATCTTACTATATTTCTTGTCTTGCAACATTTTAATAATCTCGTCCTTCTTTTTCTTACGCAAATCAATTGTCCCATTTAGAACTTCGTTAATATATTTAGCCTTATTCGATAACACAACTAATTCCTTTTCTAAAATATCTATTAAATACGCTTTTCGACTACTATAATATCCCAATCTTACACCAAAGAAGTCATCGATAATCTCATTAATTGTATTATATTTCTTCAACTTATCCTCTGAATTAAACAAGTTCATATTTGTTGTACTGCTTGTACTTGATAACTTTAACAACTTCTCCAATCCATTACATCCATAATCACCAGCCGCCGATTCAAGTTCTGCCAATTGTCCCTTATTAAATGTAATAACAAAATCAACATTTGTATCTTTACTTTTATCATCATATTCCTTAACATAAGGAGCAACCCTTTTTTTCTCTTTATCTTTATCCTTATCTTTTACTTCCTTTTCTTCCTCTAATTCCTCCAAAAGCTCCTTGAAATCTTCTGTCCAAAAACCAACTGGCAACTCGGTGACGCGAATCTTATCCGGTCCTAGTTTTTCATATGTCCCCTTGAACAAGAAACGACTCTCACCAACCTTTGTAATTGTTCCTTTAAAATCCTCATAATAGGGAGTAAATTCAAACACATTGTCACCACCACCAGACAAAACTTGCATATCTGCCAATTTATTCTTCAAATACATAATAATATCCTTTGGATTATAACACATAATTTCTGTACTGAAACCTGTGCCAATTCCCTTAGATCCATTAACTAATACCATTGGAATAATTGGCACGTAAAATTGCGGTTCAACTGGAGTGCCATCATCCGTCAAATACTTCAAAACATGATCATCTTGCTCAATAAATATACGTCTTGTAATTCTTTCTAAGCAAGTGAAGATATATCTAGGAGATGATGCATCCTTACCACCCTTAATTCTAGAACCAAATTGACCCGCTGGTACAAGCAAGTTAATATTATTCGAACCCACAAAATTCTGTGCCATTCCTACAATTGCCTGATTTAGCGACTCTTCGCCATGATGGTAACAAGAATGCTCTGAAACATAACCCGAAAACTGAGCTACTTTGATTTCAGTTGTCAATCTCTTTTTAAACGCAGAATATAAGATTTTTCGCAATGATATTTTGAGACCATCCATCAAATTTGGAATACTGCGATCACAATCATATTTGGAGAAATGGATTAACTCTTTATTAATAAACTCCTCATAACTAATCATTGGCTTGCTAGTATCAACATAACTCTCTCTATCATAAACATTTTCCAACCAATCCTTTCTATCATCTGCACGCTTCTTATTAAACACCATATCAATCGCATCATCACTCTTTTCAGTGCGTTCAAATCCAACAAATTTCTTTTCTTCAAAATACTCAACAAATTCGGCCTTTGTAGAAGTGCCTAAACCCTTATAATATTTTACATTCCATCCTTTAGTGTCAATTGCCGCATTATTCTTCCAGGCATTATATTCACCTTCATTATAGAAACGCAATTCCTGAGTTCCCTTTTTTGCCTTCAAAATAGGTGTGTTCATAAATCCAATAAAACCAGGAATATTAGCCAATGAAGCCCATTCATTCTGAAACAAATTAATGCATAGACCTTTGATATGCGAACCATCCAAATCTTGGTCAGTCATAAATACAACTTTACTATATCTAAGCGATTTATTCACATCTGCAATTGTTGCATATTCTTTTCCAGTTTCTAAACCTAATATCTTCTTGATTTCAGCAATTTCTTTATTCTCAGATACCTTCTTTTGCAATTCACCTCTAACATTCATTACCTTACCCTTCAAAGGATAAACACCAATTGTATTTCTGTCTTCTGATGAAAGTCCAGATATAACTCCGGTTTTAGCCGAATCTCCCTCACAAAATATAAGTGTACATTCTTGGGATTTTTCAGTGCCCGCCCAATTTGCATCTGTCAGCTTAGGAATTCCTCGAATAGACTTGGACTTGGTTCCATCTGTCTTCTTGGCAGCCTTGTTTTCCTTGACCTCAGTTATTTGTAGCGCTGCATCCATCACGCCCATCTTTGCAACCTTCTCAATAAACTTATCACTAACTTCACATTTTGAACCAAATTTAGATGATGGCGTATTCATAAAGTCCTTGGTCTGGCTATCAAACGCAGGATTCTCAATATCGCATCTGATAAATAGAATTAGTTGCTCCTTAATTGAATTAGGATTGACCTTAACCTTCTTCTTCTTTTCAATATATTCGCACAACTTTCTAGTTATCTGACCTAAAATGTATTCAACGTGTTTACCACCCTTTGACGTATGAATTCCGTTTACAAATGATACTTGAATAAATTCATTGCTTGGTGTAAGAGCAACTGCATATTCCCAACGCTGTGTAGCGCCATCATCTTCATATACGCGCGGTGCCTCTGATTTGTCTCCAATATACAAGTCAATATATTGCTGGAAATTCTTCACAGGAATCAGTTCTGAATTATACTTCACTTTTATTGACTTGTCTGTGACTGCGGAAATATCGTAAACACGCTTCTTTAACAAAGCAATTAGGTCTGGACTAAGACCTTCAATGCCAAGGCGCTTGTAATCCGGTTTAAATGTAATCTTTGTATAAGGCTTGTTCTTGCATTTAGTAATAGTTGGTTTGCAAATCTCATCCAAATTATTCTTGAATTCTTGGACATACTTTAATCCACGCACATGGTCAATCGTTTCAACTGAACCATAAGTTGACCAAATAAGAACCAACTTGAAACCAAACCCGTTCTTACCTCCTACAATCTTCTTCTCGTCTTTGTTGTAATTTGTTGAAGTTCTAAGATGTCCAAAAATCAGTTCCGGTATCCAGACCTTGTATTCTGGATGTTCAGCCACATCAATTCCATTGCCATCATTTACCATGACAATAGTTCCATCTTCTTGAATGGAAATATCAATGTAAGTTACTGGTAATGCGTTTGGTTGACCGGCTTTAACCGCCGCATCCATACGAATTGCATGGTCACGTGAATTAACAACACCTTCATCAAATAACTTGAATAGACCTGGAATATATGTCATATTTTTTTCAACAATCTTATCTGTTGTTTCATTTTCTTTTCTATTTAAAACCCATAAGTTGGAGTCTACTTTCTCAACAGAGCCAATATATGTGTCCGGATTATCCAAAATATGTTGTTTATCTGTCTTTTGCTGATACTTACTGGAAAGACCTTGGTCTTCAACGTTTATATTAACAATAGTATTATTCTTTAAAGTTTTACTCATTTTCTTATTCTATTATAATTTCAAAATTATTGTTTAAATTATTTTCAATTTTATTTCTTTACAATTTTTTATTAATAAACTATATAAAATATTTATTTTAAAATATTAATATACTTATTTAGTAATGTCAAGAACACAATTTGGTCCTGGAAGAAAAGGTAGAGGCAATATTAAAAACTTAATTAAAAATATATTATTGTGTAAGTTTTGTGCATTATATAACGAATGTCAATGCATTCAAGAAAAGGTGGCTCGGATTAAAACTGGATATAATAGTCCGTTACAAACACAAGCAAATCAGGTTTCACAAATTATTACTGGAACTTTAGGAGGAAAAACAACCTTTGGCAATTTTGGTGTTCCTGCAAATCTAACATATTTGGGAGGCATAGAAGGTCAACCAGGAGGTAGTCCGCGACCAATTAGAAACAAATTCTAAATGTAATAATAAATAATAATTTAATTAATATTATTATTTATTTTATGCGTTTTATATATTATTTAAATTTTAATTACCATTTAGAATATTATTTTTTCTAGCATTATTCTATAATGAGTAGCAAAATTACAACTGGAACTCGTGCCCAAGTTTGGCACGGAACTGCTAGACATACTTCAGGCGGTCTTACCAAGAGCGACCTAATGAAAAATAAAGCTGGACGAATTGTGTCTCGAAAGAAGCACCATTCAGCCAAAAAGGATAACCGCCTTGTTAAGGCTGGTTACAAGACAAAGAAGGGAAGTTTTGGATTTGTCAAGGTTGGTTCTAGAAAGCGTGGAAGAAAAAGTCATAAAGGCGGTTATAGCATGGATCCTACAACCCGCACTTTAATGGCTGGTGGTGCGCCTTATGGTGACAATGTGTCTCCTTCCAACTTTTCTGCTGGTAATAACAACTCTAGTTCTAGCACATCAGGAAATAGAATTTCTGGTGCTGGTATTACCAACTTTGGCTCTGGTTCCACAAATGTTCATATACGCGCTGGTATGACTGCTGGTAGCAGACGTAGAAAGAGAGGTGGCATGATTCCCGGAGCTTACGGCTCTGGTGAAAATACTATGAATGGTGGCTATACCCCCAGACCTGCGCCTATATATAGAGGAACAATGGGTGGCAGACGTAGAAAGGGTCGAAAGGGTCAAATGGGTGGCTTATATAATCGTTCTCATAGTGCTCAAGGTCTAGGAAGTGCTGCACTTCAGCTTACGAACGCTACTATGTAAATAAAAAATAAATAATATATTATATTATACAATATTATATTATATGAAAAATCAATCCAATAGATGTATCATTTTATTTGTCATTTATCCACTCTGAACTAACAAATTTATCAAACTTTATAAAACTATTTAGTTCATGTAACAAAAACTTCTCAAAAAATTGTTTGCTTACAATTGGTGACATACATTTATCAACAATATGTTTGGCTGAACAATATGATTTATAACTCTTATAAAGTTCATCAAATGATATTAACTCCTTATTATTCGAATTGCCATCAGCAATTTGCGCAGTTGTTTTATATGTTTCCAACTGCGTTCTAATATCTTCATGTTTAATCCATAAATTGCAGCGGATGTTAGTTATATATTTATTATCAATAACTTCTATTTGTGGCGAGAAATAATGGTTAATCATTTTAATAATATCCTTCTCGGAAATAGACACATTCTTGAACTCGGATGATTTATAAAGCGACATAATTTCATCCACTTCATACTCGTCATCAAAGCCGTTTGCATTTGTTTCATTGTCTAGTATTGTAATATGCTTATCCCAAAATGACATAAAACTGCTAACTGAAGGCAAGAATTTACTAGTTACATTTAGAAATACGACTTCAATGTTAGTTGTTATATCGCCGTTTGCTGTCGAATTCATAGTATTGCAAATCAACTTTCCTTTTAGCAACTCTTTTAATCCATTTGTATAAAGCATATTGGGAATATTTATAGTTGATAAATATTGCTTCCAAATATAATGCATATTTTTCCAAGACAACGAGTATTTTTCATTCAAATTTGTACCACTATATACATCGAGACAATTTTTGATGAAGTCCGTTGCAATTTTATCAATGGTGTTATTTACAAAGAACATGGAATATTGTTTGTTAGTTTCATCAGATTCAGAGAGTAAAAAATTATCGGAGTTTGAATATCTATCAGAATAATGTGCCGCCACACAGAGTAAATCAATGCCAATTTTATTAAGCATATCTTTAATTATTTCACTGGATATAGGATTTTCATTAGTTTTGATTAGGCGGTAACAAGACAAATCATGTGTGTCGTGGTATTTTGATATAAAATTGCTCATTATTGAATTGCCAGTTGTAATATATGCAATTGAATCAATCATTAGCACCAATTTTTTAGTATTTGAATTAATAAAATACATTAATGGTTTGTCGCCAACATTCTTTTTGAGAATACAATCACCAATAATGGTTAAGAAATGTTTGGCCTCCATTTTGGTTTCAAAAATAGTCTGGAGAAATCCCAATACATTTTGAATTGTATACGTTTCAGGCACAGACTTCAATAATGCACGCTCCTTGATTTGCTTAATAATATTTTGCTTCGTTTTATGCTTCCAAGGCATCAATTTGCCTTCATCTGTAATAGTTGATAACAAATGGTGGTGAATATCATCATCTTTTATAATTTTATATGTTTTGCCATCATAATCATAATAAATATTATTATATGGCATGTAAAAATACTGGTGTTTCATAAGAAAAACCTTATAAAAATTATCCTGCTCCATTGTTAGTTCATTAATTCTGGACAATCGTTCCTCATATTTTTTATTTTCGGCATCTAACATGCTTGGCAGATTGGTCAAATAAGTTTGCAGACGATTTAACATATATTGGTTATCCTTGTATTTTTCATACAAATCTGACAAGATTAATTCAACGGGCTTGTTAGCCTCAGTTACTTCTATTTGAGTCTCCATTTACTATTAATATATCATATTGTATTTAAGTCATAATAATAATAAATTTACAAATTTATTATTATTATTATTATTATTATTATTATTATTATTATTATTATTATTATTATTATTATTATTATTATTATTATTATTATTATTATTATTATTATTTCTTCCAAACTTCAAAGAATTTTGAAGAGCATGGCCCCCATCCTCCGGATTCAGCATAATCTACATAAAAATTATATTTTTGTAAAATAGAATCAACATAATTCTTTTTAGATATATCCCAGTAATCATTTTCCATAATAATCAAATTCACATTATCCAATATTTCAGGCATATCAGTTAAAATATAATAAAAGGCACCTTCGCAGTCTAGGACAAGAGTGTCAAATTTAATATTATATTTTGAATACAATTCTTCTAATGTAATATTTTTAACACTCTTATAACCATCTAGCAAGTTATTTGATTCTATAGTATCCCATCCAATTTGAATCAAATTTCTTTTTGACAATGCTGAATTTTCAACATGAAATGTAAACTTATTTAGGTCTCTATTATCAATTAATTGGTTTGCAATATTATCATCGGTTTCCAATACTACTAAATCATTATTTTGGTTTTCTCTTAAAATATGTGCAATAACTAAAGAATTTCTGCCAATGTTGCCTCCAATTTCTAAAACCTTCTCATTCCCGGTTAAATATTTAACAACCATCTTCTGTTCTGGGACTTCTTCATTTAAACTACCATGTTTAATCTGTAAATTAGAATGTATTATTTTTAGTTTATTATCTATATCTTCTGTTGTTAATGTGGTAATTGTATTATTAATTGCATTAATACTAATTTCATGTTTAAAATCATACTCCGTAAAATTATTATCATGATTTATAAATATAAATTTATGAACACCTATAAGAGGATCTGTAAATAAATCATCTCTATTACAATCTCCAGATGGAATTTTAATAATATTATTTTTCATTAATTTAGAAAAACAAATATCTGTAACATCAATATTATAATCTTTTATACCATAAAAAATTTTCATATAAAATGTCTAAACATTAATAATATTTTAATTAAATTCATTAAAATATTATTAATTAATTTTAATCATAACTATTTAAAGATTTGCGTTCAAAATTACTTATATTATAGAAATGTCACATTTTGCAAATAAAAATTCAGGAACCAATGACGGCAATGTTTTAACTATTAAGACAGTTCAAATCGCCCCCTTTAGAACACTTATGACCGCTTTAAAAGATATTTTATTAGAAACTAATATTTCATTTCAACCTGATGGAATACGTATTATCAATATGGACAAGTCTCACACAATTTTAGCACATTTATATCTAGCAGCGCAAAATTTTGAATCTTATGAATGCAAGAAAGAAAAGATTATTATCGGTGTCAATATGTTCCACTTGTTTAAACTAATCAACTCGATTGACAACGATGATACTCTCACTATTTATATTGAAAATGCCGATTATTTTGACGGAATTGTCTCCCACTTGGCCTTGAAATTTGAGAATGGAGATATTAAGCAATGTAAGACTCAGAAATTGAAATTGATTGAGCCTGACCAGGAGGAGCTTGAGTATCCCGATGTTAAGTTCTCTTCCATTATTAACCTCCCATCTGCCGACTTCCAGAAGATTATTCGCGACCTCTCATGCATATCTGATAAGTTGGAAATCAAATCGGTTGGCAATGAACTTATTTTCAAATGTCAAGGACAATTCGCATCTGCAGAAATTCATCGTGCTGAATCTGATGGCGCAATGGGCTTTATTTTAAAGCAGGACTCGTCTAAAATTATTCAGGGCGAGTTTTCTCTGAAAAATCTCGGCTACTTCATCAAGTGCACCAACTTATGCTCCCAAATTGAGGTCTATTTGGAAAACGACTTGCCTCTTGTTGTGAAGTACGATGTGGCGAGTTTGGGCTCGATACGTCTCTGTTTGGCTCCTCTTCCCTCAACTTAATTTGTTACCATTTATCATAACATAATATTGATTGATATAAATTGTTAATTTTCAAAGAGAAAAAGTGTAAAACCTGCAAATAATATATAAATTTATATTAATATATTATTATAATGATAACTAATCTAGGTAAAAATCGATGTTGTATTATTCCAAATCCACCAAAAGGTCCGGATGGACAAAATGGCACAGGTGGTCCTATTGGAACTTTGGGACCCACTGGATATACTGGACCTACTGGGGATGCTGGACCCACTGGATTATGCTATAGAGGCCCCAAAGGACCCCAGGGACCCCAGGGACCTACTGATGGTTTAATTGGACCCACTGGCACACCTGGTGCTTACATTGTAAATTTTAATTCTAATTTTAAAAATAACACTTTAGTACAATATAATAATAGCGGCTTTACAAATATATCTAGTGCAAACATTATCTTACCACTTGCCGAACAAAAATGGGCAATTAGTTGGGAAATTGTAGAAAAATGCAATGATACTTTAAACAATTTTTACATATATTTAGTAGAAACTTACAACACTAGCAATGTTTATTATCCAAATACATTTTCAACAACTCATCCTTATTATTTATATTCAGGCAACAATAACAATAACTTATATGGTTCCGGAAATGATTATTTAGATTTGTCTGGAACTATAGATAATTATTTTACTATTAAATTAATGCAAACAACTTCATCTGTAGCAACTAAATCCATTAATACATCTAATTTTAATATCACATTTACACAAATTTTATAATTTTATATTATATAAACTATGTCTGGTTATTCAAATTATTATTTTAAAAATTCTTGTTGTGATATTAAGGCAAAAGGTGTTGCAGGAGACACAGGAGCAAAAGGTGAAACTGGACCCATTGGGCCTCAAGGTCATCGAGGTGAAACTGGTCCCAAAGGACCCATTGGACCCACTGGAGCATGTTGTGTAGGTGCCACCGGACCCGCTGGTCCTACTGGACCACCTGGTGGCTTACAAGGACCTATTGGCCCCACTGGAATTGGCACTATAGTAAATATTAATAGTTCCTTTAATTCAATAATTCCTGGACCAATTCAACAATTAACAACAATTCCAACTCCAACTCCAATTGTTTTGTCTGTCACAGGAAAATGGGCTATTTCTTGGTCTATTCAAGAAAATCATTCGTTTACTAGTATTTCTAATAGTAATTTTTATTTGGGATTTAATGATGGCATTAATCCTACTACATATCCTATTGTATTTAATAATATCAATAACTTTTATTTAAATTCTAGTTCTTCTATCACTTGTGGGACTGGAAATGATGTAATTACATTACCAGCAGCTACATATAATGTTGAATTTTATCAAGGCGGTGGAGATGGTTCAACAAATATTACATGTTATTATTCCATTTCATTAACTTTATTACCCCCTTAATAATTTATAATTTATATCGTATAAAACAAATATAAATTATTTATTAACAATATAATATATTAATGTCTAGTTATTCAAATTATTTAGGAGCTAGGAGATGTTGTGCTAATAATACCAGTGGACCGGCGGGACCTAGTGGAGCGTCTGGTAAAGATGGACCAATAGGACCTGCTGGAGTTACTGGAGCTAGTGGAGCCACAGGTCCTCGTGGTTTATCTGGATGTAAGGGACCTACTGGGCCTGCAGGAGCAAGTGGAAGTGGACCAACAGGACAAACGGGCGCAACAGGTGTTACTGGTTACACGGGTTACACAGGACCAACTGGTTATACTGGATACACCGGTTACACTGGACCAACTGGATACACCGGTTACACTGGACCAACTGGATACACCGGTTACACTGGTTATACTGGTTACACTGGACCAACTGGTCCCAGTTCACCTTTTTATTTAGATTATCAGGTAGTGCCGTCCTACCCCTCCGCATTCACGATATCGGGGAGTCCCGTATTACATTTTTCATATGCTATTACCACAAACTCCTGCATTAATGTAGCGGGCACTGTTTTTGGAGCTGGACTCTGTGGAACAAATAATTATACATACACATTATATGAATGTTCATATAATCAATCAATACCTGTTGTTACCGCTATTAACCCTCTCTGTCCATCGGTTGTAGCATCACATGCATTTCCTGACATATGTCAAACTATAAGCCCAAGACTCTTTCCTTGTTCGAGGACAGAACTAGTGAGTGGGCATATTATTAACACACGCTATATGTGCGCTATTACTGACGGACCAGTTACTGGTCCAACTGAGGATGCGTATATTGAATGGCATTGGTATTATTTACACACAACGGGGGTTGGTCCAACTCTACAGGAGCATTACTTTACCGGAAAATTTATATTTGTAGCAAGTGCTGGTTATATTGCAAGTCAATATGCTCTGCATGGTGGTTATGGAGGTAGTTCTCCTCCCTATGGAATAGGAATGTTTAATCCATCAAATCATACCTCCTCATAAAAAAGTATAAAATGAATAAATATAAACAAGTGAAAATTTATATTTATTTTATAACAAGGTAGAAAATTTAATTTCAAAATCATATTTATCAGGCTCTTTATAAGATATTATTTCCTTTACATTTTTATGAAATAATAGAAAAAAATCATCCATGGAATTTTGTTGAAATAGTGAAACCAAATTAATATTATATGTAGTGTTAATTAATGAAATATAATCATTTTTTGTATATCTATCAATAATAAACTCAGTCGTATATATGTCTGGTTCATAGCTAAAGTGTTTCTGTGGTCTAAGAGTTATATTAACATATTTATGATAATCGCAAAAAAATTGTATTAAATTTGTTTTAGAACTAACTGCTAAATCAATGTCATATTTTGATATAAAATTGTCTTTATTTCCGCCGCAAGAAGAGCAAATAATACCTAAATTAGTTGTGATTTTGTTAATAAATTTTTTAGTCATTATTTGTTCTTCTATTGTTGGCTCATCTGGATACATGATGGAAAACGAGTGAAATATGTGCCAAGCAATATGTTGTATTTTAGTTTTTAAAAACATACCCAATGTAAAAGTTTTAATATTTTGTTTGTAAAAACTATTATTATTATTAGCTAATTGTATTAAATTGTCATCAATAAGTGAAAAACTGGTATTTGCATTCGATGTTTTAATTTCTTCCATGTAATATATAATAAATATAAATATTGATTCTTTACTACGTTAAATAACTTTTTTATAATGAAATAAAAAGGTTATATATATATAATAATGGCTTTCACAAGATTTCACGATGATGATGCAAGGATTGCAAAACAATTACAACAACAAACAGACCAAGGTCGCTGGATTCTTGATGTGCCCGGCAATGGCGACAAACCTTGTTACATGTTGGACCCGCAAATTATTCCACAAAAATGGGGCGGCAATTTGTGGACAAAGAGTATTGATATTCAGAGTTCTCTTTTAGGAATAGATAGGCCTTTAAATAGAGATTGTCTGAAACCAAATGAGAAATATATTAAGGGTTCAGAGCCAATTGTATATCCTGTTTGTGATAATCTAACAACAGAACAATCGAGAGCAATTATGCCTGCATGGACTGCCAGAGATTTGCCTCAAAATCATGCATATATTCTGCCAATTGACCCACAAGCTCATACTGAAATGAACTTTAGAAATAATGTTAGTTCAAGAATTTTAGAAAAGGATTATTTTCAGAGAAATGTTGAATGTATAGGGCCGCAAAATAATCAAGATTATATGAAATTGCCGGCGACAACTAACAAAAGTGTCAAGAAAGGTGTGTCAAAGAGTGTGCAATAAGATGTTAATAAAGGTTATAGACCTGAAGTGCAATAATTTATAATTTATAATTTTATACCAATGAAAAAGCAAAGTATTTATAAAGTATTTATAAATACTTTTTAAAAAAAGATATAATATATATATGGAACTCGCAATACCTTTATTAGCATTAGGAGGAATGTATGTTATTACAAATCAATCAAAAACAACTTCCAAACCCAATAAAAATAATTCGAATAATAATAGTAGTACTAACAATGGAAACAATAGTAACAATGCTAGCAAAGAGAACTTTACTGGCATGGGTGCCAAAGCCAACTACTTACCAAACACAAATGTTCCTCCTACAAACTATCCTATTACGAATAATAAGGAACTTATTGACACAGTTCAGGAATATCAGAACCCCAATGTCGCAACTGATAAATATTTCAATCAGAATGCATATGAACAAAAGCAGCGTGCCGGAGGCAAGGTTGATAGCAATATTCAGCAAGTATATTCATTAACTGGAAATTTTATGGAATCTGAACAATTTAGACACAATAATATGGTCCCTTTTAATGGTGGCAAAGTAAAGGGACAAATATACAACAATAATAACGCCGAATCCATTTTAGACAATTACGCTGGTACTGGGTCTCAGGTAATTAAGAAGATTGAACAAGCGCCATTATTTAAGCCACAAGATAACATTCAATGGTCTCATGGTGCGCCCAACATGAGTGATTTTATGCAGTCCCGTGTTGCGCCCGGTTTAAGAAATAATATGGTAAAGCCATTTGAATCAATTAATGTTGGGCCTGGTTTAGGCAAGGGATTTTCTGCTGAAGGTAGTGGCGGTTTCAACTCCGGAATGGAAGACCGGAATGCATGGCTAGACCGCGATGTAGATGAATTACGTGTAAAAACAAACCCCAAATTGGAATATAGTTTAGAAAATCTCCAGGGTCCTGCTGGCTCTTTGATAAAGAATTTAGGAATACAAGGCAAGGTTGAAAAATATAGACCCGATGGTTTCTTTGTCAATTCACAGGACCGCTGGTTAACCACCACTGGTGCTGAAAAGGCTACGCGATTGGTTGCAGATGAAATATTTCATACTTCCAACAGAAACGAGACAACTAAATATGTTACTGGAACACCCAACTCGCATTTAAAGACTGCTGGATATGTTCCAACATCCCATGAAGAGACAAAACGCACACAATTGGAGTGTTTTGATGTGTCGCATTCAAATGCAGGTGGTAGAGGTCCTCACCAAGATGGAGAAGAGTTTTTGAAAAGTCATACAAATTATGCAAATAACCGAAGCGTTAATAGTCAACCACAGACATTTGGTTCGGGATTTTCAGGGGCGATTGGTGCCGTTATTGCGCCAATTATGGATGCATTTAGGCCATCTAAAAAGGAAGAATATAGTTGCAATATGAGAATATATGGAAATCTTGGTGGCGAAGTGCCTTCAAATTATGTTCAAAGTGCTGGCGATATTCCTAATACGACAGTTAAAGAAACAACATTGTATCAACCCAATAGTTATATTGGAAACCAAATTAATGGTGCATATCAGGTTAACGAACATCAGTCAATTGCGAATCAACGTGATACAACAAGTGACATCTGTCAAATGAACCCGGCTGGTGGCGCTGGTTCTAAACATGGGTCTAGACAATATGACGCAGTTTACAGACAAACTAACAATAGTACTAAAGAGAAATTGGTTGCTGGTAGAATCAATCAAGGTAACGCCAAGAATTTCAATTCATCGGTTAATATGTCAATGTCAAAATTAGATAGTGATAGGGAGAATAATCGTTTATGGGCGCCAAGTGCTACTTCAGCATCTGGGCCATCAATGCAAACATATGGAACAACAAATGCACCGCAATACGTCAATGCTTATCAAGATAACAACCGAATCGACCCTGGATTGTTAGATGCATTTAAAGCTAATCCTTACACACATAGTTTGTCAAGTGCTGTATAAATAAACTATCAAATAAATATAATAAAATAACAAATAATTAGAATAAAACTTACAATAAATCATATATTTAAATAATACGCTTTATTTAAATATAAAAACACTAATTTATTATTAGATAAACTAACAAATGTTAAATATTCATCAAAATATAAAGGACAAATTGGATTATTTTCACAAAAATAAAAGAATTCCTAATATTATTTTCAATGGTCCAAGTGGTAGCGGTAAAAGCAAGTTGGTGAATGATTTCATCACCTTGATATATGATAACAATAAGGAAAAAATAAAAGATTTTGTGATGTATGTAAATTGTGCGCATGGTAAAGGCATTAAATTTATTAGAGACGAATTGAAATTCTTTGCAAAGACGCATATTAATTCAAATGGTGGCGATACCTTTAAAAGTATTATCTTATTGAATGGAGATAAACTAACAATGGATGCACAATCGGCGCTAAGAAGATGCATTGAATTGTTTAGTCATAATACACGTTTTTTCATTATAGTTGAAGACAAGTATAAAATGTTGAAGCCAATTTTGTCGCGATTTTGTGAGATATATATTCCTGAACCGGAATACAATGGTCAAATAATAAATCTTTACAAGTACAATTTGGACCAAACATTTAAAATGGAAAATATTAAAAAGCAACGACTGGATTGGCTTAAAACAGAATTAGAAAAACACATGAATAATAAAATATCCGAATTATCTTTGCTAACATTTGTAACAAAATTGTATGAAAAGGCATATAGTGCATTGGATATTATTCAGTTGTTAGAAGATGGTTGCATAAAGATTCCAGATGAGAAGAAATATGAATTGCTTATCGCGTTTAATAAGGTGCGTAAGGAATTCAGAAACGAGAAATTATTGTTTCTATTTGTGCTTAATTTTATCTATTTGGACAACAAAATTGTCTTGGAAAATATTTCATTCATGTAGGAATAGATTACATTTATTTTTTCTGATTAAATAATAATAATTAATTATTATATAATAATGGGAAAAAACACTATTAATAAACAAACCATAAGATTTGTTAAAGGTGCATGTAAAGGAACCACAGGAAATCCTAGTTGCAATAAGCGAGTAATGTCTGGGAGTGTGTGTTCGTGTAACGTATGTTGCATTACTTATTAATAAGATTATGGCAATTTCATAATGGAGCCAATACAATTGCTCAATATAATAGAAATATTAACTTAATAAAATATTAACTTAATATTTGGATTCATTTGCTAGCGCTTTTTTCGATAGTAACCGCTTTAGCAACATTTTTTACAATTTGTGAAATATTGTTAGTTTGTTCTTCACTAGTGCCGCCCGACATGGAGTTCATAACAATTTTCATATATTGGTCATTTTTCTTTGAATCTGCGTCACAGCATCCAGGATTATTATTCTTCCAAATTGGTATTTGTTTTATATTCTGATTTGCCACTTGTTTAATAGCATTTTTAAGAACTGGTGTCCCATCAGTTTCCTTTGCCCATTGATTATTATCTTTAATATAAAGCACATCTCGCTTCAAATCGCTACAATGAATTGGTCTTTTATACGCATCCAATTCATTAAGCCCATTAATGAATATTCTTGATACTCCTTCAACGTAACCCAATTGACCAAAATTTTCAAGGTCTGTTAGTCTCATCTTAATTGTATCAACAAATTCATTAATATTAAGTGCGTCTTTGCATTTCTCATTTAGAAATACTTGTAAATTAAATGTATTATTATTAATATTGTTGCAATTAGTATTTGTATTTGAAATAGATGTTTTGGAGGCCATTTCAACAATTTGTTGTTGTTGGGAGAGCATAATTTTGCGTAATTCTTGATTTTCAATCATTTGAAGACGCATTAGGTCTATAATTTCTTTGGTAGATGGTTCAATTGCAACTTTATGGTCTTCACTATTTTGATTTTGGGCATAATTACATTTTTGTTTATGTTTCCAAAGTCCGCTCTTGTTTTCGTAATGTTTTCCACACTCACAATCAAAGTTGTCTGATGGTTTCCATTTTGTTCCACTTTTGGATACAAAAGTTTCCATGTTAAAAATATGTCTCTTGGTCTTAAAATGTTGAATGATATGTTGCTTCTTAGAGCATATATAGTCACATAAATTACATTCATAATTTTGTGAGATTTTTGTGAGATTTTCACTAAATTCGATTGCCGTTTCACTATTTTTAGTTTCCATATAGTGTATAAAATAGTGAAATATTATATTTTGCAGGTTTTTACGAAAAAATATGCTCACAAAATTTTCACGCAAAAAAAATAATTGTGAGCATCTCAGTCAAAAACGTGTTTTTACCCCTTTTTCAAAACTATATTTGGTTTCCAAGTTTTGGACATTTTTAAAAATGTCCAAATTTCATTTCCCTTTTGACTTTTCAGGAAAAAGTTGTTATTGTGATGGAGAAACCTAAAAGGCTAGTATATTTTGTTACCTTTTATGATAAGGAAAAATGAAAATCGTAAATAATCACCTTTTTTAGTAATAATTTTGATAGTAAATTTAGCAATAAAAATAAATCCTATTTGTTTTAATTAAGTTTAAAAGGATAAAATATAAGGTCAAATATTTACATAAACATGGATGATTTCAATGTTAGTTCATTACACGAATCAAAGAACGAATGGGGTGCCCGTTTGCTAACAATTTTGACGCCATTAATTATTGAAGGATTTAAGTCCATATTTGATGAGTCTATTACGCTTTGCAAAACAAACGGCGAAATGGATAAATATTTGATGACATTTCAAAACTTAATTGCTCGTATTCCGAAGTGGAATGCCAACATTATTGAAACAGAAAGAAAGCGAATTATTGAGAAGAGTTGTTGCAACTATTTAGAAGAATTGGTTACATGTGTTCATATTATTCAACTTAAGTTGCTAACTGCTATGCGTGTAGGACAAAAACAGAAGAAGATTGATATTAATATCCCCAAATTAGACGATTTTATTCATAAGGCTTATGTGAATGTGGCTAGAAAGATATATAAGAATGTTTATTTATTTGAAATTAATAATATGCCGTTGCAAGTGCAAAAGAATAATCGAGAAATGGAATTAATAGTGCAAGAGTGTATTTTAAATGCTGTAAGAGAAAGTATTCCAATTGAGAGTATTTTGAGGGCATATATGGATGAGACGATAGAAGAAGATGTAGTAGAAGAAATTAAGGAGCAACTTGTAGAGAAAAGTGCGCCAATTAATGCTCAGGGTGAGACGGAGTTTATTTCAGAGGTTAAGGAAAAAGAAAAAGAGAAAGAAAAAGAGAAAGAAAAGGAGGTTCATGCATTGGAGTCAAATGTGCAGTCAAATTCTCTCAAATTTAATGATATGGATTCTATGTTAGACGATAATAATAAGGAACAAATAGTAAGCGCTCCAAAGACTATTGAAAGATTAGAAGAAATTAGTGCATTAAGGAATATTCAAAGAAAGATGGAGGAGGAAGAAGAAGATAACAATGATAAATTAAAAATATCTGACCAAGACATTGAACTGGGTAATTTAGATATTCATGTTATCGGACAACCGGGCGTCAAATTGGAGCCAGATTTGTTGTTAGATGATATAGAAATATTATCATAAGTTATCACAATAAATTGATAAAAATGCGTTAATAATGAAATAAGAAACTAAAAATATATTGTAAAATGGACAATATATTTTTAATAGCAGGAATAATATCAATAATATATTTTATTGCAAAATTCTTGGAAATGCGATTTATTGAGAAGGAGAGTAAGCCATTAAAGTTTCTTGTAAGAGACACATTGGTTGTTTATGTTAGTGTAATTGCAGGAAATTTTGTATATGAACAAGTGACACCGGTAATTGTAGAAAATATTATGATACCATCTGCTCCAATTGCATTCACTGATAATCCTCCGTTTTAATAATAATTAAATATAATTAAATAATCCAATATTTAATTATTAATATCCATTATTAATCATTTATATTTTGTTATTATCTAAAAATTGTAGTGTTAATTTTTCAATTAGCAATAACTCGAAATCATTTTTCTTTTCTTTTTCTAAATTTAAAAATTTATCAACAATCACCTCCCTATAAACTCTTTTTAATATATAAACGCACCAATACAAATTAAGTATTAAAAATGCAAAAAGAGCTCCAATAGCAAGGTTGCGAATATTGGTGCAATCTTGAATTGCAAATATTTTTGTTAAAAAATCTTTATTAAAAATTATATCTTTTAAAAATATAAAACAACGATGGTAAATAAAGGTTGTTACCAATAAAAATTCATTGAATGGTTTTATTTTTTTAATTATTGTTGTTAATAATGATACATCGTCTATTTTATTTTTAAGATATTCTTTAACCCAGATATTAATGTTAACAAATATTGTACTGGTTTCAAATAATATAATTTTACATACAATATTAGGTATTATATCAATCGCAAAATTAAATGTAATTCCATATAAAATAAGCAAAATAGTTAACACATGATGAATTATTGTTTCATATTGGTTTGTTAGTTGATAAGGTTTTGCAATGCATACATAAATTTGTATAAATAAATCTATAAATAAATTTGTTAAATACAAATATGATAAATTTTTAAACCATTTTTTATCACCTGTTTTAGTATACTCATTCATAAACATTATACAACATGATGCATTAATGAATGATAATATGCTTGAAAAAATAGGAATATGTTGCAACATGTTTACTAATTTATAATATATTATATATCCTGTATTATTCCTTATTAAGATTAGATTTATCCAATTGTTCGTTAATTGTAACTAATTCTTCACTTTTATTTGTTTCGCTTATAATTGGTGTTTCAACTTCAATCTCTTTGCTGATTGTAATGGGCGTTTCAACTTCAACTTCATCAATCTCTTTGCTGATTGCAATAGGTTTTTCATCTACACTTGTTTCAGTAGTATCAATGTCCGATTTCTTTTTCTTATTAGGATTAATAAACCCTTTAATCTTTTTAGATGTATTTTTAAAAATTAAAACTAACCAATAAAGGTTAATTATTATAAATCCAATAAGAAATAAAAATACAATCCTATTTATATAAAATAAATTGTTAGTTGTTGGAGATAATAATCTAATATAAACGTCTAGGTTAAATACAACATTTTTAAAAAACTGATAAAATCGTACATAAATAAATAATGGTAAAAAACATATATAATTTATCATACTTATTTTGTTGAGGACGGATGTCAAAAATGTAGGTTCATTTTTAGAAGTAAAATCAAGATAATTTTTTATTAAAATATTAGTAGATAAAAGGAGAGTGCTAGATTCCATTATTAAAAATGATTGCAATAGATTATTGTCGACAAAATTAAATATAACTCCCCATATTATAAATATTATGGAAATTAAATGGTGTAAAATATACTGAGAACGTTCAATTATTCCAATGTAACAATCAAGACAAAAATCTATTAATAAATATGTTAAAAACATATATGAAGAATATCTAAGCCATTTGTTGTTATTTGTCTGATTATATTTATAAACAGAAAACACGCATAATGCAGAATTTATTAAAGATAGAACGTTTGAAAATGTAGATATACTTACTAAATTATTAAACATTGTAATTTATTAAGTAAAATATAAAATTATTAATTATTTAACTAAATAATGAAATTATTCCTTATTATCCCTATTCAACAATATTTGAGATGTTATTTTTTCAATTAATAATAATTCAGAATCTTTTTCTTTTTCTTTTGAACACTTAGTATTTTTTGCAATCAGCTTATACAAAGATGATAATATTATATAACTCCAATAAATATTAAGAAGAACTAATATCAAAAATAACCCAATAACAAATCTATTTAAAAAATAAAAGCCATCTTGAAGCATTTTAATCCAATTATGTTTATAATAAATAATGTATTCAAAACATTTGTAAACTCTAAAATAAATAAAAAGTGAAGCAAAAATTATTTCATTAATTGGTTGTATTTTTTTAATAAATATTAAAAATGGTGAATTTTCTTGTTTCTCTTTCTCCTTTTCTATAAAATCCATATATTTTTTAATCCAAAACCGAACATTCAAAAATATAGTACTAGTTTCAAATAATAATACTTTTTGCACAGCATCAGGAACAATATGAATGCCAATTTTATAACCCCAAAAGTACAATAACATACATAATATATGATGTAAAATTGCCTCATAATATTTAGTCTTACCGGTATTATCCTTTACACAAGCATATATATTTAAAAATAAATCAACAAAGAAAAATGTAAAAAGTATGTAAGATAAATTAGAAATCCATTTTATATCCTTTGTTTTTTGATATTTATACATATAAAATGTGCAACAAATTGAATTTATAAATGATAAAATGCTTGAAATTATAGGTTGTGAAGTAGTATTAAATATTTTATCTAACATTTATAAGTAAAAAATATTTAATAAATTAAAATCTATCTTATTAAATTATTACCTGCCTGTCCAAACCTTTGTAATTACTCCAGGAACCTTTCCTTTATTAAAATCACTAATATAATTAGTATAATTATATTTAAATGACTTATAATGAAGGAAAATTTCTCCACATAAAGATTTAACTTGCATTAAGTTGTTATATTCAATGTTAAATAATATTCCCAATATTCTTTCTAAACCACATCTATCTCTTCTACATTTTATGACATTTACTAAATTGCTTAAATTATATTTTTTTTCTAACAAAAGTAAAAAATTATGATTTATGTAACATTGACCTCCAAAACATAAGTTTAATTGTTTTTTGATAGTAATTCCTAATATATTTATTTCATTCCCCATTAGTTCTTGTTTGACATAATTATTATTTTTTAAGAAACTTGATATGCGTAATAAATTATTAAGATGTTCTTTATCATATGGATGATGCCATAATGGAATTACAGGAAAATTAAAAGTTTCAAATGGAATATGTTTATGAAAAAATAAACTATCATGCACAATAACTGCATTTTCAAACCATTTATTTTTCAAAAAATATACATAAGGTAAAAGTTCACCTCTGCCGGGATATTCAGATTGTATTATTTTAATATTTTTATATTCATGATAAGATTTAACAAATTTATAATTGCTATTATCATCAATAATAATAATTTTTCTTAAAGGATAGTGTGTTCTAATAAGCTTTACACAATGATTCCAATATTCATTAGTTTGGCGTGAATTAACATGTCTTGTAATTATAAATCCATAACTCATTTATAATATAATATAATATATATTATATATTAGATAAATTGGTATAATTAAACATTGTATTAATTTAATTTGTAAATAAAATAATTTGCATTAAAGTCTTGAATTTATTAAATATTTATGAAATATATGATGGTAAATCGTCAATGTTTATAATTTGTTCACCCTTTGCTAAACTATTCTTTTGACAAACAAATTTACTAAACTCTGGTCGTTCAAGTTGCGCCACTGGTGTATGATTATGAACGCATCTTGAAATCATTTTATACAACTTGAAGTCTGGATAACGTTCGACACCATTATTTTTGTAAAGAACATTAATTCCATTATCATCAATACACCATTCTACAATTAACTTAACAATTGGTTCACATTCATTTTGTAAACTTGTTAAATTCTTTATATCATCAACATCATCTACAATGTAATCAAAAATAGAACATGCTAAACGGCATAAATCAAAACTGAAATTAGGTTCTAAACGCGGTTTCTTGTCATTAAAATATGGTTCAGTATTGTATTGTGTTGCCGCATCACCCCCTAATTGAAAACTATCACTACAAAATGTTTTACCACCCAATTTATAAATGGCACGTCCAAAATCTATTATTTTGAATATTTTTCCAAAAGTTGGAACCTTGTAATATTTTTTTTTGTAGCAATAATTTATGTATTTTTTGTTAGTTGAAACATACATTATGTTATTAGTATGAAGGTCATTGTGAGTAAATGAAAATGTCTTTTGATAAGTAATTAGTATCATAATTATTTGCATTAAAGCTGAAAACCATTCGTCGTGTGATAAATCATTATTCATAATTAAATCGTCAAATGTGCTCTCGCAATTTTCCATGCAAATAACTTGCACGGGGAATTTGGGAAACGTTGCAAATAATGTTTCTTCTTCAATGTCAGAATAATCGCTGGAATTATCACTATTATGTTCATTTGCATCATTTGTATCAGCATAAAGGTCGACAATTTCATTATTACATTCATTATTACATTCATTATTACATTCATTATTACATTCATTATCTGAACCGGACCCTGAATTGATTGCAACCTTATCACACTCATCGCAATCATCTATTATATCATTTTCATTTGTATGAGATGTTCTTGAAGAACAAGTAGAACCAGATTTAAGTGTTTCGGATTTCTTTTGTTCAATAATATTAAATTGATTGGAATTCATTATATCCACTAATTCAACATTCAAATTTTTTACATCAGCCAATGTGATATGATTTCCATCACTAGCATTTAAGCAAACATTGTTATCTTGAGCAAAAGATTCTTGAGTAAAAATATTCTCAAAAATGGTTTCATCAATGGATTTAGCAGATAGTAAAGATTTTTGCGACCCATTAGAAATATTTAATGGTTTCAATATTTTCACATCATCATCATTAGTGATTAAATGATTATAATCTTCAACATTAAATAGAATATTTTGTTTTTTGACAAAGAATTCCGATTTAATTAAATAATCCAAATCATCAATTATATTAACTTTATAATTATTTTTGATGGCTAAAAAAGAGCCATAATAATCAACGCCATGAATGAATTCGTGACTATTTAACAATTGACTAGTTAGATAACAAAAGAAGCCGTCAATATATGAAGAGTTGTTAGTATCTTCGAGTTTAGGGTGAGTATTTATGGACTTATCAAATGATGGTAGATTGAAAAGTGTCTGGTCATTGTAATTGTATTTGCCAACTATGTATTTGAATGGGTCTAATAATGGAGCCATCTTGAAGAATACTTTTTGTGTCATTGTGAAGTCCTCAATATCCGAAATATTCTTTAATTTGCAAGTAAATATATTATCTGATTTCTCATTATCCTTGTCTTTCACATCAGATACAGACCATAAATGGTTAAGATTGATTGCGTTACAATTGGTGTTATTTAATGAGAAAAATCGGTCATAAATGGGAATGTAGTTCTGCACATTTGACAGGTTAATTCGTTTGTTAGTTTGAAACTTGTTAAAGAGATTAATATTCTTTCTCTTTTGATAATTAACACTAAACATGGTTGTTGTCATTAGCAAATAAAAATATAAATATTAATAATATTTAACTCATTTTTTCCTAAACAACTAACAAAATAGGAATAATTTGAAAATATAGGAGAAATAATTAAAATACAAATATGCAAATTATTTAGTTATTGCGTTGAACAAAATAATTCTTTTATAAGAATATAAATATAATGAATTTAGATTTAAGACGTTTTGATATGAAGAGTATCAGTTTCAAGCCAAATGAATCAAAGGGTCCCGTAGTTGTTTTAATTGGTCGTCGTGATACTGGTAAATCATTTTTGGTAAGAGATTTATTATATTATCAACAAAGTATTCCGATTGGCACAGTTATATCTGGTACAGAAGAAGGTAACGGATTTTATGGAGCTCTAGTTCCCAAATTATTCATTCATAATGAATATAATACTGCAATTATTGAAAACATATTGAAGCGCCAGAGGCAGGTTTTGAAACAGATTAAGAAGGAAATGGAGCAATTTAAACGCTCAACGATTGACCCTCGAACCTTTGTGATTTTAGATGATTGCTTATATGACAACACATGGGCGCGTGATAAGATGATGCGACTTTTATTTATGAATGGTAGACATTGGAAGGTCATGTTAATCATCACAATGCAATATCCGTTGGGCATTCCGCCGACACTGAGAACCAATATAGATTATGTTTTTATTTTAAGAGAGCCGTATATTGCCAATAGGAAGCGAATTTACGAGAATTATGCAGGCATGTTTCCCACATTGGAGTCATTTTGCCAAGTGATGGACCAATGCACTGAGAATTATGAATGTTTGGTGATAAATAACAACGCCAAGTCCAACAAATTACAAGACCAAGTGTTCTGGTATAAAGCCGACGCACACAATGACTTCAGATTGGGGTCAAAAGAGTTCTGGGAATTATCCAAATCAATCAATGATGAAGATGAAGATGAACAATATGACCCAAATAATGTGAAGAAACGTGGTCAGGGACCAAAAATTGCGGTTAAAAAGACCAAGTGGTAATAAAATATTTGATTATGTAATAATTTATATTATTAAATAATTATATGAATAACACTGATAATATTAATAATGATGGTTTAGTAACAAAAATTATAGCATTTTCAAAAAATATAGCAAATGGTGGTCTTTTTCCCAAATACGCGTATATCAAATTATTTAGACCTTTTGTTAACAATAGTAATGATTATATTTTTTATATAGACGGATGGACAATAACTCATTTATTTAGTGGTTTATTTTTTGGGTATCTTTATTTATATCTTAAATGGAAACCTGACCGATTTGTTATAACGGCCTTTTTAATTAGTTTTATATGGGAATTATTTGAGGGCGCTTGTGGTGTCATAGGAATAAAAATGAGAGGAGCTGATAGTTTAATTGATTCTATAACTGATATTTTATTTTTTATGTTAGGCGCTGAAATCGCTTATAAAAATATTAGGACTATTAAATAAACCCTTACAAAAAGAATAAAAATGCAATTGCAAACGCACACACTATTTGTAATGAAAAAAGTGACCTAGCTAGAAAAGTCTTACATTTAATATCTACATAAGCCGTAGTTGTCTGAAAATTAATTGACATGATTAAAGCAATCCCCAATTTATTATCTAAAAATTGTTTCTTTGGAAATCCTTCTTGTATAAAAAAATACTTATCAAAATTACATAATAATGCATAATAAATGCCAGCAAAAATAAGTGTGCAACAAATTTGGATTGCAAACAAATTAAAGTATTTGACATATGCTTCAGGGACTAGACCAAAGAAATTTCCAAAAATCAAAAAATCCTCATATATTCTTGGCTTTGCATTGGTTTTAGTATTAGTATTAGTGTTAGTAGTTGTTGCATTTGCAGTAGTATTAGTTGCATTTGCAGTAGTATTAGTATTCGCATTCGTATTTATATTCGTATTTGCAGTATTATCTACATTTGCATTTGCATTAGTATTTCCATAATTATAGTAGTTACTCATTTAAAATAATATAATATAAAAAATAATTCTATTTTTATATTGTATTTAGACTCCTAAATAACACACTACGAATTTAATCAACTCGTTCCATGCTATCCTCCTCCTTTTTTACAGCAAAGGGTCCGCTAATCAATTCAGACCTACCATAATCACTTTGGCCAATAACAATATTATCCCCATCAAACAACTCGCTTCGAATATCAGCCGCAGAAATAGCATCAGTCTTGGAAAACTTAGCATCCTCAACGCCAATTAGATTGCCATCATTATCAATATCTTGAGTAATGGTGCTGCCATGCTTCTCTGCATTCTTCTTATTATCATCAATGGCCTTCTGTTTTGTCTCCTTGACGCGCTGCTCAAATGCATTTTTGGCAACAGACTCATTCTTCTGCTTCTCCTGCGCCAACTGATTGAGTTCCTCCTCCATATACTCGACACGTCCAGTCTTGTAAGCCTCAGGGTCCCAACACAACCACTGACCCACGGGGCCGACAAATACGTCAAAACTGGGGTCAGTCTCTCGCAACAATTTGGCACGCATCTCAGCCTCCTCTTGTGTTGCAAAATTGCCTCTGGACTTGAAACCTCTAACAGATGTCTGGAAGTTATTTTTAATATTAAACTGCTTCTCGAGTTCATCCTCATTCTTATCCAAAAATGTTTTGTAATCATCCTCAATCGAAGAACTAACAATATTCTCTCTCTCCTCCTTAACAAATCCTTCGTAATCCTTCATAACATCTTCAAAGTTTAACTTATATTTGAATGACATGAAATTAATAAATTGATGAAACTTCTCCATAGATTTAGAAAATTCCCATTTCTTTAGGAATTCTTCGAATAAAAACATCTCTCTTTGCTTCAAAATTTTCTCAGGGGTAATAAAAGAAAAACAACCAAATTGTTGTCCAGCAATTGGCTTGTCAAGTTCCAATAAGTCAACATATTTAGGATTCTCTGAACCATCTTTTCGCAACTTTCGTTCAAAAGCCAGTTTTTTGGCAACATTCGATTTTGACTTTCCACTCATTATATATTAATTTAGTTCTTCGTTTTAAGTTTTAATTTATTAAATTATTATTTTTTTCTTTTTAATTTATATAAGAATGGCCATGTTTAATGTTGCTGAACTAGTTAAGAGAATTGTTAAGTACTTGATAGAGGGTTTAATGGTTGCAATTGCAGCCTTTGCTATTCCCAAGAAGTCTTTGAATATGGAAGAGATTATATTGCTTGCTCTAACTGCCGCTGCCACGTTTGCCATTTTGGACACATATATTCCTAGTATGGGTGTGTCGGCGCGCACGGGCGCCGGATTTGGTATTGGTGCCAACTTGGTTGGATTCCCCGGTGGACTCTAAATACTACCTTTTTCCGCTGCGCTTATGAAAGGTGGAGCCAAAAAGGTTTTGCGCATATGAAATAGTATCTAAAAACCAAACAAATAAATAATTAAATAATATATAATATTCTCAATATAATATATTATGGATAAAGGTAAACTAACATTAGCCGATTTAGCAGTTTCTCCCAGTTCAAAATCAAGGTCAAGGTCAAAATCACCAAAGTCAAAATCTAGGTCAAGGTCCAAATCTAGGTCTAGATCCTCATCTGGTTCTTCCGGTTCATCTGGCTCTAGGTCTAACCCAATGGCAAAAACCCGAAGACATGGTGACAATCGTAATCCTCTAGATGTTACTAAAGGGCCTGGATATGGAAACCTAGCAAAGACCCGGAGACATGGTGATAATCGTCATCCTTTATCTTATACCAAGGGTCCTGGATATGGAAAGTTGGGAAAAACAATAAGACCAAAATAAATTTATTAAATAGTTGCAATAAATTCCCAATCTAATTCAACACACATTTTCTTCCATGTTTCATCTTGCTCAATGAGTTTCTCTCTATCTTTTAACATGGGTATATCTTCTAAGAAATGTTCTTCACCTAGCAATTCACAAAACTTATAAAGAACGTAATAATAATTTAAAAAGTTGACACGATAATCAGGGCAAGTCTTTGCATATGGTGATTGAATCTCCATAAACAAATTGCATAAAATTTCCTCCAATTCGGGGCTAAACACGGGAGGTTTAATGCCCAACTTATTTTTAATAAATGCTATATGCTCATAATATTTATTAAACCCAAGTTTTTTAAGGATTTCCTTAGTTTTGTAATGTGTTAGTTGTTCCAAATTAATGCGTTCTTTTTTGATTTGTTGTTGTATTTGTTCAACAACATCATCGGGAATTTGAGTGGTTTCTTTGCCTTGAAATTGAGCCAAAATTTCCTTAAAATGATTAATTTTTTTATATGCATAGAAGCATACTTCTTTGGGAGGTTCTTTATACGAGGGTTTTTCATTTTCAATTAGATAAGGAATACTAACAGCACATTCATTGCAAATCAAAACGCCTTCGTCATCAAGTGGTATTAATTCGCCCTTAAAACAACTCTGACAAATATCAGTAACTCTTATAAATGAATTCATGTCAAGAAATGATTCATCAATATTACATAAATATTTTTGAACAATGTTTTTATTTTTATTTTCACTGCCGTTTTGTTCTTGTTCAACACGTTGAATTTTAAAGAAATTGAATAACATTTGACTTTTAGATGTGTTATTGTTATTATTATTATTATTATTATTATTATTATTATTGTTATTATTGTTGTTATTATTGTTAGTATTATTACTATTGTTAGTGTCATTTATTTCAGCATTATCAATATTCTTTTTATTTTCAAAGTATTCAAAAATATATTTTGAGTTATCGAGGAAATAATTATTTTTCTTTTCCTTTAAATCCTTGATAGTTTCATTAATTTCCCTAAGCCGGTCTTTAATCTCCATTATTTTTTCAATAGAAATTTTAATATCATTATCTTTTTCTAATTGTTGTTTTAAATAATATCTTTCTTCTTTTAATTTAGGTATTGTATCACATTCATCTTTCGAAAAATCATTCATAAACTCCTTATGCTTTCCATCCAATGTGGTTGAATACCTTTTACAAATCTTTATTTTTTTTGCAGTTTTTGGCTTAAAAGATGGCATATTGTAATACTTATATTATATTGAATTAATTTTTTTAATTTGAAATTTACAAAGAATATATAAATAAGTTTAAAGATAAATTATTGTTTCAAATGTTATTTTAATGGATATTGAAATAAATGTTTCAGAGGCAAATACAAAGGCAAATACTGACAATAAACAAATAGAAATAGATAAAATTAAATTTCAAAAAATGGTGTTTTTATACAATGCTTTAGAAAATGGTTGGTCAATTAAGAAAAGAAATGATTCTTATATTTTTACAAAAAATCATGAAGGTAAAAAAGAAATATTTGAGGAATCATATTTGTCCATATTTATGAAAGACAATGCCGACATTAATAAAATATTAAAATAATATGTAGGTAAACATTTAATAAAAGTGTGTTTTAATTTAATTTAATTTAGCAATTAAATTAAAATTTCAAAATTTATTTTCTTTAGGGATTATATAAAATGGGAGGCGGACTTATGCAACTCGTAGCTTACGGCGCTCAAGATGTTTACCTTAAAAGCCTGTAGGGTAGAAAAACATCGGGGAATATCGAAAAAATAAGATATTTGTAAAACCCTTTGTGGATTCTAGATTTAGAACCACTGATGTTAATTAGGGATACTACAAAACATGTAGTATGAAAATCCCTAGTGAGAAAATCAAACTGCTTGAAACCCCTAAAACTTATTCTACTAAGCAATTTTTGTGAGAAAGTTGTGGCCAAGAAAAAAAACTTGGGTATAGTAAAAATGAATAAGATAGATTCAAACTTGAAATATTTGAAAAAAATGGGCAATGAGCATCCAAGCTTCTTAAAAATTTTAAATAAATGTAACATAAAAAGAATATTAAATATAAAATGGTATATTGATATAGAAAAATAAAGATGGAAACTCTAAATGAAATAATAGTAGAACAACAATGTGTTAAATGTGGAAATAATAAATGTATTGATAAATTTAGACAATATAATAGTACTTCACATTCTAATACATGTAAAAAATGTTTAAATGATATGGATAAAATAAGAAAGAAAATTCAAAGGCAAAAAAAAATAGAAAATTGTTTGGCAAAATGTGAAAAATGTGATAATGAAAAGACATTAAACAATTTTGCTAAGTTAAAAAAATTCTATAAGAAAAAAATTTGCTTAGATTGTTATCCACAATTTTTAAAAGAACAAAAAACGGAATGGTGCAAAAATGAACATAATACAAATATGAATTACAGAATTAAAAAATCATTGGCAGCCCGTTTAAGAAATGTTCTTAATAAAACAGACACTACTATGAATTATATTGGATGTAACATTCAATATTTTAGAGAATGGATTGAATACAATTTTACAGAAGAAATGAATTGGGATAATTATGCTTCCCTTTGGTCAATAGACCACATTATTCCAGTATGTAAATTTGATTTAACTATTGAAAATGAAAAATTAAATTGTTGGAATTGGTCAAATATGATGCCAGTAACAATAAAATACAATTCATCTAAAAAATCTATAGATATAGAACAAATAAATTATATTATTCAAAAAATAGAAAAATTTAAAGAAGAAGGTTCAACGACTAAATGGTTTTCGAGTGAATTTATATTAAATATGGAACTAGTTTTAGTAAAAAATAAAACAAATGCATTAAATGCAGATATAAAATCATTTTAAGATATAGTCTAATCCTTATTGAAAGATAAGGTAGAGGAAATGTACAGGTAATCCTCAAATCACCTTCTGGAAGGTCACTTACAGAAGGTACACAAACTTTGCCATCGAATCGATTGAGCAAACTTTCAACGGCCAGGCCGATTTTGGACGCAGAGTTCAATGCGTTATCTCCAGAAATGGTGACCTTGCTTACAGAACCTATTTGCAGGTGACTCTCCCTGAGATTAACCAGCTCATGGGCATCGCTTCCTTCTCAGGCAGTTATGGTGCAACTGGTGTTTATGCTCGTTGGTTGGACTTCCCCGGTGAGCAACTCATTGCCCAGGTTGAGGTCGAGATTGGTGGCCAAAGAATTGATCGCCAATATGGTGACTGGATGCACATCTGGAATCAGCTCACCATGACTGCTGAGCAACAGCGTGGATATTTCAAGATGATTGGTAACACTACCCAACTTACCTTCATCACTGACCCCTCTTTCTCTGAGGTTGATGGTCCTTGCGACTCCTTGGCTCCCCGTCAAGTTTGCGCTCCCAGAAACGCTCTCCCTGAGACCACTCTATATATCCCCCTTCAATTCTGGTTTTGCACCAACCCCGGTCTTGCTCTGCCTTTGATTGCTCTCCAATACCACGAGGTCAAGGTCAATCTTGATATCCGTCCTATTGATGAGTGCTTGTGGGCTGTCACCACCCTGTCTTGCAACTCTGGAGAAGCCTCTGCTCAACCCAATATTTCTAAGGGTCAAGCCTCGGCTGCCTATGCCCTAAACCAATACACTCCGGGCCGCCCCGTGCCTGCCGCCATTGCCTATAACCAGTCTTTGGTTGCTGCCTCTTTGTACGTTGATTATGTGTTTTTGGACACTGATGAGCGCCGAAGATTCGCCCAGAACCCCCATGAGTACCTCATTACCCAGCTCCAGTTCACTGGTGATGAGTCTGTTGGTTCTTCTAGTAATAAGATCAAGCTCAATTTTAACCACCCCGTTAAGGAGCTTATCTGGATTGTCCAGCCCGATCAGAACGTTGACTATTGCTCATCTTTGGTGTGCGATGCTCTCCTGTTCAAGGTCCTAGGTGCTCAACCTTTCAACTACACCGATGCCATTGATGCTTTGCCCAACGCTATCCACGCGTTCGGTGGCCCCGCCTCCGTTGCTGCTGATTCCCGTGCCTTCATTGATGCTCGTGGTCTGTTCAATGATGCCGGTGCTCTTGACTATGACATCCCTGTTGGTTTCACTGGATACTGGCATGGTCCCCAGAATCCTTACAATGAGGCCAACATGGGTGGCCCCGCTGTTCCCCAGAATGCTGCCGCCACCCAAGCTATCCCCGCTGATATCCTTGCTCAACTCAAGGATTTGTCCTCTGGTCACCTCGAGAACTCCACAGTTTCCGATGCCGGCACCTTTGTCATGACTGAGGCGTCTCTTGACCTCCACTGCTGGGGACAGAACCCCGTCGTCACCGCTAAGCTCCAACTTAACGGCCAAGATCGTTTCTCTGAGCGCGAAGGAACCTACTTCTCGTGGGTCCAACCTTACCAGTCGCACACCAGATGCCCCGATGAGGGTATTAACGTGTACTCTTTTGCCTTGAGACCTGAGGAGCATCAACCCAGCGGCACGTGCAACTTCTCCAGAATAGATAACGCCACTCTCCAACTTGTTCTTAGTAACGCCACAGTTGAGGGAACCAAGACTGCCAAGGTCCGTGTCTATGCCACTAACTACAACGTGCTCAGAATCATGAGTGGTATGGGAGGCCTCGCGTATAGCAACTAAACGATTTGTTACGATTTATCGTCTTGTTGTTTATATCAAATTTTAATAATTAAATTAATGCTTTTTAATTATTAAAGCAAAAAACAATATAAAGACAAGCCTCTATATAAAATGAGCATAGACATAGTAAACCTTATTGAAAGCAATCCTATTACCAAATTAAATGGTAATTATCAATCAAAATTGATAACCAAAGTGCAAAATAATTTTAATAATTATGAACAACAGATGTTTATAGCCAGTTTTTATTGTTATTTAAAGCATGATTATGAAAAAGATTTTGTTATTGACTTAGATAATATTTGGCAGTGGCTTGGTTTTGGTCAAAAGGTAAATGCAAAACGTGTATTGGAAAAAAATTTTATTATTAATAAAGATTATAAATTATCGCTTTGCCAGTTGGCAAAGCAAACAAATAGTGCTAAAGGTGGACACAATAAAGAAGTATTTATGTTAAATATTAATACCTTTAAAAAATTTTGTTTAAAATCAGAAACAAAAAAGGCTGATGAAATTCATGATTATTTCATTAAATTAGAAATAATTTTACAAGAAATCTTACAAGAAGAAAGTAATGAATTAAAACAACAACTATTACAACAATCAAATGAATTTAAAACATTAGAAGACCAAAAAGCAAAAGAATATGAATTAAAATTAGAGAAGCAAAAGATTTTAGAAAGAGAGAAAATATTGCTTAAAGAGTATGCAACAATTGGCTCCATTGTGTATTTAATTAAAGTCAAAACATTTGAAAATAAACAATACATTATAAAACTTGGAGAGAGTCGTAGAGGTATAAAAAATAGATATGGCGAACCTGTATTATATAAAAATGGCGTTGGTCAATATGATGCCAGTAATATTTTGGTTAAAGAATTTATATGTAAATATGATTGCATTAAACAATTACAAATGAGCGACAAGACGTTAACAAAAGCGCTTAATAAAAACACAACATATAATGGTTGTTATTTCAAAGACATTGGGAGTAAATTAAAACAACTTTAACTAACAAAATAAATATAATAATAAATATATTTAGTATTATATATAATGTCATCATCCACTTTACCGGCACATTTACCCAGACATGGAGAGATTAAGGCACTTATTGCGTTTGCACAAAATCAAGGAGCAAATGGCCACGATGATTTTGGAAAGGCTGAACGAATGTTACAAAAAATGAAAGACAGAGGTGTAAACTTGAATAAAGTTCGCCGAGCAGCAAATGAAGAGATTTTTGACGACCGCAATGCGCAAGAATTTTTAATTGAACGAATTAGATATGTAGAAACAGGAGCAGAGTCACCTAATTCTCAGCGCCGACGTGCTGCAAGAAGTGCTACTGCTGCGTCAGCAAGAAGTGCTACTGCGTCAGCAAAAGGCAGACGAACTAAACGCCATTCTAAACGCAGTTCTAGACGTAATCGTGGAACTAAACGAAGACATTAAATTATTTATATTTAATATGGTGCAAGTCATTTTTAACATCAACAGAAAACGATATAAAATATGCCATTAAACGAGACATTTCAGATTTCAAATTGTTATTTTGTTCACTCAAGTGCTTCATTTGGTCTTCCAAATTAATTAACTTGGCAGTGATATTAATAAGCAAGTTGTCCTTTTCTAGAGACATTCGATGTAATGTTTGAATATCATTTATAAGGTCATTTGTATTGGTAGATTCTTGCGACATTGTATTATAATATATAAATTATTAATTTTAAATATTTTATATATTATATATTATTTTGGTTTATTTATTTAAATATAAATGGTTAATTAATTTATAATAATGCAAATGAATCCAGTTGTTTTAGTTTTTGGTGGAAATGGTTGGATAGGAAATAAAGTTGTAACATTATTACAAAATATGAATGTCAAAGTTGTAATATCATTGTGCAGAGGAGATGACTTAAGTATGATTCAACGAGAAATAAATTTGATAGGAGACGTGACACATATTATGAGTTTCATTGGCCGCACTCATGGTATATATAACAATGAAATAATAGGAACAATTGATTATTTAGAGAAACCTGGTAAACTGGTAGATAATCTAAAGGACAATCTTTTTAGTCCAATTACTCTAGCAGAAATAAGTAAAAGAAACAATATTCATTTTACATATTTAGGCACGGGATGTATTTTTGATTACGATGATGCACATTTGCTAGGTGATACAAATGCAGGATTTATGGAATCAGATTTGCCTAATTTTTTTGGGTCATCGTATTCAATTGTAAAGGGATATACAGACCAATTAATGCAAATATTGTACCCGAATAGTACTTTAAATGTTAGAATCCGGATGCCTATTACGGACGAAATAGATAGCACGCGCAATTTTATTACAAAGATAATTACTTATAAAAAGGTTTGTTCTATGCCAAACTCAATGTCAGTTTTAGATGAATTATTGCCAGTGTTAATTGAATTGGCCTTGAAAGGCCAAGTTGGTACAATTAATCTAACAAATCCAGGGGTTATTAGTCATAATGAGATATTAACGATGTATAAAGAAATAGTAGACCCAGAATTTGCATGGACTAATTTTTCAATAGAAGAACAGAATCAAATTTTAGCGTCAAAGAGGTCAAATAATTGTTTAAACACGGATAAACTATCAGAAATTGTATTAAATTGTAATAATCAACTTTTACCAATTAAGGAGTCTGTTAGAAATACATTATTAAGAATTGCGGGTAAAAAGTAAATATAAATTAATATATTTAATTATAATGAAATTATTAGTAACCGGTGGTTGTGGATTTATTGGTTCCAATTTTGTGAATTATTATTTCAAACAAAATTCTGATGCAACTATTGTTAATTTAGATGCAATGTATTATTGTGCGTCAGAGACAAATGTTAATGTAGAAGTCCGCGAATCATCTCGTTATCATTTGATAAAAGGTAATTTATGCTCTTATGACTTGATTGCTAATATATTGAATATTTATCAGATAGATACAATTATTCATTTTGCAGCGCAATCACACGTTCAAAATTCATTTGAAGATGCACTCCAATACACGCACGATAATGTGCAAGGAACGCACACTTTGTTAGAAGCTAGTCGTAAATACGGAAAGATTGTTCGATTCATTCATATTTCAACCGATGAAGTATATGGCGAGTCGATGTTAAATGAAAATGAGGAAAAAAAGAATGAAAATTCAATATTGTGTCCAACAAATCCATATGCGGCAACAAAGGCGGCTGCCGAATTAATAGCAAAGTCGTATTATCATTCGTTTAAAATGCCAATTATAATTACTCGTGGTAATAATGTTTATGGTCCAAATCAATATCCTGAGAAATTAATTCCTAGATTTATTCAACAATTGCAACAAGATGAAAAAGTGACGATTCAAGGTGATGGTTCAAATGTTCGTGCATTCTTGCATGTAAATGATGTATGTTCTGCATTAAAACTGATTCTAGAAAAAGGAGAAATTGGTGAAATATACAATGTTGGAAGTGACGACCATCATGAATACAAAGTGTTGCAAATTGCTCATATATTAATAGAAAAAATAAAAAAAACTACTGAATATAATGATTGGATAACGTATATTGAAGATAGACCATTTAACGACAAAAGATATTATATTAGTAATGAAAAGGTAAAGCAATTAGGATGGACAATTGATGTAGATTTTGATAAAGGAATCGATGAATTAATAAATGGAATAATTTAATCAGTAATTACTTTGATTTACTTCTTTAAGTTGTTATAATTATATAAATATATAAATATATTAATATAATGTTATCTTTAAATTCAAATTTTAGTTTTGTTCAAAAAAAAAAAGACCATAATAAAAATAACAAACAACAAAATAATTTAAAACAATTGTTAGTTAATTTAAATTTTAGAAAAAATTTTGCCTTACCAAAGGTTATTCCAAAGGTTATTCTAAATGTTATTCCAAATTTTATTCCAAATGTTATTCCAAATGTTAAAAACAATCAAGACAATCTAGACTTAAATAATGAATTTATTTTAAAGGATAAATACAATAGCATTATACCTTTAAATTTATATATGTGTTGGGGTAACAAAATTTTACCACCATTAATGCAAGAAAACTATAATTTAATGGTTAAAAATAATCCAGAATTTAAGCATTATTTATATGATGATGATGATTGTAGAAATTTTATAAAGAAATCGTTTTCAATGCACGTGTTGAACGCATTTGATAGTTTAGTGCCAGGAGCATTTAAAGCAGACTTATGGCGTTATTGTGTTTTATATATAAATGGTGGCATTTATTTGGATATTAAATATAAATGCATTAATAATTTTAAGTTAATTGCTCTAACTGAGAGAGAATATTTTGTTAATGATAGACCAAGTAAATGCATGTATAATGCTTTAATTGCTGTAAAACCATTTAATAAAATTATGTTAAATTGCATTAATAGAATTGTAAAAAATGTGAAATATAAAGTTTATGGCCCTAGTTCTTTATGTCCCACTGGTCCGGGATTATTAGGATTATTTTTTACACAAAATGAAATAAATGCTCAACAATTAAAATTTACCGATTATAAGATTGATTATGAAAAAACTGAAGAATTTATTGTTTATAATAATAAAAATGCAATACTTAAATATTATGATAATTATAGAATAGAACAATCTAAATTTCAAAAAACGCAACATTATAGTATTTTATGGAATAATCGTCAAATATATATTTAATTTTGTATTTTATTCATCATCCGATTCGTCTGCGTCTGAATTATTGTATTCTAAATCATTATTTACATTATTAGTTTCAACAACCTCTTCATAAGAAGACGTCAACTTATTCCATCTTAAATTACCTGAATTAAATAATATATTCATGTTTAATACCTCTGGTTTTTCTTCTGATTTAAATTTTGTAAATAAGGTTTGTATCTGCTCATCATCTCTGAAACGCACACTATATTCTTGTTGAATATTACTGCGACCAATTCGCCCAAGAGCTTGAATGATTTTCTCTTGTGTCAAATGCAAATCCTTGCTTAAATATCCATGACAGAATTGATAATTAGTTCCATAAATATAATCACTATCAGCAATAATCAGATACAATAATTGTTTATCTGCTAACTTCTTCATAATTTCTGTGTAAGCAATGCTTTTATGCTCAGTAAACACACCAATTCCTAGTAATAATAGAACCTTCCAACTATCATCTACATCTTTAAGCAACATAATAGATGATATTGTTTGTTCATCAATATTGCTTGTAAATGCAGCACTAGTCTTAACGCCCTCCGCCCATTTCTCAATGTGAGCCAATTTATTCGGAATAAATACATCATTGAGAGACGCACTTCTAATCATATTTTTTAATTCTTCAATTGTATTTCTTAGTTTTTCAATAGAGGGGTTTTCATCCGCTGCGAGAGAGCGGTCAATCATTTTGGATGCTATCTTTAATTTACTCTTCTTTTCCTTAGTCTTTGATGACGCACCAGTTGTACCAAATAGTTTATTAGTAATTTTTTCTTCTTCAAATGCAAGTGTATGCTCAATCTCACTAATTCTTTCATTGATTCTATTATTAAATTCAATTTTCTCGGTAATGTCCTTCATAATAACTGCTGGAATATTTGATTGTTGAATGCAGAATTTGGCAATCTTTTGAACATCATTTGCTAAGAATATTGTTGGTCCATCTGTTAGTGTATATGCATCTTTTGTGGTAACATAAATTGCACAACTGCCCGTTGTCTCTGTTTTCGGTAATGCAATTACTGACTCTTGTTGACTTGCCATTCTAGATAAAGGTGTTCCGCCTATTTTATTAATAGATGTATTTCCTGTTCTATATGTTGTTCCTGGACCCACGCTGATTGATTTAGATATGGCATTTCCAGAGGCGTCAATTGAATTATTAGGCACAATGCGCTTATGTCTTGACTCCATAAAATGTCTATAAACTACAAGCCAAGCCTCTGAATTAATATTCTTCAATGTCTTCAAATAATGCATTTTAATGCTTGTCATGTCAATATCATCAACGCTTGCAAAATTTCTAGCAAACTTTGCAGCGGATTTTATAAGATTATTTTTTTCAACATAAGTTACAAATGCAGATGCTTCCTTTAAATCAAAATATCTAAGCAACGTCAAGTTGTCTTCACAATGCTCAACAACCTTAAGAATCTCTTCATAATTGTCGCTCTTGTAATGCGGCATTATAACTAGCCCGTTATTATTAATAATTGGTATAGATTTCTTACAATCATGACTTACAATATTAAATACTCTTGGTTGTGGTCGCCTAGGTTTTTCAAACTTTGTATTAAAGTCTGCAATGGTTAGAATTAACTCGTGCTCCTTTGGTAGCGTGGCTGATGATAGAATTACATTGGGAATAATATTGTCTTGCCAGTTTTTCTTTATAACCGAATGAAGAGGGTGTGAATCATAATCCATAGTGATTGTAGGTTCATCCCATTGAACCATAATATCTTCGGCCGAGTTAAATGCTAACATATAATACATTGCTGGCAAGTAAGATCGGATGTCGCAAATCATAATTTCGACTTTTCTACCATTTGAATTGTCCACCTTACCAATACCTCCAGTGCGTTTATTAATAGTGTAATCGGCTGCCGCAAAATAATGGAGACGCACGTCCTCAGCACTTGAACAACCAAATGCAAATGCAATTTTTTTACCGATTGATATTGCTGCTCTTGCCAGCGCTAAACCAACGTGTCTTGCAGCGCAAACAAATATAACCTTATGACTTTCTGACAAACCAAGAGGCGTCATTGTTTTGCCCGTGCCTGTGGGTGCAATATATAATATTAACTTGGGACCGACCGACTTTGAAGCAGTAAATACATCTTTTTGATGTTCATATAACATTAAGTCGCTATACTTTAATAAATGTGCATTTTTCTCAATATATTCAACGGAATTCTCGACAATGTGACCCAAGTCTACTTCATTTTCAATGACATCTAGAACGGAGATAATAATACTCTTTAGATGTTTATTAAGATTGTCTACATTATTAACCAATAACTTTCTTAATGTGTAATAATGACCCATCCAACTATTTTTACCTCTCTGTCTGTCGGCTAATAATTGTTCGAAATGATTTCGTAATATAAACTCATATATGTCTGACGTTGTTTCGTCGATATTTTCAATACGATTAATACGGATTTGGTCCCTAGTTTTAAGCTTGATATTCGGATTGGCATCAATATAACATATGCCATCGTCATTCTTTTCGTTGTCTGCTTCTGATGCAGTGGCTGTCATCTTGTGTTTTTTATGTTTGTTGCCTTTTGCCTTCTCAAATTTGATATTAGTAAGATTGTATTTTTTAATTAACTCCTTTATTTTGTCTCCAAAATATCTATTAAATAGATGGTCCTCGATTTCACTATTATATTCTATCTTTAAATAAGTAAAGAGAGAATCGGTTTTATTAATCTTTAGATTTACATCATCGTAGCCTTTCATTATTAACGACAGAACTTCCTTTTCCTTATCGGAAACGGGGATTTCGATAGAATCCCATTCTGATTTTGATAGCTTTATTTGTTTAAGATCCATTGTTAGATAAGTATATGATATTTGTATCTATTTCTTTAAATGATTTTTTAAAATCAATTTTTTTTGCAGTCAAAATCAAAGACAAAATAAAGTTTAATTTGTAAAAAATTGAATTTGGATTTTCATTTAAAAATAACATTATAAAATATTACAAGAATGTCTCACGTTTTTAATTACAATGGTGATTTTACAATTGTCTCTATTGAGGGCAATATTGGCTCGGGTAAATCAACTCTTTTAGAGAGATTAAGAGAAGAATTTAAAGATAACAAGTATGTCAGTTTTCTAAGAGAGCCCGTTGATGAATGGGAGAAAATAAAAGATAAGGATGGAAACACTATGTTGCAGAAGTTTTATGCTAATCAAACTGAATATTCATTTGCATTTCAAATGATGGCATATATATCAAGGTTAACTATTATAAGAGAGAATGTTCGCGAAATTATGAAGGCTATAAAGAAGGAAAAAGAAGAAGGAAATGTACCTAAAAAATATATAATTATTACCGAGCGCAGTTTGTATACAGACAAATATGTGTTTGCAAAGATGTTGTTTGACCAAGGCAAGATTGAAGACGTCAAATATCAGATATATTTGAATTGGTTTGACGAGTTTGCTAAGGATTTTCCAGTAAATGACGTTATTTATGTTAGCACAGACCCAGCAAAGTGCTATGAACGCATCCATAAGAGGGCGCGTGTTGGCGAAGAAGTGATTCCATTTGCTTATTTGGACTCATGTCATAAGTATCATAATGAATTTCTAGATGAGACTACTGGTATAAAAACGAATCAACTTGTCTTGAATGGTAACCAAGATATATTTGCGGAGACGGGACTAATAGATGCGTGGATTACTACGATTAATAATTTCTTGCAACTATAAATAATTTAATTTTACAACTTTATAAGAAAAAGATATAAAATTAGTAGACTAAATATTATATATTAATTATAAAAATGAATAACCAGACACCATTTCTACTATATAAAACAAATAATGAAGAATTTTTAAACAAGATGTGTGGCATATGTTGGAGCACTTTATTTTTTCCTGAAGAAGAACAGCATAAAATGGTTCATTGTTGTAAACTGGAATGCAACCATATGTTTCATATTAATTGCATTAATCAATCAATTAATTCGAATCATTTAAATTGTCCAGAATGTCGAAAACCAATTTGCACTAACAAAATAAAAAATATAGATAAGTCATTAGAATTGGCAATAAGAGATGATGCGTTTAACCATAATGAAATTGATAATGTATTAAGAGAACAATTTGCTAATAGTGGTTTACAAGTTGATAACTATCCTTATCATAAATCAGTTTTTGAACGCTGGCTCAAAAAACAGAATAAATAATATATTACTAAAATAATTATTATATAAATATATTTATTTAATGAATATATTTATAATAAATGTCTCCAACAATTGTACCAATAATAAATCTTGTTATAACGTGTCCGCATTGCGGTGACCCAGTTTTAATTGACCAACTAAATTGCTGCATTTTTAGACATGGAATATTAATTGCATCAGGTAAACAAATAGAACCACACTCACCAAAGGAATTGTGTGATTTCTATGTAGCAACTAACAAGATATACGGATGCGGTAGACCATTTCAAATTGTTCGCAATGCAAATAACGAATTGGTTGCTGTTGTTTGCGGATACATTTAGACCTATTTGAACTTATTTAAAATCAATTGAATTTATATAATTAATTCCAACTTTACTAAAAAATATAAAATCTCGTTTATAAAATTTAAATATTTTATTTTGTATTTCCTTATTATAAAAATATTTTAAATCAACATTGCATTTATTATATGTATCTAGATTTAAATTATATACATCTCCATCAAGAGTTTTTTCAAATTTGACTCTTTCATGACCTTCTTTTTTACCCATTACATTTTCAGGTATTTTTTTATTATAGATTTTTTCAATATGATTATAATTAATTTTCTCAATATCGTAAAAATAAAGACTTTTAGACTTAAATAATTTAAAATTAAATGCTTCTGACGTTTGCGGTGTAAAATGGTGTTGATTAACCATTTTCCAGTCATTTTTAATTAGTTCATTTACAAACTTTGAAAATGTAATATTATCATGTTTCCAAAAACGTCTAAATTCTCCGTTTTTTTTATATTTATCTAAAAAGCCTGATACAATTCTTTTATATGGATTTCTACTAATTATTATTGTTGTGTATTTTTCAATATTAGATGGCAATTTATTCATATCAGCTGAAGTATGAATTTGTTTATCTTCTGCATTATTTTTTAAAAACCAAAATAGTCGTTTAACATGACTGCATCCGCATTTTGCAGACCAACCAAATATTACTTTATTATTATTATCAACTAAAAAAAACATATATATATATATATATATATATATGTTGGCTAAATGTTTATATTTAATAATTTATAATTTATAATTTATAAACATTCTTAAAAAGTCAAATCAACTACAACCGGGTAATGGTCTGAGTTCATTGTGCCGCAGTATTCTGTGTATCCATGATAAATAGAGACCTTGGCAACCTTGCCAAATATCTTGGAACTCATTAAAACATGGTCTATCATTGAATAATCTTTTGGAGAACTTGTACCGCAGTTATCATCAGAGTCATACCAGTCACTATATCGCTCCGATTGTGCCAGTTTTGACGCGGCATTTGTCAAGGTATAAGTTCCTTTTTTAAGGCCATAGAGTCCCTTCATGATATCAAGGACGTAAGATGTGGGTTTATCAGAATTCACATCGGGCACTTCAGCGTCAAAGTCGTTCATATCGCCGAGAAGTATAACTTCATATCCTTTTGAAATGTAACCAGCGACGACATTTTGTAGAACTTGCGCTTGAGCTTCGCGCTCAGCACATCGAGTCGGTTCAGTCGGAATAGCGAGTAAATGAGCACCAATAAGCGCCGTGTTTAGACCACCTAAACTAAACTCAGTAATATAATGCTTACTCACGCCGGAAGTCCCCGCGACACCAGTATAACCACATTTGGAGCCAGAAATTGGATAGTTGGCACGCTCTTCAGTCCTATATAAATTTACCAATGGGTCGACTCGCGTTATCATTCCTACATTTTGTCCAGTACTTGAATCTGTCCCTTGTTTTAAATATGGTTTATATGTAGTATCTTGAAGGGAAGTAATTAGCATATTAAGTTCATCACATCCCTCAACTTCACAAAAGTTAACAATATCAGGATTCAATGTTTTGATAACATTGGAGACATATGACATATGTGTTTGAGCATCTGCTGTAGTTGCCCAAGAACAACCTGAACCAGGGCATTTGGCGCTACTGCAATAATCAATGAAAAGCCACTCGGCGTTATATTGAACTAATCGCAATGAATTTTTATTGACGCGTCTGTCACCAACACTAGATACAATTGGGCATTCAGTGTCGGCCTTAATCACTACATTGGTGTAGGTGTTGCAAGAGAGAACAAACGCTAAAAATAATACTAGAAAGCTTGTAGGCATCATTTTATTATACAAATATATAATAAATTGAAACAAATTTTTAAATTAAAAAAAACATTATATATTCTATAATAAATATAAATGTTCCCAAATAAAACAATTGAAATCTCTTTAACCAAAGAGGTTGCATTAACCAAAGGTAGCATTGCTTTAATAAAGTCATCTAAAAAATACACTACTAATAGTCCTACAAACAAGAGTCCTACAAATAAAGAACAAGAATCTGAAAAAGAAGAAATGCATGCAAAAATATATCCAAAATGTGAATATGTATTGCACTTTGATGGTTGTAGTAAAGGAAATCCTGGTTCATCAGGAATTGGAGCAGTTATTAGTAAATTAGATATAGAGGAATGGTGTGGGTGGCAATATATTGGCAAGAAAACAAACAATCAGTCTGAATATAGTGCTCTAATATTGGGATTAAATCAGGCTATAAGTCGTAATATAAAGGAATTGCAAGTTTATGGAGATAGTCTGCTTATAATTAATCAGGTCACAGGAAAATTTAAGGTTAATAATGTTTTATTACAAGAGTTGCATCAAGAGGTAATAAAACTAACAAAGAATTTTAATTATATTGCATTTAATCATGTTTATCGAGATAAAAATAAAAGGGCAGACCAGTTGGCAAATATGGCTTTAGATATTGAAGAATGAAGAATGAAGAATGAAGAATGAAGAATGAACAATAAACTATTTGATTAATTCTCTAAAAGTGATATATTGAGTAAAGGCACTGGTTTATAACGCAATATATCCAACTCTTTTTTGTTAGTTGGAAAGATTTCAGTTCCATAAATATCTTGGAGCATTAGCCATTCAAACATTCCTCCTGTGTAAGCATATACATTTTGAAACCCAAGTGACACCAATTGTTGATATTTCTTATGTATTTGCTCATCATTGCAATGCCTTCCATAAATAATTATTTTGATACTTTTATTTTCTTTAATATATTTGTTAATAATTACTTCCTCTTGTTCTATTGACATTGTATTGCGTATTAAACATTGCTGCTCTTTTGACGATAATGTGTTTATAATTAAATAGGTTTCGGGATTTTTCGTCGCTGTTTGCATATCTTCAAAATTAATTTTTCTCATTGATTGAACATTTCCCATTTATAAATTATCTAATAATGTATAAATACTTATTTTTAAATACTTTTTTAACCCTTTCACATTCTTCGAGTCTTTCTAGATTTTGTGGAATAAGGTCTTCTTGACTTTTTTATATAATGTTTCTTTTGATGAAACACCAAATCTCCTAATTTGGTTGTATAGTCTAATAAGCCTAAATTTGTTCTTGAAGAACTGCCTTTACTATATGAATAAGGTCTATGTGTTTTTTTAACGTAATGTCCTTTATAATGATAAACTTTATCACCGCGCTTTGTTGTGTAATTTTTCCTTCCAAAGTGAGTTCTAGACTTGGTTCCTTTTCTGCCCATTTTTATATATTATCTAAATATAAAAATAAATTATATTGTTTTTAACGTTTGATTCTTCTAGACTTTTGTTTTCTAGATTTTTTAGATTTTCTAGATTTTTTAGATTTTCTAGATTTTTTGTATCTTTTAGTTCTTCTTTTTCCACCACCAATATCTGGTTCTTTTACCCAGTTTACCATATTTGCCTTAATTTCGTTTGGTTGTTTGTAAACAGAATCTTTTTCTGTTTCTTTATATTTAACAATAAAATCATCAGCATCATCAGGGGCATTAACATCTTCTAAAATTTCAACTTTTCTGGTTATTCTTGCCGGGTTGTCAAGACCATCTTTTCCGTGCAGCCACCACATCTGCCATTTTTCACCTTTTTTTGCATTATCAATAGTAGGAGTGCCTTCGTAACTCATAATATATAATAATATATAATATTATATTTATAATTTATTTTGTTTTTTATATTTTTTATACTTTTTATATTTCTTAGTTCCAATATTTTTTCTTTTAATATGATGTCTTTGTTTTTTTCGAGTTTTTCGTTTACCTCCAATCTCAAATGTTGGTTTTGGTTTAAGAACAGCATCTTTCCAAGTCAATGATGATGCAATAGATGGGGGAGATGATGCAATAGATGGGGGAGATGATGCAATAGATGGGGGAGATGATGCAATAGATGGGGGAGATGATGCAATAGATGATGGAGATGATGGAATTGCAATAGATAATGGTTTTGCAGTAGGTAACGGGAATGCATTTTCTTTATCTATTTCATCATATTCATCATCTCCAACATTTATAGGAGTTATCCTTGAAATCTCACCATTACAATATGTGTCTCCATTTGTTTTGAAAGTTTTATGAAAACATTTACAAATAATATTTAATTTGTGAGTAAGATTAGCATCTCCTGTAAAGCAAACTACAGATTTGTTTCTCATATTTTGTTCTGGTGCTAGTAAAAATAATTTTAGCATTTCAGAATAATCAGACTTTTTATTAGACTTAAAACTTCTTAATTTTACAATAGATGGAATAGAGTTAGTTCGCTTAATTTGTGGAGATTTATTATTTAAGTAAAAGTTATCCTGAACAGGGTAACCAATTTGTGGTATTATATCTGCACCATATTGATATCGTGAATTTAATGTGCCACACAACCCACCAACTAAAGGTGTCATGCAAAATGAAGGCTGTTTTGATAATCTTTTTCTAATTAAATTACCAAAAGACAATTCCTCATTTTTATTTGTTACAAAATTTGACGTTTCGTTGCGTATTATAACCGGAATAAATATATTGTCTACTATTATTCCTTGTTTTTTGCGAAACAAATCCTTTATATTTCTAATTAATTCATGTGTATTTTGTCGAGATAAAGATGAATACATTTCATCAATATATTTACGATTCATTTTTGCAATTGAATATAATAACATATAAATTAAAAGTAATCTCCTATTATTAATAGTAACATATGGTTGAGGTTCAGTGTCACGTTCATTTGTCTCAAAATCAACCACTTCAATTAAAGGAAAATATTCGGGTAAAATGAAATTTGGATTTATTTTGTCATAATTCTGCTCTTCCCCAAAAAAACCTACAATATATATGTCATAACTTGATGATGATGACGATTTAACAAATATAATTCTTATTGGTGTCCCAAAACATCTTATTTTGTCTAAGGTTGAAAAAATCTGTTTGGATTCAGGTATTGTTACCGAATCTTGTGAAAAATTTACATCTTCAATATTTATATAATTAAGGGTGGTATCATATTTTATTGGTTGCTCTGGTTGCGCCATTATATATAAAATAATATTTTTAATATATAAAATTTATTTTTAATTGAATTGCACAACAATTTCGACTTTCTCCTTCTTAATGCTCTTGGTAGCCGACACAGATAGTTCTTCTCGCTTCTTCCGCGTCTTTGAATTATCTACAATTGTCTCCTTGCGTTTCGATGTGCTATTTCGATTATTCATATCTTTTTCAATGGTATCATAATTCTCCTCAATAAAATCAACCACTTTGTTCTCTAAAGCCCACTTGAAGAAGTTGAGTTGACCTATTGTCGTCTCAATAAATGTGCCGTTTTTGTAAGGAATGCTTATTCGGTCCCAGCGGCAAAAAGGGTCAAAACGCTTCTTACTATATGCCTTTAGTTTCAACTTGTAATCATCATAGACTTTGAATCGGCGCGCAACATTATCCTCAGTTTGCTCAATTGTGTATAATGTATAAAATTTCTTAGCATAATTAGTGGCAAACCAATCCACAATTCGTAACGAAATCTTGGATTCACCGGTAATAATTTTAAGCATATTATCTAAATTATCATTGCTTTCTGTTTTATAGAAGACCATTAAATTTCGCAATAATAGGTCGTTTTGTGTTGTATAGGAAGAATTATTTGAACTCATGCTTATTAATTAAGTTTTCAATAATAATTTTTAAGTAGTTTATTATTGATATTTAATTAATTAGTTTTTTAATAAATTTAATTTAAAAAAATAAAATCTTATAAAAATAAAATCTTATAAAAATAAAATCTTATAAAACTATAATTTAGCAAAAATAAAAATCTAAACATAATTATATTAATAACTATGGCTAGTTTTATGAATACTTATTTTGGCCCGTTGGGTGAGGAATATTGCATATATTTCTATGCTTTGTCCATATTTTTCGGAATCACATTTGCTCTTAGTTTGTTTTCCGTTTTGTACTATATGATATTCAATTTTAAGAAGTTAAACATGATGTTTGTTGCCAACACATTCTTCTTATTGTTTAATTCATTTTTGGCTTACTTATCTAACAGGTTGTTGAATGCTATGTGCATGAAAGCACTCTAAATCCACTTTTTCCATTAAGGACGTTTTTAGCGTAGCAAAAAATGTTAAAAGTGTAAAAAAATTATAAAAATTTCTTTTTATAATTTTCTAAAGAGAAATGCACATTATGTTATTATCGGATTATTTAATTCTAAAAACTACATAAAGGTAATATTATGGATAATAATAATATGGACGACGACGACTATATATTTATTCCAGGTTTAGACCAACCTGGTAATGATTCTATTGAAGCAAATAGCGTTGCGTTTACACCTTTTAACATTTAAAACGCCGTTTTTATAAATTCATCAATATTATTATTACATAATAACGGCGTAAAAGCATTTATTTTTTCGTCATCCCAATACCACCATTTAATTTCTAATAATTTTTCTATTTGTTCTGGTGTAAATCTATATTTAATTAATTTTGCTGGGTTTCCTCCAATTAAACTATATGGTTCTACATCTTTAACTACATGGCTGTTATTAGCGATTACAACACCATCACCAATAGTAATGCCTGACATAATTGTTACATTTGCTCCAATCCACACATCATTACCGATAATTACATCGCCTTTTGTTGATGGGTGACCTAGTCCATTAAAATTATTGAATATATTTGGATGTAAATGACCAAAAGGATATGTGGTAACCCAATCGGTTCTATGATTGCCGCCTAAATAAATATTTACATTTGCTGCAATTGAACAAAAATTACCAACAACTAGTTTAGCATTCTCATTTTTCCAAAGAATATTGGGGTTTCCATATGTATATTTTCCAAATGACATTTTATTATATAAATAAAGAAGAGTAAATCTTTAGTATTTTATTGAGTTTATTGAGTTACTAATATAAAAGGCGATTTTTTATTATATATTGTTTATAAATATTCTTATCTGAATAATTCTCTCAAATAAATCATCAAGCTTGTTACTTTGTTATCAACAATTTTACACAATTTATTTTTGTTAACTTCATCCAATGATGTAGTACTTAACATTTCTTGCAAATATTTTTTGAACATTATTGTTATATTTCCAACTTGGTCATGTGTAGAATTCTCCTCTTTAATAAACCACATTAGACGTTTTGTTTTTGTTGATTCGCCAAGAGTTATAGTTTCGACTTCTATATCTTTACAAATAACTTTATCCTTAAAAATAATATATATAAGATAACCAAGATTAATTTGATTTGTATTGCATTTTTTATGTTTATTTATTGTTGCATTTGGATTGCCAATAATTTCATTATGACAGCATTCAATGCCTTCATTAAAACACAATTCGTCAATTAATTTATTAACTAATTGCTCTTTATTAATTTCATCATTATTAATTTTGTTAATTATTTCACTATCAAAATGTTTAAGCTGTCGCCTCGATGTTTTTTGAATGGTCTCTGCTTGCTTTATTAAATGTTTTATTTTCCAATCTAAAAACAATATTTTGTCGATTTTATCATTTGTATCGAATGTTTTATTAGTTTCTCCTTTATATTTATTTATCCACCATAAACCATCACAACAATTTTCTAATTTATATTTTCTTTCTGTGTTAACACTTTTCATAGCAATCCAATCCTCAATTATAGGGAAATTATCATTTGTTGTATTCATTCGTTCTTCAAAATAATCATCTTGTAAATATATTTTCCAATAATCGTCATGAACAAGAAATAGAAATTCTAAAACATATCTACGAATCTCGTATTCACATATAATCTTTTTTTCTTTATGAGTTGTTGAATTTAAGTGAGCATTATGGTGTGATAGCTGGTCTGGATTTGTATTACAAATTCCGCAGATATAAGTCGTTCTATTGGCGCTTTCCATTATAATAACTATTGAGAAAAAATATTTAAGTCATTTTTTTCTCAATAGTTATTTTCCTAAATATATTTGTCCATTTCGTTTCAAAAGTTATTTCTTACAATTTATCATAAAAGACAAAACAGATGCATTATTCCTCTTCTCCTGAGGTTTTGTTCTGATTCTTTGTGCGACCTTGTGTGGTATTGACCGGCTTCAAAAACATGTCACGCGTAACAACATCATTTACATAACTCGTCTGCATTGAAAATGGGTTTGACCCTCGCTGTGTCATAAGTTCCCGGTCTGAAATTTTGTTATCAAGGTATTCACGTTTATTTTCATTATCTCCATTTCTCGAATAATTAGGGAGGTCATTTATATCCGTAAATGCTAAAGATTGTGCAATCGCATTTTGTCCCGAATCGTAACTAAGTTGTTGTGTTGTTAGTTCACCTTCTTCATATCCATAATCGGAAGCATTGTTTGTTTTTTCCTTTACATCTCTACGAGGACTCTTATAATATGTTTCTCCATTGCTCCATTTCCAATAATTCATTATTATATATTGTTTAATAATAATGAGTAAATAAACTAATGAACTAACAAATAATTTTGGTTTGTTAGTCTAAACGAACAATTTTAAGATTCTTAGTAAACATGAATGCATCTTTGTTAGTTCGTCTTCTTTTCAAGTTGCATTCTAAACAAGCAATTAAAAGATTATTTCTATTATGGCCAATATCATTGTTAATTCTATCCAATGACCATTGCTTATTTTCTCTTACAATTTCATATAATAACAACGTTTCTGTTGCACAATAATGACATTTCATATTAGACTCATTTAATAACTCAATTACTTCTTTGAAACTAACAAAATCTTTTACCAAATATTTCCCCTTTAATATATCTTGTTGTTTATAACTAGAAATTTTGTGTTTAATGTGACTTGTAATCATGGCAATATGTTTCAAATTTGTATTAGCATTTGCATTACTATTTGCATTACTATTTGCATTACTATTTACACTATATAGTATTTTTAAAAGATGCAATTGTGTTTCAAATGAAAGGTCATCATTATTTAATCCCCATGTATGAGTTTCAACTCTCATTTTCTTTTCCTTTTCTTTTTTAATCAATTGTCTTGTTCCATTTGTTAGTTCATTTATAACAATTTTCTTATTATTTGTTAGTTCATTATCTTGTAATTGAATATTTGTTAGTTTATTGGCTTCAAATGATTCTTTTGTTAAGTCATTTATAAAAATGCGTTTAATATTGTTATTACTTTCCATTTCATTTTCAGACATATACTAATTAAATATATATTTGCATATGTTTTATTTTATTTATATTTATGCAATGAATATAGAAATTAAATAATATATAAATGTTTAAAAAAACTGAGTTAAACTCAATTTACCATAGTAATATATAATAATACAAATGACAACTAAAGAACAAGACATTCAACAACCTAGTGAGTGTAACGAACTTAAAACAATTAAGTACAAGTCAATGTTAATGAATGGCATTGCTTGGCCAGAAAAAAAGAATGCAAGTGATCTAACAAATTTGGACAAATTTTTGGAAAATGAAAAGAATTGCAACGCAAATGAACCATGGTCAAAATTAGATAAGACTGCTAAAATAAAGAAATTAATTTTATTTGCAGATAATTATAAAACAGAACATTCTATGTCTGATGAAGAACATATTAAAATGATTGCATTTTTTAAAGATTGTCTAGATAAAAAACGTCTACAACGGGTGAAAGATGTTGTTTATGATAAGGAAAATGGAACTATAACTGAAATACCTGCATTGCATTTTAATAAACCGACAACTCACTTTACATTAAAGAATATTGACAAACGGGTTTCAACTACAAGAAGTTTGGCACCAAAGAAGCCAACTGGAAGAGGTACTGCTAAAAATGTTACGAATGATGAGTCGGAATCAGATGAGGAGAAATAATTCCAATTTTCTTTACTATGTTAGAAAGAAAAAAATTGGATAAAATTGAATTGCATTTTTAATTTAAAAGTAAAATTACAATTATAAACAATGGACAATTTATTTAAAAACGCACTAAAGGAATTAACGAATATAATAGATGAAATAGAGGCAGAAGATGTCCAGTATTTCAGCGAAGAAGATACTTTGGAATTATACGACAATTGTATTTATTTAATGGAGGAGTTCATGAAAGATAATATTAAAATCATTACCGACCCTGATTTTGATGATATATTTGATGAAAATATAACAGAAATGATGTCAGCTCTATTTGAAGACGATTTGTTTTATAACGACGACGCCGAGGATGAACTCGATGAAATCATTTTAGAAGCCAAGACTGATTTCTTTAAAAATTATATGGTCCCTCGGTCTTATCCAGATACTCGCATTCTTGGAGAACCGGATTATGATTACATTGAAGAGCAATTAAATGTTCTAAGAAACAAACCGCAGCCCGCGCAGCGTACTAAAGAATGGTATCATTTTCGTCATAATTTAATAACGGCTAGTAATGCATATAAAGCATTTGAAAGCCAGGCAACCCAAAATCAATTAATTTATGAGAAATGTCAGCCGCTAAATGCTGCAGCATATGATAGTGATATAGAGGAAGAGGTTAAAATGGTGAATGTAAATTCTACGCTGCACTGGGGGCAAAAATACGAACCACTTTCGGTTCTAATTTATGAAAATGATTATGATGCAAAAGTAGAAGATTTTGGCTGCATACAAGATGAAGAGTATCCGTTCTTAGGTGCGTCACCAGATGGAATTATTACGGACATTGCGTCACCGCGATATGGACGCATGTTGGAAATAAAAAATATTGTTAATCGTGAAATAGATGGCATTCCAAAGAAGGAGTATTGGATTCAAATGCAATTGCAAATGAAAGTATGTGACCTAGATGAATGTGACTTTTTAGAGACCAAATTTGTTGAATATATAGACCGAGTTGCGTTTGAAGAAGACACAAACGATGATGTTTATGAAGACGATAAAGGTTTGGAATTTAAAAATCTATGCTTGTCGAAAGATTCTAAAACAAAGGGAATTATATTATATTTTCATACAAAAGAAGGTAAGCCGCATTATGTATATAAGCCATTGGATATAATTCATCCACATGATATAATTGAATGGGAGGATAAGACATTGGATTTGTATCAATCGGATAAATACAATTATGTGTATATGAAATTTATTTATTGGAAATTGGATAAAGTAAGTTGTGTGTTAGTTTGTCGAAATAGACAATGGTTTGAAGATGCCAAAAAGGAATTACAAGATATATGGTCAATAATTGAGACAGAACGCGTTTCAGGATTTGAACATAGGGCGCCAAATCGTAAAACTAAGAAGGATGCATTTGACATGCTACTAGGAAAGCCAAGCACAGGTTGTTTGTTACAAATAAAGAAACTTAATGATGTAGAATCAGAAAATACACTTAAATTAGATATAAATATAAATATTGATATTAATGGATTAAATGTTAATTAATACAATATATTCTCATTAGTAGGTATGGAAAAAAATAGCAGATTGGGGTCACTCCTATAATAACCAACACGCGCACCAGGTCCCTGTTCTGCCGGCGGTAATTGCTTAATAATATTAGATTTATTTTTTATTTTTTTATATAAAGCATTACACATATCAGCGCGAATACAAGTGCCCTCTTCGGGGCTATTTACATAACGCAAATTGTTAGTTATTTGGTCAAATGAACTTCTATCAAATTCAGGATATTCCCACCAAATATCATTATAGTTTTTATTTGATACACCTTTGTTTCCAGTTAAAGGAAAACTATCTAATATTGGTTTGTCAACCGAAACTGGATATGTTCCAGGAGTGGCTAAGTCTTGAGATTTAAACCCATCCATTTTAATAATTGGGGCTAAATATAAGCCTAATACTATTATTATTAATAAAAATATTATTCCATAAAATCTTGTCATTTATATATAATAATAAATTAAAATAAATTATTTGTTAAAGATAATAACTTAGAATTTGTATAATATAATTATTATACAAAATACAAATGGAGACAAATGATATGCGAGTTACTAAAAGAAACGGAGAATTAGAGGAAATTGCATTTGATAAGATTTTGTCAAGGATAAAAAAGCTTGGTCAAGAGGTTAATATACAAATAAACTATGCGTCTTTGGCAATGAAAGTGATTGACCAATTATATGACAAAATTCCCACTGCAAAGATTGACGAATTGGCTGCAGAGCAGTGTGCATCTATGTCTACATCAAATCCGGATTATGGAACACTTGCGTCAAGAATTGTTGTGTCAAATCATGAGAAAAATACGGACCCTTATTTTAATATGGTTGTAAATCGTCTTTATAATTTTAAGAATTCAAATGGAAAAGTTAAACCTCTAATTTCAAAGGATTTCTTTGAATATTATTCTAATAACCAAAGTGAAATTGATAATATGTTTGACTACAATCGGGACTATTTAATTGACTATTTTGGATTTAAAACTTTGGAGCGGGCTTATTTATTTAAGATTGGCAACAAAATTATTGAAAGACCACAGCATATGTGGATGCGTGTTGCGATAGGCATTCACGGAGATTTAAATAATTCAAATAGTTTAATGCTGGTTAAAGAAACATATGACCTAATGTCTCAAAAATATTTCACACATGCAACTCCAACATTATTTAATGCTGGAACACCCAGACAACAACTAAGTTCGTGCTATTTAATTGCTATGGAAGACGATAGTCTTGATGGAATATATAATACTTTAAAAGATTGTGCACAAATATCAAAATATGCTGGAGGAATTGGACTTCATATTCATAACATAAGAGCAAAGGGAACACATATTCAGGGTACAAATGGTACTTCAAATGGTCTAATTCCTATGTTAAGAGTATTTAATAATACTGCTAGATATATTGATCAAGGAGGAGGAAAAAGAAATGGCTCATTTGCAATCTATTTGGAACCATGGCATGCAGACATTTCTGATTTCTTGGAATTAAAAAAGAACCATGGTGATGAAGAGTTGAAGGCACGTGACCTATTTTACGCTCTTTGGATTCCCGACTTATTTATGGAGCGTGTAAAAGAAAAGGCAGGCAAATGGTCGTTATTTTGCCCTAATGAGTGTCCTGGTCTTAGTGATTGTTACGGGCAAGAATTCAAGGAATTATATGAAAAATATGAGCAAGAAGGGAAGGCACGACGTACAATTTTGGCACGTGATTTATGGTTTCAAATTTTAGATGCGCAAATGGAAACTGGTACACCTTACCTTTTGTATAAAGATGCAGCCAATATGAAATCCAATCAGAAGAATTTGGGTACTATAAAGAGTTCAAATTTGTGCTGTGAAGTTGTGCAATATTCAGATGATAAGGAAACCGCAGTATGTAATTTGGCTTCAATTGCTTTGCCAGCATTTGTCAATGAAACAACCAAACAATTTGATTATAATAAGTTGCTTGAGGTTACCAAGGTTATAACTAACAATTTAAATCGAGTTATAGATATAAATTTCTATCCTACTGAAAAGACAAAGATAAGTAATATGAAGCATAGACCTATTGGCATTGGAGTGCAAGGGTTGGCGGATACTTTTATACTTATGGATGTTGCGTTTCATTCAGAAGAGGCAAAGCAAATAAACAAAGATATATTCGAGACGATTTATTACGCCGCATTAACTAGAAGTAATGAAATCGCTATAGAGCGTACTAATTGGTATCAATATACTTATAATAGTAATAATAATAGTAGTAGTAATCCATTTTCTTTTACAGAAGATGAACTAACAAAATTACCAATTAATTTAAGAGGATCATATAGTTCTTTTGTTGGGTCACCTGCATCACAAGGTATTCTCCAGTTTGACATGTGGTCTAACTTCTCTGGTGTTTCAAATCGTTACGATTGGTCTTTATTGAAAAAATCAATAATTGATAATGGTCTAAGAAATTCATTGTTAGTTGCACCAATGCCAACTGCATCAACATCACAAATTTTAGGATATAATGAATGTTTTGAACCCATTACTAGTAATATTTATAGTAGAAGAACATT